CCGGAGCGCGCCTTCAGGAGCGCCCAAGTTTTGGACCCCCTACCACCTGGGACAACACGCGGGAAGCAACGCCAAACCCGTTGTGCCGCAAGGCATTTGGGCAAACCCGTTGCGGCACAGTGCATTTGGCGCGTGGCGGCACGCTGGCCAGCAAATTTGCTGGCACCGGCACCGGCCAGCGGCACCGGCACGGCTGGCAGTGTGTAGCGCGCTACCACATTGCGACGGGTAGGCGGCACAGCGCACAGCACCGGCACAGCATGGCCACCAGCGGCCAGCACAGCGCACAGCGTGCCAGCGGCCAGCCTGGCAGCCGCTAGGCCACCAGCGGCCAGCACAGCAGGCCACCAGCGGCACTGCCAGCGCACGCCAGCGGCCAAAATGGGCCTGTTTTGTAGCAATGTTTGTACCAATTTTTGGCACCCGTTAAGCCGCCTACCTGGGAAAATGGCAAAAGCACCGCCCACCAGCGGCTAAACCGTCGCAATGTGGTAGCGCGCTAGCGTATATTGGGTATTGCTAGCCCACCAGCGGCCAGCACCGGCCACCAGGCCGGTTAACCGGGCAGGCACCTACGCCAGCCCACACCAGTTAGGGGTTACACCATGGCTAAGGCCACCAGCACCACCAGCACCGCCCGCAAGGCCACCAGCAAGGCACCGGCCAAACCAGCCCGTGCACTGCCCGTGCGCAAAGCGGCACAAACCGTTACCTGGCTGCCTAAAGGCAAGGGGCCACGCAATTGCGTGGGCACGGCTGGCAACCGCACCTACAAAATTACCGGCACGCCTGCAAGCGGCTGGCTGGTAACGGCCAAGGTTGGCACCGGCCAGCCTAAGCCCCTAGCTGGTGGGCAACGGGTTACGTTTGCGGCTGCCTACGCGGCTGCCATTGCGGCCAACAGTGCGGCGGCACCCTTTGTGCCCAGCAAGGCCAAGGCACCGGCCAAGGCTGCCAGCAAGGCACCGGCCAAGCGTGCACCGGCCAAGGCACCGGCCAGCGTGCCAGCGGCCAGCACCGCCGGTAACGGCCAGCCCGGTAGTGCCGCGTAGCTAGTGCGCACTACCCGCACCACCAGCACCGGCCAGCGTGTAACCCACGCTGGCCGGTGCTGTGCCGTTTGCATGGTGGCCCCCGGCCAGCGTGCGCACAGCACAGCACCGGCCAAGGCATGTAGCGCACTACCACATTGCGACGGCAGCACAGCACCGGCCAGCGGCCAGCGTGCGCATGTAGCGCGCTACCACATTGCGACGGCAGCTAGCGGCACAGCTGTGCCGCACGCTGTGCGCACGCTGGCCGCTGGCCGGTGCGCTGGCACGCTGGCCGGTGCTGGCACGCCTGGCGGCACGCTGGCCGCGCGGCACGGCTGGCCGGTGCCACGCCAGCGGCCAGCGGCGCCACAGGCCAAGCCTCCCCAGCGCCAGCCGCGCTGGAAGCCCGCGCCGGCGAAGGCCTGGGCGCGGGAAGCGCCGGCGACGGCGCTGGAAGGTTCGCCCGGGAACGGGCGCGGGAAGGAGGTGAGAAGCAATGACGGAAGGAAGGAAGCGGAACAAGAACCGTGGACAGAGCCGCCATTCCCTAGGGAAGCAGGTCGGCGAGGAACCAACTGGAATCGACGAGTCGGCCAGAGCGCGGATGAACGCGCCGCTGTTCGAGCAGCCGGGGACAAGTCAGCCGGGAAGGCCCAAGCAGAAGGCCTGGGTCAAGCGGGACCAGAGCCTGCCTGGAACGAGCCCCCGCGCAGAGCGGAGGCACCAGGACCAGGCGGCCATTGACCGGCTGGCGGCAATGAGCGAGGAAGAGGCCAGCGCGGAACTGGACCGCATGGTGGAGAACGAGAGGCGGGCCAAGGAGCGGAAGGCGAAGGGCATACCGGAGCCGAGGCTGCAGCTTGGACGCCGGGACTACCAGTGGAAGTACTCCCGCGAGAAGGACGAGAACGGGGAGGTGGTGGCCGAGGAGGCCACCTACGAGGAGTACTGGGACGAGAACGGGCTGGACTTCAGGCCCGAATAGCCGGGACGCAGTCCGGGCCACATAGGAGAGGTATGAGCAGCGGGAAACGCCCGCGAGCACGGCGGCAAGGAGCCGCCGGCGACTGGAAGGAGATGGCAGTGAAGGAATGCGTGTGGATAGGCGAGTGCTGCTGGTGCGGACAAGAGGTGGGCTTCAACCACCTGTGCGAGGCGTACCTGGACACGATTGGCGACGAGGAGATGGCGCTGTGAGCTGGTGGGAAGAGCCGACGCAGGCGCGAACGGTGCTGGTGAACGTGACGTACCAGGTTGAGGTGACCGTGGTGCACCCGGGACAGGACGACCGGCCGTTGGACGTGCAGACCCAGCGCGATGCCGAGATGGTGGTGCACGACGCGCTGCTCGCCCGCGATTGGGGCGGCTACACGATGCTGGGGAAGGCGTTCAGCCGGGCGAAGCTGAGCGGCTGGGATGCGGTGAGCGTGAAGATCGCGCACAAGCGACGCAGCACCGAGGCGGACCGGCAACGACTGGAACGCGACGAGAAGTCGGTCAGGATCGGCAAGATGATGGCCGACAAGTGGGAAGCCGACCACAACTAAGACGTGAAAGGTCAAAAACCGGGGTGGTACGAGCGGAAAGCCGCCGACCAGAGAACGCATGACCCCGACGGAAGCGTGGAGCTGGCAGAGCGCCGGTTCCCAAGGAAAAAAGGAGATGGCAGTGAATGGAAAGAAGAAGTTGATCGTCGGAGGCGTGGTTGCCGGCGGTCTGATGATTGGAGCGGCTGGTCTGGTGCTCGGTGCAGGCATAGCGAAGGCCGACTTTCACCAGGACGTGCAGTTCATGGAGCTGCTGGACCAGCGCGGCATCGCGCTGACGAACAACAACACGTCATGGGGAACCGGCGTCTGCAACGGGCTGGACGAAGGGTTCACGCCCAAGCAGGAGGTTGACGCCGTGAGCACCAACTCGATGCTGACCACCAGCGATGCCATTTGGTTCGTGGTCAGCGCCGAGCACGTGTACTGCTACCGACACTTCGGCCAGGACTACTTCACCAGCCAGCCGCTGATGCACGCGCCGAGGTTCGTGCCGCCGCCAGTGACGCAGGTGCCCAACGACGGCATCGACCACGACACCGTGGTCAGCTACGACGGCAAGGGACACCGGAAATGAGCCTGACCGTGTGGCTGGAGATCATCGCGGGCGTCGTGGTGTTCGGTGGCGCCGAGTACTTCGGGCAGTCGGCACTGGAACGCATCGACGCCGAGCGACACCGCAACGACTAGCGGTTGAGTGTGAGGGCCGGAGCATTTTGCTCCGGCCCTTGCGCTGAGCCGTGGCAGGAAGCCGCGACCGAGAAGAAGGAGATGGCAATGAACACGACACAGGTTCAGGTGACCCAGCTGAAGCCGATGACCAAGGAGCAGCTGCTCAAGCGGCAGATCAAGCGCATGCGAGCGCAGGAGATCGCGCTGACGCAGACCGGCGAAGGCTTCCGTGCCTCCTGCACGGCGCGCGTCATCGGTGAGTACCGACGCCTCCTGGAGGTGGAGCAGGCGAAGGCTCGCCGGCAGTCCGCGTAACACGCGAAACCTCGCGTGCCAGAGCCTTCGGGCTCTGGGCTTCAACGTGGAATAAAAACCGGCAAAAGGAAAAAGTGAAGGAGAAACCAGTGGAACCAACAGAAACGCCGAGCGCGTGGCAATTGAAGTACCGAATCGAAAGCGCGCAGGAGCAAGTGGACGCAGGCGCGAAGGTCGAGGAGCGCCTGGTGGAGCTGCGCCGATTGGCTGGCGTGCGATGAGAAAGCTGACCGGAGCGCAGAAGCGCGTGATCGACAACGACGACGTGGCGTGGGTCGGCTGGGACGCGAAGAACCGGCCGGTGGTGAACGCCTACTACTTCGCCGGGTTCCTGCAACCGCGCGCGAAGGACCGGCGCAACGCTGAAGCGAAGCTGAAGACCTGGGCGATCAAGAAAGACGGTGACCCCACCGAAGTGTCAGAGCCCGTGACGGGCATCGAGTGAAGGAGAAGGAAGTGGCAGATATCTATAGCGAGCCATACGGCGAGCCATACGTGAAAGGTCCGTCCATCGACAGCGAAGGCGGACAGGAATACCAGCGGGTTCACCCGGACGTGGCGAAGGCGCTGCGCGACCGGTTCGACGGCGGCTCAGCCTCGGTGTGGCACCCGGACAAACCGGGCGTGATCCTGAGCGACATCGAGAACTGGTGGGACGGACCACGCGAGGTGAAATACCTGGGCGACGGCGAGATGGAGTTCACCAACCCGTACAACGGCGACGTGGACAGGTTCAACCTGACCGGCTACTACGACCGCGAAGGCAACTTCACGGTGCGAGGCACAGAGCAGTACTGACGGCAGAACGCCGCCAGAACGAGTGAGAGGAGATTCCGATGAAGCCGAAGAGAGCCCAGGTGGAGGAGGCACTCGCCACCGAGATTCGCAACGGCGACGTGGGCCGATGCTACGGGCTTGCACTCGCGCTGGCCATCTTGGTGGATTCCAGCACCGACGAGGAGCTGTGGCGCGTCGCCGAGGCGAATGGCCTGATGGACGTGGCCGTCCCGATGTTCAAGTGGACCGTCGGGAGATCGTGACTGCAGGTTCGCCGACGGGTGGCACGTCGGCGTTCCTGTGGCCACGGCAGGAAGCCGTGACCGATGAGAAAGGGATGGCAGATATGTGTAGTTGGGATTGCCCGAAATGCGGGGCGTGCGACCCGGATGTTGAGACGTTAACGACGCCGGGATTTACCGGAGCACCGATATACGTCATGAACTATTCGTGCTGCGGATATCAGGACGTGGACGCGAGCGCCGACAACATCGACGCGGCGCGATAACCGAAATCAAAACCGGAAAAAACCTCTGGAAGGTCACCGAGCCCGGTCGTTAAGTCCCGACCGGATTTGAAGGAAAGGAAAGTCAATGGATGATGCGCGCGATTATCAGATGGATCCCAGCCCGCCGGACGAACCGGAATGGATGGAGATTCCCGAAGTCCTGTTCAGCGAGCTGCTGGCAGCTTGCGATCCGGTTCCGCAGGTCATAACGGCCGAGCGGCGCAAACAGTTGGAGCGGCAGAAGGATGCGGTGACCGACGTGAACCGCAGCCTGCTGGTGGCAATGGTCGAGTACTTCGACGGAGCAGACCTGTTCTGCGATCACGCCGTGGGCATCTGCTCATGCGTGGCGATTGCCGTGCATGAGGAGCTGAAGATGTTCCTCCAAGGGATGCTGACCTGCCGAGCGTGTAGCGGCGAAGGCATCACGTGGGACGAGGACAAGTTCAAGGTCGAGATCGCCAAGATTGCCGCGGCCGATGGAATCACCGAGGCCCAGGCGCGCGACATGTGCGGCGACGGTCCGGGGTTCGTCCAGTGCGAGACGTGCGGCGGCAACGGCGTCGTGCGCGTGAAGAAGGAGGGGTAATGCAGGCACTCAACCTCGTGGCCGGACTGCTTCTCATTGGCGTTGGGCTCACGGTCGCGTTCTTCCCGGTGTACTGGCTCGTGGTCAATCGACCCAAACCACCTCCGGCACCGCCACGTCCGATTGAGATCGTGAAGCTGCCGCCAGACTTCTGGTTGCCGGAAAAGCGCGCGGCACGGATGGAGCGGTACGCCCGCGAGGAGCGTGAGCAGCGGCGGCGTAACCGCGTCTACTCCAACGGTCGCATTGGCGTTCTTTTCTGGATGTTCCGGCGATGAAGGAGTCATGCCACCACGTCTACCGCGTGGAGCGCCGGTGGTACGGACCGGTCTTGGTCTGCGTGCGGTGTGAAAAGGAGCGGCCATGAAGCTTGAGTGAAGCTTCAATTCCACGTTGAAATTAAAATTCAAAATTCAAAATTGAAGCTTTTTTTGTTCACAATTCAAACGCGAAAGGAAATAGAGATGGCAAAGAACATGCAGCGTATTGAGGACAGCGTTGACGACGAGGGTTACGTCGTGCACGGATACAGCCGGTGGGACTGCGAGAAGTGCGGACAGGAAGTCCGGCGCTATCGCGGTTCCTACGACGCGAGCTGTGACTGTGGAGCGCAGTACAACGCGAGCGGTCAGCGTTTGCGCGATGACTGGCGCGAAAACCCGAGCTGGGACGACGAGAACATCGGCGACCTCGAAGGCGATGAGATCGCCGCGCTGCGCAGAGCGGGTGAGCTGTGACATGCCGATCTTCAAGGAGGGCCAAATCGTCCAGTTCGGCAACATGCTGTTTCGCGTGGTTGGACCGGAGTGGAAGTCGCGCATGGATGGCAGGTGGGGAGTGATCCTGACCGACGAGCACCGATCTTTCCGCGCGCCGGTCGCCAAGGTCAGCGCGGTGCAGAACTAGCGTGAAGGACCATGCGTGCGATGACGAAGGGACTGCTCGACTACTGGCTCAAGCCCGGACTTCGGACCGGCGAGGTGCTGTACGACTTATCCTGGCGTGGCTCAGGTCCGATGAACGGACAGCCGAGCAAGCGGCTGGTAGTCGAGCAGATCTTCGACAGGATCGGGCCGACGCAGATTGTGGAGACGGGCACCAACCGTGGGCTCACCACGGCGTACCTCGCGGGCTTCCCGGTTCGGGTGCACACCATCGAGCTGGACGAGCGGCTGTACGGCTACTCCACCATGCGGCTGCGTCACCACCACAACGTCACGCTGCACCTGGGCCGAAGCGTGGAGGTGCTGCGCGAGCTGAAGACGGAACCGCGGGTGCTGTTCTACCTCGACGCGCACGGCGATGCCGGGAACATGTGGGACAGCGTGGAGGTGCCGCTGCACGAGGAGCTGGTGGAGATCTTCAGCCGCTGGCCCTCGCCGGTGGTTCTGGTGGACGACTTTCAGGTCCCGGGCGACAGCTACAGCTATCTCGACCGTGGACCGGGTCGGCGGCTCACCCCGGAGATTCTCGGGGAGTTCGAGGGTCTGTCGCGCTGGTATCCCTCGGCGCCCGCCTATACGGAGCCGGGGATGAATACCGGCTGGATGGTCATGGGAAGCGACCACTCTGCGGTCCTGGACGGGATACACGGGCTGCGACGCGGGTAAGAGCGTGGTGCGAATACGCACAGCGCGCTGTGGTATAATGGTGGCAGGCCCAACCATGCCCTGAAGCAGGTTGGGCCGAAGCTATGGCAGAACGCCGTAACGGAAGGAGATGGCAATGGGAGGCGTAGTAGCGCGCGACCCGAACGGCAACAAGCTGGCCGAGCAGGACTATATCGAGGGCGGCTTTGAGCCCACGATGCTGGCCCTGAAGGCGAAGCTGGACGAGGCCAACGGCTGCGACAACCGCTTGATGCAAGGCGATGGACACGGTGGACCGATCCTGACGGGAGTCGCCGAGGTCGTCGGCCGGTGGGCGTTCCAGTGACGGACTACGACTGGCACAGCTGCCCGAAGTGCGGTGGTATCTGGCGGCTCAGCCCGTCGGGACCGCACCAGGAGTGGAGCTATGCGGATTCGGTGCGCGACGCCATGCGCCACGAGCCACGGGTGTGCATCGACTGCACGCTCAAGGAGCAGGGCGGGCCGTACGGCCCGATGTAGACCACCCGGCAGAGCGCCGGTGGGGAAAGGAGTACGCGATGAAGAGCATGTGGACTGGGATGCTGGGATTCGGAATCGTGCAGATTCCGGTGAAGCTGTTCACGGCCACCGAGAACCATGATGTGGGGTTCCACTGGCACCACGGGCCGAAGTGCCTGGGGAATGTGGGTCTGGTCAAAACCTGCAAGAAGTGCCTGAAGCCGGTGGACCCCGGCGACATCCTCTCGGGCACCGAGGTGGACGGCAAGGTGGTGTTCGTCAGCGACGAGGAGAAGGCCAGCCTGGAAGCCGCGCAATCCAAGCAGATCGAGATTCTGGAGTTCGTGGGCGCGGGCGAGATCGATCCCATCGAGTTTGAGAACACCTACTACGTGGGCACGGCCGAGGGCGAGAAGGCGTATGCGCTGCTGGCGCAGAGCATGGGCGGACTGACGGCGCTGGCCCGCTTCACCATGCGCGGCAAGACGCGGCGGGCCGCGCTGCGCGCCGTGGTCCGCGACGACCGGCTGGTGCTGATCCTGCACACGCTGCGCTGGCCGGACGAGGTTCGGGTGCCGGAGGTGCCGGGTCTGGGCGGCGATTACAGTGCGGCCGAGCTGAGGATGGCCAAGAAGGTTGTGCAGTCGATGGTGGAGAAGTACGACCCGAACGCCCTGGTGGACACCTACCAGGAACGGCTGCAGGAGCTGGTTGCGGCCAAGGCCGAGGGCGCCGAGTTCGTGGTAGAGCCCGCAGTGGAGTTGGACGCCAGTGACGTCAAGGACGTGCTGGCGCAGCTTGAGGCGTCAATCAGGGCGCATCCGGCTGGCAGGAAGAAGGTGGCCGCGAAGGCACCGGCTAAGAAAGCACCGGCGAAGGCGCCGGTCAAGAGAAGGAAGGCAGTGGCATGACCGTAGAGGAGATGGCAACCCGGTACGAGAGCCTGCGCCGTGCGGCGTCTGAGGCGATCAGCGAGTTGCGGCGCTGGCAGGACGCCGACGACCCGGCCGACGTGAGCCATTCGATCGACAGCGCGATCCACATATTGGAGCGGGCGTGAGCACCCGGCGCGACCCGGCGGTGAAGACCGGGAAGTACCGGGGGTCGTGGGCGGTCTTCGAGGAGAACGCCCCGGTGGTCACCGGCCTCAGCCGCGACGAGGCCCGCTACCACCGCAACCAGGTCATCAACCGGCGTGCGGAGGAGGCCCGGAAGCGGGTGGCCACCTGCGAGTACGAGTGGATCCGCAAGTGGGGTCGAATGCTGGGGTCGTATCAGTACTACATCGACGACCAGATCGCGCTGGCGCGCAGGGAACAGGCGCCGGCGAATGCCGTGCACAAGAACCAGGACGGCAGGTGGGTGACGACGGACGAGATCACCAACGTGGAAGCACGGTTCGCGCTGGGGCTGCCGCTATGAAGGACTGGCTGATGCAGAACTGGTTCGTCGGTTGGGTCGCGCTGGCGCTGTCGCCGATCTGGGTTGAGCTGCTGCGGCTGGGCGTGGTCCGGCTGTGGCGGGCGCGGGCCGTCCGGCGTAGGCGGCGGCTGCCGACCTGGGCGGAGCTGGAGCAGTTGCGCCGGGAGATGAATGCGCGTGGGTGGTTCTGATGATGGCCGACCGCCGCCGCGAGTTCAGCGGCACCAGCTCCACCGGCAGTCGTCACGGGCTGCTGGCCGAGGAGAACAAGGAAGGCTTCCGGTTCACCGTAACCGGGGTCAACGGCAAGCGTCATGCCACAGTCAAGCTCAGCCGCGATGACGCGGCGGCACTGAGCGATTGGATTAGGAGAAGCAATGATGGACCTGGCAGAGCGTGACCCACTGAAGGCGAAGCTGGCGGACAGGGTGCATGAGTTGGTGCGCAGTCTCGCAGTCGACGGCTTCGATGTTCAAGTGCTGCGGGCGGACAACCTGTGCACGCAGGTCAAGGTCAGGGGCGCGCAGGGACCGCCGCGCTGGTTCACCGTGAAGCTGTCGGAGAACTACTGATGGACGAGAACATCCTCGGCGTCAGCCAGCTATGGGCCGTCAGCTACCGCAAGCGTGAGGGTGGCCGGGCGACCAAGACGTTTGCCAACGAGGGTGAGGCCCGTGATTTCTACGGCTACGCCAGCGATGCAGACGCCGAGCTCTACGCCACACGGGTGTCGTGGGAGCAAGTGGATTAACCGTGGACCCGGCAGAGCGCCGGTCCTAGAGAGGAGATGGCAAATGACCGAGGTTCCCAAGCTGCTCCCGGAGAACCTACCGAGTAAGACCAAGGCACAGTTGATCGAGCTGTGCGAGCAGATGGCCCAGGACTGGCTGACGCTGAACGCGATCCACAACGCGCGGGCGGCCCACGCCGAATGGTGCAGCGAGTACGAGGAGAGGCAGTACCACTACAACAAGGCGTTCAAGGTGCTGCAGCTGTTCCCTCGTAGTGCCGGGCTGCCGTTGACCGTTCTCGGGTTGTACGACTCACGCGGTAACCCGCTGCGGCCAGGACAGTATGTCGGCGCCGCGCAGGCGAGGTTGTGATGGGTGACACGTCCACAGTGGTGGCGAGAATCCCGAACTGCGACGTTTGCCGCCAGAGCGGGAAGGAGACGCCCGCCTACGCCGATGCGAAGCTCAACATCGGTCCTTGGGCGTACGTCTGCCGTGCACATTTCGACGGGTACGGCTGCAGCCTCGGCCTCGGCCGGGGCCAGGAGTTGAAGCTAAGGAAGTAGCCGCGGCACGGTGCCGCGACAAGGAAAGGGATGGCAATGCCGAAGAAAGTACAGCCGACAGACCCGGCCACGAAGCCGACGGTGACGCTGCTGGCAACGATGCTGACAGAGCGGATGGCCGGTGACGAGATGAAGCTGGCGATCATTCATGAAGTGGATCGCGGCCTCATGCAGGCGCAGGCCAGCGCGCTGATCTCGTATCTGGCCACGTTCAACCTGACGCCGGAGGCGGAGAAGGCGCGGGAGAACGACGACCCGGTGACCGAGCCCGGCTTCTACAAGCACGAGGGCAAGGAGTACGAGGTGGTCACGGCGGATGCCGGACACCTGTACCCGGTGGACGTGGAGACCGGACGATTCGCCAAGGGGTTGTTTCCCCGGCTGCGCGCCAGCGAGCGGGTGGCCCGGCTCAAGGTGGTGGGTTGATGCCCGGCGTGCTGTACGAGGTGCCGGGGGAACGTGAGTTGCTGCTGGCCAAGATCGCGCGCGAGGAGCACCGACAGGAAGGCCGGCGCGACTTCATCGTGGAGATCCAGCGGTTCATCGACACCAAGGACCGCGAGATCGCGAACCTGCGGGCCAGGTTGGAGCAGTTGGATGGCTGAGCATCGCAAGGCATTCGACCTCGCGGTGGCCAGCGTGATCGTGATCAACACCGGGCTGCTGGCGTGGGCGTGGCTGGACCCGGCACGCGAGGAGATCATCGACCACATCGAAACGGTGTGCCTGGCGTTCTTCGTGGTCGAGCTGGCGCTGCGGATACGCGGCCACGGGCTGCGGTTCTTCCGCACCGGATGGGGCGTGGCCGACACGCTCATCATCGGGCTGTCGTTGCTGCCGCTGCTGGGCGTCGATGTCTCGCTGCTGCGCGTGGCGCGACTGGCGCGGGTGTTCCATCTTGGCCGACACATCACGCACCTACGCCTGCTGCGTCTGATTCCGATGACAAGGAGGTCTGTATGAAAGCTGAGTTGATGTCGCGCACCTGCCAAATCATGTACCTGGCAGCCGCGCTGGCGAACCTGGTGCTGTTCTTCTATTTCCATGGAGACGGCAACAACATCGCCATCGCCGTGCTGCTCGGGGTGCTCATCATGAACCAGCGGGTGGTCGACCTCTGGCGCGGCGCATCCTTCGAGTGGCGAGCAGCCGCTGAGGCGTGGCGTCACGCAGCCGAGCGGACGGGGAGAGGGTGAAAATTCCACGTTGAAACGCAAAATCCGGAAAATCTTGAAAATTTTTGAAGGTGGGCGAAATGAAGTATCCAACGCCATGTGACGCCTGTGGAGCGCTGGTGGGTGAAGCGTGCCGCGAAGGCTGTCCGATCGCGCAGGTGCAAACGTCGCTCGACGTAGACATGGGATCGGCAGAGCGCCGACCCAGTGAAGGGAGAAGTCACAATGGGATGGTTTGTTGAGCCGGAGGTTGGCGTATGAACGTCGACATCATTCCGGAAGCGTTTTTGTGGTGCCGCGACGTGATGCACGCCTGGGACCCGTACACGGCGCGCGTGGCGCTCAACAAGGCTTCGCGTAGGCGCGAGATGCACCAGGTGCTCATCTGCACGCGGTGCGGCACGCTCAAGACGCGGGTGATGACCCTGCAGGGCGAGACGTTGCGGAACAGCTACAGCTACCCGGACGGCTATCTGCAGAACGAGCAGGGTGCAATGACACCGGCAGACCGGGCGATGATCCGGCGTATCAACCTCAGAAAAGCCACCATCGTCGAGGCTGACAACGCATGAGAATCAGCGCGAAGCCGGGTGAGGTGACGGTCGATATCGACGATCCGGTCCAGGCCGCCACTCTCATCAACGCCATATTGCACGGCGGCAAGAAGCAGAAGGCGCTGCCAGCGCCGAAGCCGAAGGTGCTGGCGCCGGCCGATGTCACCCTCACCAAGCAGATGCTGGAAACGTGGCAATGGCTGGTGGCGCACGACAGTGAGGGCGGCGTGACGTCTGCGCAGGTCGCAGCCGGGCTCAAACTCAACCAGTCGGCGGCAACGTGGCGGCTGAAGGAGTTGGTCGGAAAGGGCGTCGTCTACCGGCTCAGCCGCGGCTACTACCGGCCCGGGGAGCGTGGTGACTGATGCACGGCGACGATTTGATCGAGGTCCAGCTCAAACAGCCGCACATGCAGATCACGTTCCGGGTGGTGCGGGAAGACGGGTCCGCGTACGACGTTTACGCCGAATCGACGTCGATACGCGGCGCGCAGCGCGAGATCACCGGGAAGCTCATCAAAGACGGCTACCAGCCGCTCGGGCGATGGGACGGAACGGTGCGCAGATACCGGCGCCCGCTGGCCGGTCGAATCAAGGCAGCTGCGGCAGACGCCGTGGCTCACGAAAGGAATGGGAAATGACCGAACTGGACAGTGACGACGTGGCCAGCGCCTTCGAGAACGCTTTTGAGGCTATGGACCTGGGCCACCTGACGGCTATCGACGCTCTGACGCAGATCGCAACGGACATCGCCGGTGGCATCCCGGACGCGGCCGAGCGGCGCGCGTTCTTGGAGGCCTGCAACCTGCGTCGCGCCGAGGTGGACAAGGCCATGGACGCCATCTGCGCGGACATTATGGACTACACCCAAGGAACCTAACAGCGCGCTGTGGTATAATTAGGTAGCGGCGCAGCGCCGTGACCAGGCAGAACGCCGGGAGAGGGAGATAGCAGTGGCTGACGATGAGAAGACCGCGTTGGACTTGGGCGCGATTGTGCGTGATCTCAAGACCGATTTCAACGGCGATGTGCACGATGTCGAGTTGAGCTGGGGCACCAGCGACGGCAGATACGTCTGCCGCCAGCAGGGTGACAAATGGTCGTCGTTCTTCATACCCAAGGCGGCGACGAACTGATGTGGGACAGCTACGGCGAATACGTCGGCTGGCAGAACAGCGTGGCGCTGGCGAACGCCGGTAATGACTACGGGCCGCAGTTTGGTCCGGCCAATCCGCGCAGCTTCTACTACGAGCCGCAGCTGCTGGGCTGCGGCCACACCTCCGAGGACTGCGATGGCGTCGAATGTGGGCGGATCGTGCAGGAGCCGCCCGACCTGGACTACTGGCTTGGCCAGAACCCCTAGACCGGACGCGCCCGTGCTCCCTGCCACGGCGCGGGCGCGTCCTCAAACCACCCCTCCGGCCCATCCCCCGGAGGGGTGTTTAGCGCCGGGGCGTCGATGAGAGAGGAAGCTCGTCGGCGCCCCGGTGTATCAACCGAAAAAACGGAAGGAAATCATGCCAAATGGATTAACGGCGACCGCCCCGATGGCGGTGCGCATCAGAATCAACGTGGCGCTGCGCAAGATGCCGTATAGCGGATTGCTGCCGTCGCCACCGCGCGGCGACGCGCTGCCGGACACCAGGGACGGCGATTCGGCCTATTACGAGTCGGTGGCCGAGTGGCTGGAAAGGCTGGCCGCGAAGCAGACCGAACACGTCGACAAGCACGAGGCCACCCGCAGCGAGCTGCTGGCGATGCGGACCCAGCGCGACGTGATCCGCGAGTTCCTGGGCACGAAATGAGCCCCGGCTACACCGCGGTGGTCATCCACCTGCCGAATAACGACGGCGTGGTGGAGATAGAGCGGATCACGGTCCCGGACGGTGATTTCGCCGGCCTGGGCTTCCTGCAGAAGATGGTCGGCGGCTACATCGAGCATGTGGCCAGCGCCGACGGCAGCCTCGACTTCTATTTGAATGAAGAAGGCAAGCTGCCGCCGAACAACCTGCCCATCAACAACGTCGCCACTGATCTGCTGTGGGTCGTCAATCCGGCGTTTCGGGGCGTGGACGTCCTGGTGGGCAACGTCGTGCTCACGGGCCATGAAGGGCCGGAGACGGCCAGCATCCCGGACGGGTGGTGGGAGCTACTGCAGCAGCAGAAGTGGCAGGTACCAGTGAAGTTCATCGAGGAGGGTAAATGACCGAACCGGAGTTCGATCTCATCGAGTACGCGAAGGAGAAGGCGCGCGACAACGCCGAGTCGCTGGATGGGCCGGAGGACGACATCCTGCCGATCATGTTGTGGGTCGGCCCGCATGGCATCGGGTTGATGCCGATGCACGAAGGCCTGCGGAACGAGCGCACCAAAGAGGCCATAGCGCAGGTGATGACGGCGACGCTGGCCGTCAGCCGCGCCACGGCGGTGGTGATGACCACCACGGCGTGGATGGTGGTGGCACCAAGAGTGGAGGTCGGCGACCCGTTTAAGGACGTCAAGTTCCCGCTCAGCGAGAACCCGGATCGTACCGAGCATGTGGTGCTGATGTGCGTGAAGGAAGGAAAGGACATTCTCACCTCGGCGCCCGTGACCCGCTATCCGGACCGGCCGCCCACGCTGGGCGAGTGGGACAGCACGCCGCTGGGCACCAAAGACGGTGACAGCGCCAGGATGGGCGGGCGATTCGGCGACGCCATGCACCTGGGCATCGACTTCGCCAACAACATGCCGCCGGAGCTGATCGAGATTATCGAGGAGGGCTGGCAGGACGGCACGCAGGACGACCTGATCGGGCGGTTTTTGAAGGTGTACGCGGAAACGAGGGGGATGCCGCAGACGCCCGCGGGCGTCATGGTCGTCGAGTTCCCGAAGGGTGACCCCAGCGGCTCAGGGGGGTAAATCCGAGATTGGTCAGAGGCCCAAGCAAGAAGGAGGAAAACAGGTGAGCAGATTGAGGTGGCTGTGGCACAGGTACGTGCTGAAGCACGAAGTCGAACGGAAGGGAGCGATCCTGCCGGACCGGCGCATCGGCGGCATCAACGTGTACGAGCAGGAGGTCTTCCGGGTGCCGATGGCGCACTGGGAGTGCTCCTGCGGCGAGACGTGGTTCTGATGGACGAACTGCAGTACCAGGACACCCCGGCAGACCCGAAGAAGTACCTGCCGAAGCAGGTGTGGCTGTACGAGGCGAAGCCCGCCAACGGGCGCTGGCAGGCACGCCAGAGCCTGAACGGGACGCTGCTCAAGTGCCAGTGGTTCGACACCGAGGAGCACGCGCAGGAGCAGTGCCGCAGATGGGAGCAGAAGCGCAAATGAGGCACAGCGTGGGCTACCGTGTCCGCACCTGGCGCTGGCGACGGTACTGGCAGCGGCGGGAGCGGGCGCAGTGGCCGAAGCCGCCGAGCGAGTATCAGCTGCAACGGTTTTGGAACCAGGTGGTGCGCGAGACACGCGACGAGCGTGAGCACGCCCTGGAATCGCACAACTTGGACTAAGGAGGTGAAACATGAAGACCTTGAACCGCAACCGCACGCTGGCGCTGAAGGATGTCCGCCGGACCTTGGTGGCCATCGCTGAAGCGCCAACGCGCCTGGACCTGTACCGGGAGGCCGAAGTGCTGATGACGCAGGCGTTCTACCTGCGTGAGATGGCGACGGACACCATCACCAAGCGCGGCATTCTGTATCCGGCACACGACTGGGAGCACTACCGCGCGACACTGAAGCAGGAGAGGGCGAGTGCATGATCGACGCGCAGATGCTGGGCATGATCGTCAGCCAGATGATATTCGAGATGTTCGGCTTCGGGCCGAGCAGAAGCATCTGCGACGAGTTTGCCGAGAAGGTCATCCGGGAGGCCGAGGCTGTCAACTACCAGATAGAACTGCCTGAATAGTAACGCCACCCCCCTGCGAACGTGGTAGCGCGCTGTTATATAATGGTAGTTGCGGTAACGCACAGGCCACCGGCATGACGCCGCTGGAGAAAGGTGGAGCAGCAGATGACTGCACCCGAGGATGGCAAGAAACCAGAACCGGCCCCGCATGAGTCGGGGTTGAGAGCAGCGAGGAAGGAGAGGGCTGCCGCCACCAAGGCGGCAGCCAAGAAGGCGCCACCGCACAACGTGACGCACATCAACAGCGCCAAGAGCGCGGCCAAGACGCCCGCGAAGAAGGCGGCAGCCAAGAAGGCGCCGGCCAAGAAAGCCCCGGCCAAGACGGTTGCAGCCGTCCCCAAGGCGCCGGTGCTGCGCGACGCGGACCACCCGTGGTACAGCCGCACCAGCTATACGGCGCGGCCCGGCCAGAAGCTGTATGAGGCGACGGGTGAAAGCGGCCAAATTGCCGTGCGGTCGTTCCCCACGGTGATGACGCACGCGGTGAGCGTGGCGTATGTGAACTACCCAGGCGAGAGGGCTGAGTACATCCGCAAGGGTGTGATCTACAGCTTCTACCCCAACGCCGAGGCCGCGGAGAAGATCGCCAGCAAGCTCAACAAGGACCCGGACCACGCCAAGGTTGTCGAGGTGCGCGAGTACAGGGGACAAGGGGAGAAGTAATGACACACCCACACATTGAGAAGGCCGAGGAGCTGCTGGCCAAGGCAGCCACGCAGCTCTTCGAGGGCTCGATGGAGTGGCAGGAAGCCTTGGTGACCCTCCTGACGGCCAACACCGAGGCGACCCTGGCCGTGGCAATCGAGCTGCGGGCCCTACGACAAGGAGGGATGAGGAGCTAGTGGAAAACCCGTACTGGGATGCCGTGAAGGACCATGTGGTCACGGGCCACCTGTTCGGCGAGACCCAACAGGTGCAGCGATGGGACTTCAGCGGCGGCAAGCTCAGTATCGACGGCTACCCGGAGCGCAGCGAGTGGGTGCACAACTGCAGCTGGACTATCACGGATCCCGACAGCATCGAGTTCGTCGCCAAGTACGCGCAGGAGGGGTTGGTCGACCCGATGGCCGGGACCGGCTATTGGGCTTACGTGCTGGGCCAGCTCGGGGTCGATGTCGTGTGCTACGACAAGGCGCCGGGGGACAACGAGTGGCACATCGACGGCAAGACACACGTCGACATGACCGCGATGGACGGCTGGGACTCGGTGGCGCTGCACCAGGACCGGACGCTGCTGCTGTCCTGGCCGCCCTACGACGAGGACGTGGGCACCCGCATCCTGGCCGCGTACCAGGGCCAGCGCGTCATCTACATGGGCGAGGGAGTGGGCGGCTGCACCGGCGACTCGGACATGCACGACCAGCTCGACCAGTGGTGGCACGCACTGGACGAGCGGGTGCCCGTCCAGTGGGAGGGGCTGCACGACCGCATCACCATCTACGAGAGGAGAGAGGTATGACCCTGAAGGGCCCCGCGCCGAGGCCTTGTGAATCGTGCCCGTACCGGCTCGACGTGCCGTCCGGGGTGTGGAACGCCGAGGAGTACGAGAAGCTGCGGGACTACGACAACCCCCTGATCGCGCAGCCATGCGCCGTGTTCCAGTGCCACCAGACCGGCCGGGATGACCGCAACGGGCGGCTGTGCGCGGGCTGGGTCGCGGTGCACGGTGACGACCTGCTGATCCTGCGCCTGGGTGTGGCGCAGGGTGGCATCGACCCGGCGGTGATGAGCTACAGCACCGACGTGCCGCTGTTCGAGTCCGGCACCGAGGCGGCTGAGCACGGTGAGCGGGACATCGAACACCCCGGCAAGCGGGCCAGGGAGATGGTGGCCAAGATCGTGGCCAGCCGCGACGACGTGAGGTTCGGATGAGCCGGGCGTGGCGCCATGTCCGCTGCCCGACCTGTGGTGCGGCACCCGGTATGCGCTGCCAGACCGAGACTGGACGGCCTGCCAACCAGCCGCACCTGTCACGGCACGACTTGGCCATCGAATACCTGTGGTCGAACGAACCCTTTCCGGAGTCGCACCTACGCCCTATCAAGACGGTCTACCTACCAGGAGATGCACATGAGTGAGACGTTGCCGCGCACCTTTGAGTGCGCGGTGTGCCACGAGACGTTCGAGGTCGACCCGGACTTCACAGCGGAGATGGCCCGTGCCGAATACGAGGAGCTGCACCATCAGCCCTTCCCCGGCATGGACAAGGTGGGCATCACCTGCGACGACTGCGCCGTGGAGGTCATCGAGTGGGCGAAGGGGAAGGGGCTGCTGCCGTGAAGACGGATCCGCACATGGGCATGAATGACGTACCCGACTGCCTGCGTAACCGGCCCTTCGACGAGCGGCGCAAGCTACCGGTCCCGTTCGTGCATGACACGCTGGACGGGCAGTGGGATTTCACCGCCGTCCTGGCTCAGCGGCTGGTGGACTGCATCAAGCACCGGCTCTGCGGCCAGTGTGGTGAGCCGCTGGGCTGGTGGATCGCGTTCCTCGGTGGCCCGGTGTCGGCATTGACGGGTGTTTACAGCGACCCGCCGATGCATGAGGAGTGCGGTCGCGCGGCGCTGAACCTGTGCCCGCACATCAACCGGGTCACCATGAAGCGCGCCACCAAGGGAACGCTGCCGGGACCGCGTACCCATGCACCGGAGGCGATCATGGACCGCACCCGCGTGTGGGTGCTGACGATCACCCGCGACTACCGGGTGGAGATGCAACCCAACCGGGTGCCGCTGCTGGTCGCCAAGTCCATCAAACGTAGATACGGCTGGCGTAACCGTGAAGACGCACCGGGTCTGGTCGAGATGGCCGAGGCCGAACTATTCGACGCCTTGGCGGTAGCCAGGGACTACGTGAGGAGGACCTACGAATGAAGACGCTCCCCCACATGGCGGTGGCGGCGGTCGCCGCGGCGCTGCCGGACGTGGCGCTGCTGCTCGCGGTGCGCCGCCGGTGGCTGCCGCGCGACCATCCGGTCATCCGGGTCCATGCGTGGCTGCACCAGAGCGGCTGGGGGTTTGTCTTGGCCGGCTTGCTCGGCTGGGGGAGTCACCTCGTGGCAGATCGCCTGACGAGGCACAACACCGCACCCGGTGTGCGGTCGAGGAGAGGATGGAAATGGTAGGCGAGACAGTCCCGCACGACGGCCTGATGATGACGGAAACCAGCACCGACGACGAGGTGCGGGTCATCAGGATCATCGGTCTGATCAACGGCGGCAAGACGGCGTTCGACGGGCAGTACCTGGTGCAGTACGACCCCGGCCGCGGCGGTGTGGAGCCGGTGACCGGCAGGCCGATGCTGTGCCACATGGTCACCCACCCGGACGTGGAGCAGGCCACCAAGTACTCCGTCACGGACGCGGTCAAGGTGTGGCAGGCGGTGGACCCGCGCCACCCGGTGCGAGCGGACGGCAAGCCCAACCGCCCGCTGACCGCCTTCAGTGTGGAGATCATGCCGCCGGACGCGGAGCCGTTCCTGTGATCGTGCTGCTGCACAGCGGTGGACTTGACTCGCATGTGTGTTTCTTGATGCACCCAGACTGGAAGCCGGTGTACGTGGCACACGGCAGCGAGAACGAGGAGGCCGAGCTCAAGGCGCTGACCGACCTGCAGGAGCTGGACCCGCGCTTCCGGGTGGTGGTGCTCCGGGCGGTGACTGGCGCCGCCAGGCACGACGGCCACATCGCCCACCGGAACCTGCTGCTGCTGACCACCGCGCTGGCCGTGTTTCCCATGGCGGAAGCCGTGGCCTTTGGTGCCCTGCTGGGTGAGGGATCGGGCGACAAGAGCCGGGCCTTCTGCCGTGCCACCGAGCGGGTGTGGCGGCTGAGCGAGGGCCGCAATGTCAAACTGTTGCGCCCGCTACGGCACATGACCAAGGCGCGTGCGCTGCGGCACGGTATGGCACTGCCGGGTGGACGTGGGCTGGCTGTAACGACAAGCTGCTACCACGGCACGCACTGTGGGCGGTGTCAAGCCTGCTTCCGGCTGGGCATTGCCCGCTACCTGTGCGGGCTGGACGCGGTGCCGCCGAAGCTACCGGCCGAGACGCTGGGGATACAGGCCACGCTGGAAGCGACCCCGGTGCGGCGCTGGCCCGCGCTGGCGCTGGCGAACGTGGACGTGCTGCGGGCGTACGCCCTCGCACGGCTGCGGCGGAACCTGGCCAAGCCGTACATCGGCGCCGGGCCACAGAGCTTAGGTCGGCATGGTGCCGACCGGGAGAGGGAGAAATGAAACACGGTAACCGGAGCGAAGTGCAAAGCCGGGGGTGGTGGGTCAACTGGAAGTGGGCCGTGCTGATCATCGGCTGGGTATGGATCATCGGTGTGTTCTGCGGCATGGCCGTGGCCCGCGCCGACGACGGTGACGACGACACCACCAAGGCCAGCATCTGCACGGCGTGGAACCTGGGGGAGTCGCCGGGGCAGATCGCCGATCAGCTGCACCAGGGCCAGCCGCGGTTTCCGATCTGGACGACCACCCGGCAGACCTGGGACACGTTGCAGGAGGGCTGCTGAGTGACATGACGAATCCGGAGCTGATCCGTGCCGCACGGGCCAGCTTGTCCCAGCATTTCGACCGGCCTCCACTGGACATGGGCGTGGAGGCCGGGATCGTGTGGGCCATCGTGGCGTCGCCCGGCACCGGGGTCAACGGGTACGCGCTCGTCCCGGCCGAGGGCCACCCGTGGTCCACCGGGTTTCCGGGCGACGAGGACATGTATGTCGACCGGGATCGATCACGTAAGAACCTACGGCTGTTCTGGGAGATCCAGAAGCGCAAGGGTGGCGGCACCGCGCCCGAGGACATGGGCAAGGTGTTCGAGGAGATGGCGCAGACCGAGGGCTACGAGAAGATGCCCAGCGACAACCTGGACGACTACCTCGTCGTGCACGGCGGCGTGACGTACTACCACCACCCGTGGGTCGGGTTCGACACCGGGCACGCCTGGGATATCTGGGGACCGGAGTACGACCCGCACGGCATCAGCGCCCGGTTCGCGTCGGTGGACCACAAGTGGGACGTGCACTGGACACCGGAGCTGGTGGCCGAGGAAGCCAAGCGGCTGGCCCGGCAGCTGGCCGAGATTGGGGTGTTGGAGAAGAACTTGGAGATCGAGGAGGAAAAGGATCGGTGAAGGTGTGTCGCTACCCGCTAGACGTGCTGGGGCATCAGGTGCTCAAGCTGCCGCTGTCCACCCAGCCGCTGTCGGTCTCGCTGGCCTGGCGGAAGGAAGGGCTGATCGACCTGTGGGCGCTGGTGCCGGAGGTGGCACCGCTGGTGTCCTACGACTTTTACGTGGTGCCCAGCGACGACACCATGCCAGCCGAGCTGAGTAGGCATGGGATGCACGCGGTGGGTGAGATGTTCATCGGCACCGTCGTCACGCCGGGCCACCTGGTCCAGGGCGAAACCGACGTGTGGCACGTATTCCTGGGGCCACCCCAGTGATAGAGACCTGCGGCAGGGAGCCGCCGGGGAAGGGAAGAGATGAAGAAGTCAGAAATCATCAGGCAGGCGGCGGGCCGCGTGCGGCATGTGGCCGGTGGCCAGCGTGTCTGCTACTGCACACCGAGCCGGGAGATGGTGCTCAGCATCCAGGACGTCGCCATGAACAACCTGCCGGTCGCCGAGCGGGCCGTGATCCCCAGCCTGATGGGGATGGTGGCGCAGAAGCTGCGCGAGGTGACCGGCCGCACCGGCAAGGGGGAGTCGCTGCGCGAGTTCGACACCGAGGACACCGACGCGGCTTACGCGCTGACCGACCGCGTTGTGGAGGAGGCGTTTGAGAAGGCAGCCGTGATGTACGAGGAGCACGGAGACTAGTGACGGCGCGGGCGCCGGTCCGGCTGACTGGGACCGGCGCCCGCGTCGCCCAACCATAGACCTTGGCAAGAGAAGGACAACTGGTCCACTCAATGCCGGAGGAAAAGACCTGGGGCACAACGCCGCAGGCGATGAAGAAGAAAGGGCATCATGCCTGAATCACCAACACAAGTCATCCGACGGGTCGGCACCGAGAGGCTGCTCATCCCGATCATCGGCACAGCGCCGCTGATCATGCACCGTTGGAGCGAGAAGGCGCGGCGAGAGCTGCTCGAATCGCAACAGGGCAAGAAGAAGATCAAGACGCCGCTGGACCCGCAGGCCGAGTACGAGGCGTCCAGCTACCGCATCGAGGGTGTTGAGGTACCGATCCTAGGCCGGGACCCCCGGACGCCGGTCGAAACCCACAGCACGGAATCGCAGGCGCGACGGAACGCGGAGGACGCTGAGCGTGGGCGTGACCCGCAGATGGCACCCATCGAGACCGTCGAGGGGCCCGTCTACGGGTTCCCCGCCCTGGCGTTCAAGAGCGCCACGGTGGAGACGTTCCGGTTCTTCGACAAGTCCGTGACCAAGGTCATGCTGCAGCAGTCCCTGTATTTCAAGGGCGTCTTCTCCAAGTCCGAACCGATGAGCCTGGTGCGCATCTACGGCGAGCCGCAGATGCGAGAGGACATCGTCACGGTGGGTATGGGCACCCAGCCCCGCTACCGTGCGGAGTTCGAGGAGTGGCGAGCCGTGCTGGACGTGCGGTACGTGACGGCCACGCTGGACCCTGGCACCGTGCTCAACCTGATTGAATCCGGCGGCATGTTCGTCGGGGTGGGCGAGTGGCGCCCGGAGAAGTCAGGGGAGTCCGGCACGTATGAGATCGACGACACCCGTGAGGTGGTGGCCGTGCAAGAGGGCGGCGACGAGACACCACTTGAGCCCACAACGGCAGCGAAGGCACGCCGGTGAGCGAGCCGCACGACGAACTGGAAACAGTCGGGCTGCCCAGCGTAGCCATCGCCGTGTTCGAGGACGCGGCGGATCGTGGTGTCCTCGATGGCGAACTGCTGCACGACGAGTTCGCGCAGGAGGATCATCCGCTGCACAACTACCTGGAGTGGGATGACGCCAAGGCCGCACGGGCTCACCGTGTCGACCAGATCAACGGCATGGTGCGCAAGGTCAAGTACCAGTGGTGGGTGGACGACCGGCCCAAGCGGGTGCGGCGCTTCATCTCGCAGAAGTACACCGGGAACATCGAGCGGCTCAACGGCTACACGCGCATCGAGGACGTGGTGCGTAACCCGCTGCAGACGAAGATCATGCTGCGGGAGCTGAAGAAGAAACTTCGGGAGCTGCAGGATCGCTACGGCGACTTGGAGGAGTTCACGGAGATGATTCAGGGGCTGCTGCCCAACGGTGACGACGACGACGGGCAGGAGGCAACCGGGTAAAGACCCTCGCGTGGCCCGTTCACCCTCGGGGCGGGCCACGCGAGCCTCGGCTTGGCGGGCTTCGTCTCGGCGGGGCATGGCAGGGCTCGGGCGGCTCGGCTTGGCAGGCTGGGATGGCCCGTCCCGGCAGGTCCTGGCTTGGCGCGTCAGGCGTGGCAAGGAGGGCGGTACCGGCTGGGCGGTTCGTGGCTCGGCAGGCAGGTCCAGGCATGAATCGGCTCGGTGGGCCCGGCTCGGCAGGCAGGGCTTGGATGGCTGCGGTTGGAGGGCTTGGCGTGGCAGGCATGGCCAGTCCGGGGTGGGCTTTGCAGGGATGGCTCGGCGAGGTTGGCATGGCAGGCATGTCGTGGATGGCTTGGACAGCGCGGCCGGGCTCGGGTGGCAGGCCAGTCTTGGCGAGGACGGCGCGGCGCGTCCGGTCCCGGCAGGCTCGGCAGGGTGGGATGGCCAGGAATGGTAGGCGTGGCACGGCAGGCTTGGCTAGCGATGGCGTGGCTCGAATGGCGAGGCCGGCTGGGCTAGGTCGGCTCGGCGGGGTCTGCTCGGCATGGCTGCCAGGGCTCGGCCCGGTCTGCTCGGCTTGGCTGGGCAGGCGGGTCTGGGCGAGGCAGGGTCCGCTTGGCGAGGCAGGTAGGGCTAGGCAGGTCTGGGCGAGGAGGGCTCGGCTTGGCGAGGCAGGCGCGGGAGGCATGGCGAGGTCGGCTGGGATGGCGGCGCTTGGAGGGCATGGCAGGCGTGGCAAGGAGTGGCTCGGCTTGGCTCGGTGGGCGTGGCAGGCATGGTTGGCGGGGCGCGACGTGGACGGCATTGGCGGGGCAGCGCCCGGCAGGCGAGGAGTGGCGCGTCTTGGCCCGGATGGCCGGGCAGCCTTGGCCCGTCCCGTCCCGGCGTGACGGCGCAAGGCCAGGCATGGCTCGGCACGGCAGGCGAGGTAGGCGAGGGCGGCTTGGGTGGCACGGCGCGGCGTGACCAGGCAGGCATGTCCCGGGTGGCATGGCGGTGGTCCGCACGGCTCGGCAGGCGTGGCGCGTCTTGGTTGGCTTGGAAGGCACGCTGGGCACGGCAGGGCAGGCTCGGCATGGTTGGCGCTGCAGGGATGGCGGGGCTTGTCCTGGGCAGGCGGGGCAAGGATGGGTGGTTGGCGCGGCACGGCGTGGCTCGGCACGGCAGGCTAGGCACGGCTTGTCCCGGGCGGCGGGGCGAGGACGGCTCGGCTCGGCAGGCTAGTCGAGGGCGGTTGGCGCGGTTGGCTCGGCAGGCACGGCATGTCTTGGGCGGCTGGGCTTGCTTGGCACGGCTTGGCATGGCAGGCGTGGCGAGAGGTGGCGCGGAGGGCTGGTCGCGGAGGGCGCGGCAGGCGAGGCTAGGCGGGGAAGGCGCGGGCGGCGGGGTCGGCGCGGCAGGCACGGTTGGCGAGGCTGGGATGGATGGCTTCGCACGGCAAGGCAGGCGAGGCTTGATGTGGCTAGGCCCACATGGCGCGGCTCGGCAGGCGCGGGAGGCATGGCGCGGGCGGCATGGCTTGGACCGGCACGGCGTTGGCAGGCACGGTCGGCGCGGCGGGGCGGGGATGGATGGCGCGTCCTGGTGGGGCCTGTCAGGCGCGGTGGGCTTGGCAGGGATGTCCGGTCTTGGAGCGCAGGCTCGGTAGGCGTGGAAGGCAAGGTCGGCGCGGCCGGGCAGGCTAGGCAGAGCGCGGATGGCTGGGCGTGGCGGGCCTCGGCTCGGCAGGCTGGGCAGGGATGGCAGAGCTGGTCCCGGCATCGGTCGGCTGGGCGCGGCGCGGCGTGGCAAGGCAGGCATGGAGTGGCACGTTTGGCGAGGCCGGGATGGCAGGCAAGGTAGGCCCGGTCCGCTTGGCTTGGCTGGGCAGGCGAAGCGCGGCTAGTCCGGTCAGGGCTTGGCATGGGAGGCCCGGCAGGTGAGGCGGGGCGTTGCTAGGACGGCAGTGCCAGGCTTGCCAGGCAAGGCGTGGATGGAGTGGACGGTTGGCGAGGCGCGGCAGGCAAGGTCCGTCCGGGCTGGGCTAGCTTTGCGGGTCGCGGCTAGTCCGGGCAGGCGGGGCTAGGCAGGGACGGGCTCGGAGGGCTCGGTCGGCGCGGCAGGGCGGGGCGGGGCGGGGCAGGCGCGGCTCGGCATGGTCGGCTTCGGATGGCTCGGCTTGGCAGGCATGGTCGGCTGGGATGGCTAGCGTTGGCGTGTCGCGGTCGGGCTCGGCGGTCTTGGCTAGGCCCGGATGGTTCGGGCGGGCATGTCCCGGCAGGCGACGCGAGGCAAGGTAGGCGTGGAAGGCATGGCGAGGCCGGGCAGGCAGGGCTTTGCTTGGTTGGCTTGGTTGGCGATGCCCGGCATGGCAGGCATGGCTTCGCTCGGCGAGGCAGGAACCGGCTAGGCGTGGCTGGGCTCGGCAGGCTCGGCCGGTCACAGCAACGGCAGGGCATGGCCAGGCGGGGCAGGCACGGCAGGGCAATGCTTGGATGGCGCGGCCGGGCTTGGCTGGGCGGGGCAGGCAGGTCAAGGCTAGGGCGGCATGGCTCGGCCCGGTTGGCAGGCGGGGCTCGGCGGTTCGGGGTCGGCTCGGCAGGGCAGGGCACGGCAGGCGCGAAAGGAACGAGCGTGATGGAACACGATCTGAACGGGCGGCGCACGCCACAAGTGCTCACTGACGAGCACAAAGACGGGTCGCTGTGGATCAATCACCGCGACGAAATCTGGGCTTGGGTGCACGACGATTGGCGGATGCTCCGCAACAGCGGACTGTGGTCGGGAATCGGCCTCTATAGCGGCGAGTCGCAGATGCGCGCTGCTGGTCCGTTCACCGAAGTTGACTTCGCCAAGCTGTCGGGCGGGCTGGGCTAAGCACGGTTGGCTTGGCAGGCAGGGCTTGGTAGGCAGGGCATTGGCAGGGCTTGGTAGGCGTGGCTCGGCAGCGGCTGGCAGGCAAGGCCCGGTGTTGGCCAGGCGTGACTGGTCTTGGCTCGGCAGGCAAGGCTCGGTCGGCTTGGGCTGGAAGGCCCGGCATGGCCGGGTAGGTCCCGGCAGGCATGGCTCGGACGGCTAGGTCGGCTCGGCGTGGCCTGGCGCGGCAGGCATGGACAGGGAGTTGGGGCATGGCTGGTCGAGGCAAGTCCTGGCCTGGCCCGGCAGGCGGGGCAGCGGCTTGGCCCGAATTGGCATGGATGGCAGGGACGGCGCGGCACGGCAGGCGAGGCGTGATGTGGCCCGACGTGGCCTGGTTAGGCGAGGCGGGGTGAGGCCCGGCAGGCCCGGCTGGGCAAGGGGTGGCTAGGAAGGCCTGGCTCGGCTTGGCAGGCATGGCAAGAAACAAGAAACAAGAAAGGAAGTACAGGTGAGAGGCGAACTAACGATCAACGTGCGGAGGACTGAGCTGCTGGAAGCCCTGAAAGAGAACCGTGATCTGCACGGTGCCGCCTTCGAGAAGGCGAAGGCCGGCTACGTCAGGGTCGAGCGGCGGCACCTACTGGAGGCACTGGACCGGCTGGACCGGGGCGAGATGATCAACCGCATCCTCGGCAACGTGCCGCCGGAAAACCACACGTCGGACTACGACGACGCCATCGACATGATGATGTGGTCCACCGACGACATCGTGGAGCTGACGCAGCAGCAGTTCAAGCAGTACGTCAAGGACGACTGGGGCTGGAAGAACCAGTGGGTCACGTCCAACAGCATGTACCTGGAGGCGTAGCAGCAGCGATGGACCGGCCGTGCTCCCGGTGCGGGAAGGTGGAGCAACTGCGCCGGGGGCTCTGTCACGCCGACTATGAACGTGACCGCCGTGCTGGCCGCATCGAATCGCTGGTGTCGGCACAGCAGACCCGCAACCACCTCGTGTGGTTGCGGGTCAACGGCTGGCGCTACCGGGAGATAGCGCGGGCCGCGGGCATCAACCGCTCCCAGCTGGCCAGGGTGTTCGCCGGGCGCCAGCTGATCAATGTCAAGACGGCCAACCGCATCTGCGCCATCGACCCGACCACCCGCTCCGAGTACATCAGGTTGGCCTGGGACACCCGGCGGGAGAACGCGGCCAGGCGTGCCTGGGACCACAGCTATGAGGGCTTACGGGCGTCGTTCGAGCAGCGCCATCCCGTCGTCGTTCCGGTACCCAAGCCGGGAGAGTGGACGCGCGCCGCGCTGTGCGCGCAGGTGGACAACGAGATGTTCTTTCCGGAGAAGGGGGGCGCCACCCGGCACGCCAAGCGGATATGTCTCGGCTGCGAGGTGCGTGAGAAGTGCCTGGAGTTCGCCCTCGACAACGAGATCCGGCACGGCGTGTTCGGTGGCTTTTCGGATCGGGAACGGCTGCGGCTCGCCGCAGCGCGTCGCGGCCGGGGCAAGGACGGCGGCGCATGATGGGGAGATGTCCAAGATACGTCCCGACGCCCCGGTGTCCATTGGCTGTGCGATCTGCCTCAACACCCGGGGAACGCGCACGCCAGCGACCACGGTGGTGCATGGATACGCTGTTTGTGACCAGCATGTGGAGCTGGCCGAGCAACCTGGGTTCTCCACGTCGCTCATGGAACGCCGGCTTAACCCGCTGTGACCACCGACGTCTTCGACGACACCCCGGAGGGTGCGCCGCCGTTCCCGCGCACGCAGGCCAGCCTGCAGTCCGAGGCGATGCGCAAGCTGCTCACCAGCAACGAGTACCGGGCGCTGCGCAAGCAGTTCCGCTTCGACGAGGAGCACCGCTGGGTGGGCAAGCGCCAGGGCGCTCCGTGCTGGCTGTGCGGCGGGGACATCGACTACCGGCTGTCCTACCCGCACCCGTACTCGTGGAGCCTGGACCACGCGCTGACCGTGAAGGAGCGGCCGGACCTGGCGCTCGACCGCAACAACTTCCGCAGCAGTCACCTGGACTGCAACCGGCAGCGCGGCACCGACGACCCGAAGCTGGACATCGGCAACCCCAGCGAGATTTGGTAGTGGAGTGCGCTGGCGTATATGCCCTGGTGGCCTGCCCAAGCAACCACACCACCCCACCCCCGCACTCCACGCAGCGGCCAAATAAGCGGCTGTTTTTACTGCGCTTTTGCGGTGGCCGCTAGCCCATGGCGGGCTACGAGATCCCCACCGACATCACCAGCGCCCGGTATGCCGGAGCCCTGGTAGCTAACCGAGTTGGGCGCCTCGTCGCGGTTGAGGGCCAGGGACATGGTGATCCCGAGCCCGATGTGCGAGCGGCTGGTGTGCCAGTTGATCAGCGAGCCGCCCCAGCCGATGGCCCGCAGCCGACCCAGCTCCTCGTACAGCTGGTCGACCGTAACTTCCTTGACCGTGAACTCCATGTGTAGTGGGTCCATTACTCCGGCTTCCTCCATACTTCGTCGAAGGCGACCCGCAGGCAGTCCGGGCACACCCACCTCACTTTCACGCGCTCCATGCTGCCCAGCGCATCCCCCACCTCGATCTCCCCGGTGGGGGTTAGGGCGATGTGATCCCGCCAGTGTGTGCAGCTGGGATCGGCGCCGCTGAACGGCGTCTCACTCATGGCTTGGGCAGCTGAATGAGCGGGGTGCCGCCGATCTGGCCCGCACATCCGGCGGCGTCGTTCGGGCGGTGCTGCGCCACCGCCTCCTGGATGCAGTTGAATATCGCGATGGTCAGGTCCGGCTTGGGCTGCGACGCCCGCTGGATCGCCGCGTCACGCTGCTGCTCGGCGGTCTTCACGTCCTGCGCGGCGTTCATCGTCTCCTGCACCTTCTGGTTGTAGGCGTCGATGCGCTGCTGGGTCTGCTGGTCGTAAAAGATGCCCTGAATACGCACGTCGATGATCTCGATGTCCTGGCCCACCGCGCCCTGCAGGTCGGCCTTTACCTCGTTGGCCATCCCCGGCAGGTCCGCGCCCTGCGCCGGTGCCGTCTGCTGCGCCGGTGCCCCCGGCTGGACGGCAGCCGCTGCCGCCAGCACCTGCGGGTTGAACTTGGCGAAGGTCTTGCTCAGCGCTACCTGCTCCTGGCGGTCCACCAGCTGTTGCTTGATGGTGTCGAACACGTCCCGGCCACCGTAGTCCTGGAACAGCTTCGGGGCCGCGCCCTCCCGCAGCCGCCAGTTGAGGTTGGCGTTGACGTAGGCCATCGAGTTGTTCGCCAGCCGCACGCCGATGGCCGCCGGGTTGCCGTTGGCTCCGATGCCCTTGGCGGCGTCGTCGTAGCTGTTGGACTCGAACGCCTGCAACTGGATCGCTTCGCTCAGCTCACTGACCTGATCCCACGGTGCGTGCCAGCACGGGCCCGCACCGCACACGCCGATGGGCCTGCCGAAGTGCGTCTTGATTCCGACGTTGCGGGTGTCCACCCGGTCGTAGGCACTGATGACGGTGCACACCACGGCGAGGAAACCGGCCACGACGAACACCCCGGCACCGACCCAACGGGAGTCCGGGAAGGGCAGCGCGAGCAGAGCCAGCGCGGCCACCACGTACAGGAAGATGGCAACCATGAACCAACCAGGCACTCTATTTCCTTTCTAGAAAGCCCCAGCGCGCGCCGGAGCGGATTCGTGAGACTGTTGACTGGTTAACACCGAAAATGTCGGCTAGCGCCTGTTGGCTCAGGGCCGACGATCTAATTACGAACGCATCGGCAGCGGTGAGTTTTGCGTGACCACGCTGCCGCTTGACCATTTCTCGCATGTTCTGCCTCTGCGTCCCAGCATGTAGATGCGTGGGTTGTACGCAGATGGGCCGGTCACAGGAATGGAGCACCCGCTGCCCAGGAGGAATTGGTCCGTGGTAGATGCGGTAGGAAGCGTGGTGTGCCAACACGTTTTGGCGAGCTACCCAAAACTGCCCGTATCCACCCTCTCGATTTGTTGAGCCAGTCCAGTCCCAGCATCCTTCGCGATCGGATGGAGCAGGCGGTGGCTCTCCTGGCATAAACCAGGCGAACACTTCTGGCTCGCTCAGGCCAACTGGCCGTCGCGGCATGAATAATCCTTTCGTCCCACTCCGGCGCTCTGCCGGATGCAGTTTATTGTACCGCGCTGTTAGAAAGGCTTATGTGACACCCGGAGGGTGTGTTGGCTAGTGCGGCTCCGGCTCCGGTTCGGGCTCTGGTTCCGGTTCTGGTTCTGGTTCAGGCTCCGGTTCTACCGGCGGGTCGACGGGTGGTTCCACCGGGGGCTCGACCGGCGGCTCCACCGGCGGTGCCTCGTCGCCCTGCCGCTTGCCGGTGGGGCGCCCGAGGAAGACGAACTTGCGGCTGCCCTGGATGAGGCCGGGGAGCACGTCGTACTGCACGCCGTTGACGTAGGCCAGCCAGTGCCCGGAGGCGTCGAACTCGAAGTCCTCCCCGGCGCCGATCACCTCGTTGGTCTTCAGCTCGGCCAGCAACACCGGGCCCATGTCACCGGGCTGCCCCAGCGTCCCTCCCTGCCAGAGGAGGCTGTTGTCCTCCTGGCGCCATACCAGCTGTAGACCTTCTCCGGCTCCGGACATCGCTCCACTTCCTTTGTGTCGGTTGCGCTTATCATGCGCCACACCTCTCCGACACACCGTGCGACACGGGGGCGGCGCGGACGAATAATGGGAAACTTGACGGGTGACGGAGTGCTGGAAGAGGGTGCTGGGCTGGCCCGGCTATGAGGTCAGCGACCAGGGCAACGCCCGGTCGGTGGACCGGATGGTGGACGGCAGGTACTCCCTCAACGGCAAGCAGAGCACCCGGTTCATCGCGGGCAAGCCGCTCACCCCGGTGCCGCACAAGAACGGCACGCCTGCGGTCAATCTCTGGCGCGGCAACGTGTGCACCCAGGTTCCGATCCGGCGGCTGATGCTGCTGGCCTTCGTCGGCCCACAGCCGCGGGGCATGGACGCGGTGAACATCGACGGCGACACCACCAACAACGACCTGGGCAACCTGTGCTGGGACTGGAAGATGAGCGACCGGCGGCGCCGGATGGTTGGGCTGCGCTAATGCCCATACGGCCGGAGAACAAGAATCGCTACCCGAAGAACTGGACGGACATCAGCAACTACATCCGGTTTGAACGTGCCGGCGGTCAGTGTGAGTGTGCGGGCGAATGTGGCCGGGGGCATCAGGGACGGTGCCCGAACCGGCACGGCCAGCCCGCGTACAACACCGGCAGCGTGGTCATACTGACCGCCGCGCACCTGGACCACACACCGGAGAAGTGTGGGGAGGACGACCTGAAGGCGATGTGCCAGGGCTGCCATCTGGCCTACGACGCCGACCACCACGCGCAGACGGCACGGCGCACGCGCGAGCGCGAGCTGGCCAAGGCCGGGCAGCTGCCGCTGATCCCGATACTCGACCTACAGGAGCTGGAATGAATGCGTGGGTGGGCGTCTTCTCCGGGGCCATTCTGCTGGCGTTTCTGGTGGCCGCGCTGAGGAGCAGGTCGTGAGCATCGAGGCGTTGCGGGACATCGCCCGCACGGCCGGGGCCGAGCATGAGCAGCAGTACCTGCATGGCGGCTGCCCGGAGTGCGGCATCTTCTACGACCCGGAGTTCCCCTGGCAGCACACGGCCGGATGCAGCCGGGCCACCAAAGCCGAGCCAGCGCGAAAGGAACGCTATGCCTAGCTTCCGTTGCCCGGACTGCGACCAGTTTGTGCCGGTGAAGTGGGATGCCAAGCAGCGATGCTGGAAGTTCTGGCCGCACGGCCCGAATGAGAAGCGGTGCACGGCCAGCGGGAAGCTGGCCCGGCCGCGTGGCGGCGACGCCAGTATGAACACGAAGTAGCGACCATTTGTTTGCCATTAGCAATACTCACTATTATTGCTATAATAGTATTGTCTGGCAAAGCGCCGGGCATGAAAAAAGAGAGGATACTCTTGTAATGAGCACTGAAATTGAGCGTCCGTGGGTTCCCACGGAGCTGCAGCCCTCCAAGAGGCACAATGACGAGGCTGCTCAGCTTCGTATTGCCTTCAGGGAAGCCTGGGAGATCAACCCTGAGAACTTCCAGGGCAAGCAGACCTCGGCGGACAATGATGAGTCGACACGCCTGGGCCTCATGGGATCGGTGGCGTTCGACAAGGCGGACGTTGCCCGGTTGCTCAGCAACCACATACGGAGTGCACATCCAGACTGGTCGACAGCAGCGCTGACCCCAGCCGCAATTGCGCGCCGCATCCACTGGGCCGCCGACGACGCTGGGGTGGCCCGGAATGCGATCATCGCCGCGAAGGCCGAGTACAAGTCTGTCGAGGCCCAGCCGGTGGACGAGCCGGGACCAGACTCCGATGGCGAGAATGAGTCGCCGGAGAACCCGGAGAGCTAAGGCCTGGCGGCGGGGTGGGTGCGGGTGTCAGCTCGCGCCACCCCGCAACCGGAAGGAGGGTTAATGGATATCGAGGAGTTTGTCCGGATCGAGAAGCGGATCGACGCCGCTGTTGAGCGTCAGGCCGAGGCGGAGGTATTGCACGCAGACGCCGTTCGAGAGGAGCTGCGCGCCCGTTGGGAGTCGGGAAGGGAGATGCTGGCCGAGCGCAAGGGGAAGCAGCTACCCAAGGGGAGGCTGGACAAACTAGTCGAGGCCACCGGCAAGAGTCAGCGCGAGCTGGGCTACCGGATGCAGTTTGCTGAGCGGTATCCCACCGAGGATGAAGTTTGCAGCGCGTTGCAAACTTTCACATCATGGCGGCAGGTGTGTAAGAGTTTGCCGAAGCTGAGTGATGCCAAGCCGCCGGCACCGAGGCCGCGCAAGAAGTCTGAGGAGATACAGCCCGAGGTGGCCGCTAAGCTAGACGCTGCCGCGAGGGAGGGCACCAGACTCAACGTCACAGAGACGGCCGCAGAGTTGGGGACATCGACAATGCCGGTGCGGGAAGCCTTACTCCGTGAGGAGGGTAGGGCCGAGGGGAGGGCCGAGGCGGGGCCGCTGGCTTGGGACACAATCCCGGGTAACCAGCGCGACAAGCTGGACAGGGCGAAGGCTTCCATTCGCCGGGAACTTGAGCGGGAGTTTCGCGCCCGGCTACTGGCGGAGGTCGACCAGTACAAGGCCCAGTGTGATGCCAACGTCGCAGCCTACAAGGCGAAGCTCAATGTCGATGCTCAGCGTGAGAGGGCTCAGCGGGACGAGGAGCGGAAGCGCTACCAGTTGACCATCGAGGTCTACCGCGCCAAGGGTCTGATCACGCCGGATGAGTACAACATCATCCGGTCCTGCCTGCACCCGGACAGCCGCGGCTCGGTGACCGACGAGAAGTTGGCGGCAGCGTTCCGCGTGTTCAATGATTCACGGATCAGGACGCTGCTTGTCAAAGAAAAGTAGCGACCATTGGTTTGCCATTAGTATGTGCTAGAGTAATGCGTGTTCTACCGGGACTTGTCGGTACCTGGTGCTAACGTCAAACGCATGTCACATCCAACCATACTGCCTGGTACGCCCGAGCACTCTCGACTGATTTCACCATCCAAGATTCCCTCTATTTGCGGTATTTCCCGTTGGGAGTCTCAATACACCTGCTGGCACCGCATGAAAGGACTGCTGGACCCGAAGCCGCCGCAGGACATCTTCACCGTTGGCCTGGCGTTCGAGCCCGCGCTGGCCTACCTGTGGAAGTCGGAGAATCCCGGCTGGCGGCTCTCACCCGGTGAGGTGCAGTACGTCACCGACCGGTTCGGCTTCCCGGCCTGTGCCACCATCGACCGGCGGGCCAGTAGGGGCAAGGCGCGCAAGGTGGTCGAGTTCAAGATCGCCCACCACACCGACGAGTGGGGCGACGTCAATCTTGAGGGCGACTGCCCGACCGACTACGCCCTACAGGTGATGGCGCAGATGGTGCTCACCGGCCTCTACAAGCAGAACGCCGACCTGATGGTGATGGGCCCGTTCTTCAAGCACCGCACCTACCACGTCAAGTACGACGAGGCGGTGGCCCGGTGGATGATCCAGGAGTGCCAGCGGTTCTACGCCAGCCTGGACGGTGACGTGCCGCCGGACCTGGACGACAGCACCAGCACCTACGCGGCGGTGCGTGAGCTGCACCCGGACATCACGCCCGGCCTGAAGGTGGAGATACCCGAGGCGCTGGCGCAGGACTACCACACCGCACACGCCGAGAGCAGTGCGGCCGAGCGCACGCTGCGCGGCCTGAAGTCGAAGATCCTGGCCACCGTCGGCAGCGCGCAGTACGTGGTGTGCAACGGCGAGGTGGTGGCCGCCCGGCAGCCGCACGCGAGGGGCGGCGTGGCGCTGGTGAGGAAGCCATGAGGGAGTACTACAACACCAACCGGGAGAGCGGGGACACGCTGGCCACCAGTGTCACCCAGGCACGCAACCAGCGGCTCACCATCCTGGCGTTCTTCGAGCGCCACCCGGACACCCTCTTTGCGCCGCACGAGATACAGCGCCGGGTGTTGCCCACCGCGCCTCTCACGTCGGTGCGCCGGGCCATGACGAACCTGACCGAGGAGGGCCGGTTGGAGAAGACCCACGAGATGGAGCGCGGCAGCTACGGGAAGCAGGTACACCGCTGGCGGCTGCGCCAGGAGGAGTCCGAGTACCTGTGGTGATTAGCACTCTGCGTTGGCGGCTGCCAAGTTCTATGAGTTTTGTAGGTAACGACCGGATTACGGGCGTAGGTTCTCACTACCTCGACCTGTTTACCTGGTCGTCGCCCATTAAAAAACGTCACCGCATACGGCGGTGGAGTGAGAAAGGGTGATGAACAGTGTCAGAGAACACCACATCGGAAGTGGCGCCTGTTAGCCAGGAGCCCGAGTTTACCGTTGCTGAAATTACCGAGCCGACCACCGGCGCACTGCGCCGGCTGGAAGCCGAAGTGGCCGCGCTGGACAAGGCGTACCACTGGGCCAAGGCGATGAGTAAGACCACGATGGTGCCCGAGCACTTCCAGTACAACCACAAGCCACGGGGTTGCACGGACCCGCTGGGCGAGGTAGCTACCTACAACCTGGCCGCGGCGGTCATGTACGGCATCGAGATCGGCCTGTCTGCCATGCAGGCCGCGCAGAACGTCTTTGTCGTGCACGGCAAGCCCGCCGTCTACGCCCGCACGATGGCCGCACAGGTGCGTGCCGCCGGGTACGTCATCGAGCCGGTGGAGGAATCCGACGAGCGGTGCGTGTGGAAGGGGCTGCGCGACGGCACCTGGGCCTTCTCGGAATGGAGCATCGAGCGCGCCGCGCAGGCGGGTTACACCGCCAACGAGCGGTACACGAAGAACCCGCAGGAGATGTTGCGCGCCAAGTGCATTGCCGAGGTGTGCCGCATCAAGTACCAGGACGTGCTGCTGGGCATGGCGTACAGCGTGGAGGAGTTGCAGCTCGAAGAGTCCACCGTGCAGCGGGTGGTTCGCCAAGGCCCACGCGGCACCTCCGCGCTACGTCAGCTGGCCTCGATGAGCAATGACATAGCCGCCGCGCCCGAACCTGCCGCTGGCCCAGAGCCCGAGACTGAGCCAGCGCCAGAGGGCAACGCGCCGAGCAGTGAGCAGCTTATCGAAATCCGCAAGCTCTACAAGGCCAAGGGCTTCACGGGGCAGGCCATGCTGGACGAGCTGACGCAGTACCTGCAGCGCGAGGCGCCCATCACCAGGCTCACGTTCCTCACCTTTGACGAGGCTGCCGACGTGATCGCGCACCTGACCGAGCCGGTGGCAGATGCGTAACGGACAAACGGTTACGAATGCGGCGTACACGCGGTACGCTACTAATGGCAAACATTGCGCAGGAGGTGTTAGTACCTATTACTGAAAGAAGCCGCGGCGCCGGGAGTGAGAGTCCTAAGCGCCGCGGCTTCTTTTCATCCATCCATACAAGAGTGAGGATACCAGAGATGCGTTTAGAAGAAAGCGCAACACTCAATGTGGTTTAACGTCGATGACAAGCTACACAGTTCTCCCGGCTGCACCATGCTTCCTAAGCGGTCGCGCGCCCATGCCATAGGTGTGTGGACGCTCTGCGGCAGCTGGTCGTGCGATCACCAGACCGATGGTTACGTGCCCGATGAGGTATTCGAGGGCTTCGGTGGCACCCCACGGATTCGGCAGTATCTGACCGCCGCCGCGTTCCTCCGCGACGACTGCAGTGAGGTTGTACTTACGGCGCAGTCGTGCCGTATCCGAAGTGCAGACAAGGTACAGGCCGAGCGCAGTGCAACTGCAACGCGAGTGCATAACCACCGCACTCGCACCAAGAATGGCGTTGACCTGGGGGAACAGGTCGGCGTAACGCCGTTACATGGTGAGAGTGGTAACGGTGCTGGGCCTCCGTTACCTGGCCCCAGTGGTCGTGGTTATGGGAATGGTTTGGTAACTAACCCACCACCTTCTCAAGCTGAGTTGTTACCTAAGTCGGGTACGGCACTAGCGCGACCGACGATGGACATTTCCCGGCTGTGCGGCAACGACCCACAGCCGCCGCAACCGCCGCCGCCCGACCGGCACATCCCGGCAGAGGCCAACGAGCTGGTCAAGGCGGCGGTGCCCGCCTCGGTGTGGGGCAATCAGAAGACCCGCTGGGGTCTGCTGACGCAGACGGCCACGCTGCTCAACGGCGGTGCCGACGAGGCCGACGTGCGGGCGGCGCTGCAGACGTGGGTGTCGACGCCGGATGTCTACCCCGGCCATCTCCCGCACATGATGACCGAGGTCATCAAACGTCGCACCAACGGCAGAACGCTGCAGGGTGCCGATAAGAAGGCTGCCGATTGGCAGTCACTCAAGAGAAGGGATACCGAATGATTACCCGTAACAACGTCATCGACGCGCTGACTAAGTGCTCGGGCTACAACGCTCGCAACACGCCGGTTCCGAGCGACATCGTGGTGGAGGCGTGGTTGGAGCATTTCAGTCAATTCCCCGATGTGACCGGTCAAGACCTACTGGACGCGGTTCGTGATTACTTCACCAGAGAGCATGACGACCGGCTAGTTGAGCCGGTCACCATAGGCATCCTGGCCCGCAAGTATTCCGTAGACCGGGTAGAGCGCAGCGATCTGGATTCTGCGGAACGGCTGGCGCATGAGGCGCTGTGTGACTCCAAGGCTGCTGAGGAGGACTTGGCCATCGAGTCGGCTGCAGCCATCCACCGGCATGCCGTCGAGAGCTACGCCCAGCGGTTCGGGATCAGCGGCGCCGAGGCCGAGGCGCGGATGAAGCGCAGCATGGACGCCCGCAACGAACTGGACGCCAAGGCCATCGAGGTGGCCCACCGCCGCCAGTCAGCCCCACCGGCTCCGGTGCCGTGCCCGGACTGCGGCAGCACCGCCGTGCCGTGCCCGTGCGAGGCCGACAGTGTCGGCTGAGAAGCCGCTGGCCGCTGCGTGCATCCAACCCGCTGCGCAGCGGCCAGCCCACCCCCGAAACGCCCCCACCGTCCACGAGGAGTCGAACAATGACGTGCTGTGTATGCCTGAGTAATTACGCGGGGCCGTGCTCCATTTGCCCGGAGTGCCTGCTGACGATTTATCCCCACGGTGCGACCCACTGGCTGCGGCAGAGCTTCCGCAACCCGCTGGCCCCGGCGATGCCCGAATTGACACTGGCCAAGCCGCTGCTCCCGCTGTGAATATGCTGTACCGCGCTACCGCATAGCGTGGTACAATGGTGCGGTAACCGCTACGGCAGTACGCCGAGCAAAGCTACACGCAGGAGATGGCAGAAATGGGAGAAGGGGAGACCCCGCAGTTTGTTGCGCGCTACGCCAGCCAAGTCGTCACCGGCACCACCTTCGCCGAGGTAGGTGACACGCTGGCTGAGCGTGGTTTCGACATGGCACGCGCTACGGCTACCGCCCAGGGCGTTCTGTTGGTGCCGCATACCGACCGCAGCCGCCAGGCAGCACATCTGTATCAAGAGCTGGTGCCGGTGGAGCAGGCGCCCAAGCCGGTGATCCCGGTGCAGCTGGACGTGGCCACGGCGATGCTGGCCGGCGCCGAGGTCGAGTCCGGGTTCCGTGACGGCGCGGCACTGGCCTGCCGTGACTGCGGTGCCGTGCATCCCGAGGGGGTGGTCTGTGTCATCCCGATCATGTACGAGATGCAGTGCTGCACCGAGCGCACCTACCCGCACCACGGGCCGCATGAGCACCGTGTCAACGGCAGGGTGACACACCGCTGGGTGGAGGAGTTGGTCATCACCGACCTGGCTTTCAACGGCTATCAACCAATAGATGAGGAGGAGATGGGATGAGCAGTGCCTACCGACTAGAGGAGCAGTACACGGCGTGCAGCCGGGGCTGCTTCGCGTGCGGCCCGTTCGGTGAGCGGTTCTACAACCATGAGGGCACCGGCTGCTGCGGCAGCACGAAGTGCGATGGCACCGCGTGGAGTCGGCAGCTTAGCCAGTGGCTCAAGGTCGAGCGGCAGGTAGCCCTCCCGCTGTGGTGCGCGGCCGAGAAGGAGTGGGGTGAGCGGCTGGCCGCGTGGGTGGCTGCCGAGCAGGAGTACCTCGCGGAGCTACGCAGCCGCCCCGCCGCCCGCGTGCGCCATGTACGGCGCGAGGAGCAGTTCGACAAGGATCCGCAGAAGGTGCGCGCCCAGCAGAAGGCGCGATGAGAAACCTCGGCGGGGTGTCCCGCCGATGTGGCCCCCGGCGGGGCTGGGTCTTGGAGCTGCCATCTTCTCCCTGGTCCCGCCGGGCTGGCCGGAAGGAGCAGCGTGACCGAAACCCCTGAGTTCGACACCCTCGTCAACGCCGAGGGCAAGTACCGCTGGGTCTACAACAACCCCGTCACGGGTGAGCAGCGGGTGGGCCCGAAGCTGCACAAGACGAAGGCCCTCGCCATCCGCGCCGGGAAGGAATGGCTGGCGACGAGGAAGAAGAAGTGATCCCCGCAGTCGGGGCCACCGTGCGGGTCACGGGCATCATGCCCGACGACCCGTGCCCGATGGAGGTGGGTGCCACCGGCACCGTGCTCGGCATCGGTGCCGAGATACAGGGCCGCACGCAGATCGACGTCAAGTGGGCCAACGGGCGCACGCTGTTCCTGCTGGACACCGACCCGTTTGTGGTGCTGGATGAGTGACTTCATCGAGTGGGAGATCGAGGAGCCGGTGGTGCCGCCGTGCATCAACTGCGATGCGCCCGGCGATGTGCCGTGCGACGAGGACTGCGAGAACAAGGATTTCCGGGATGCCCAATTTGAGGAAGGCGAGGAATGAGGAAACAAATGGATAGCCAGGAGCTGATCGCCACGATGCTCTCCCACGGTGACGTCAACGGCGCGGCTGCGGTCTTCGCGGCCGAGGTGCACAACCAGTTCCAGACCGACGACCTCAATGATGCGGTCCGGATCATCAACGAATGCCTGCCGGACGACCCGCAGCTGCGCCGCAACGTCATCGCCAGGATGCCGAAGATAGAGGTGGTGCCCGGTACGCCGGACCAGCCCGAAGCGTGATTACGCTCTGCCCACTCTGCGACGGCACCGTCACGGTGTTCGCTGACGGCAGAATGGCCAGCCACCGCACCAGCACGGGTGAGCGCTGTGCGCTCAGTCAGCGGGTGGCACCGCCGTGGGACGAGCGCAACACCCGCGAGGCGGTGCCGGGGCGCAGCGGCGGGCGGTGTGAGTGGTGCAAGAAACGGCGTGCGACCGAGATGCACCACCGCAAGAACCGCAGCCAGGGGGGTGAGTGGAACCCGGCCAACATCCTGCACCTGTGCAACGAGTGCCATCGCCGCTGCACCCTCAACCGCAGCTGGGGCCGTGCGCTCGGCCTGGTCGTCCGGCAGTACGAGAACCCGGAAACGGTGGTGGTGGTGTGCGAGGACCTGACCACCTTTCAACCCACGTCGATGGTGACGAGAAAGCGGGGGCGCCGATGAGGGGTATCGGCGTGCGGCAGCGCGCGATCCTGACCGCGATGGCCCGGCACGGCGGCGTCTGGCCAGCGGACTGGAAGATCCGCTACGACGAGCGGGCGGTGTTCGACAGTCTGGAACGCCGCGGTGCCATCGAGCGGGTGGATGCGGTGACGCCGTTCGACCGGGACTTCACCTACCAGTTCACAACCGAACCGCAACGAGAGAGGGAGAGGGTCTATTGATCGGCGACGAATTGTTTGCCTGGCAGGTCCAGGAGCCCGATGGCCGGTGGTCGATGGTGGCAGCCGGTATCGACTCCGATACGCAGATGCCGTTGATCCACCGCAGCCTCGACATCATGGAGAGGTTTCGGCCCATTGCGGAGCTGCACGCGAGGACGACGAACCAGCCGCTGCGGCTGGCAAAGTTCTCGCTGGCGACCGTGTTGGAGGGGCCGCGTGAGTGACGACTGGCTGCCCACCAACGAGGCGATGGCCTACCTGGGCGTGAAGCAGGCACAGAGCATGCCGATGTGGACGAACCGGCCACCGGCCAGCCGCCGGTCCGTCTCGCCCGGACGGGTGACGTACAAGCCCATCCGGGTGCAGAAGCGGGGCAACCGGAAGTTCTACTTCAAGCCCGATCTGGATGCCTACCTGGCGTTCCAGTCGGCTCGGGCCAAGAGCCAGGCGGCGCTGGCGCTGCATAAGCCGGTCCGGGTCTGCGCCGCGTGCGGCAAGCGGTGGCCGTGCCAGGAGTACAGGCAGGCCGAGCGATGAACTACGGACTGGCCGGTACCAGTGCCTCGATGCTGGAATCCATCCGGGTGGAGCGCCGCTGCTGGGCCAACTCCAACAAGTCCGTCGCGCTGGCGTGCTTCGCCGTGCGCTGGCACACGCCGGGGCACCAGCTGGTCACCGACCAGAAGTCCTTCGACTTCGGCGAGCTGATCGAGCTGCCGGATGGCAGTGTGCCCATGCTCACCGCCATCTTCGACCCGGATGCGGAGCCGCCGGACAACGTGATCCTGGCGCACGTCTACCTGCTGCGGGTCAACGCGGACGACGGGTTCCCGGACGTGGTGGCCCGGCTGATCGTGCAGACCGAGCGCACCGAGCCGGACCAGCCGTTCGTGCTGAGCGGAGAGCTGGCCGAGAGCGGCGACAACATCTACCCGCTGGAGATCCACGAAGCACCCGTACCGGAGAGGGACCAATGAACCTGCCGCTGCCCTACGATGCCGAGTTCGCGTTCTGGCAGGCGTGCGCCGGGTCGTTCGGCGCCTGGGTGCCCGTGCAGCCCGTGTACGAGCACGCCGACATTTGGGACCGGCTGGTGGACCCGATCTTCGAGCGCCCGATGTACTTCGACCGGCAGGGCACGCCGATCACCATGCGCCAGTGGGCGCTGCTGCGGCAGCGGGGGCTGGACCCGGACGGCCACTTCGGGCCCAACTCCTACGTGCGCATCGGCGAGGACAAGATCGACGCCACCACCACCGTGTCCACGGTGTGGCTGGGCATGGACCACGGGTTCAACTACGGCATGGTCGAGCACTACCGTCCGGTCATCTTCGAGACCATGATCTTCGGCGGTGAGTACGACGACTACATGCGCCGGTACTGCTCCGAGGAGGAGGCGCGGGCGGGCCACGACGAGGCGGTGGGCGATCTGCTCGTCTGCCTGGAACCGTGGTGGCGGCGCGGCTTGGATCGCGATGAGTAATGGCCAGAATCCTGGTCCACCCCCAACGTGTCGCCCGCTATGGCGACCACTATGCGCTGGGAACCCGGTGGCGCTGGTGGCGCTGCCGCCTGTTGCCCGACGAGCGCAACGAGCTGCTCTACCAGTCCTACGACGACCCGATGCAGCCGCGCGAGGCCAGCGTCATCTTCAACCGCGACGACCCGGTGGAGTTCGTTGACCCGCCGGCCGTGGTCATCACCGTGCTGTACCCGGAGCTTCAGGACATCAACTACGGCAGCGGCGCCCTCACCACCATGATGACGCGCGGGCCGAGTGCCGAGTGCGACCTGGTGTGGCACCAGTGCCCCGGCCCGCGCTGGATGCCGCTGCCGGGCGACACCTGCCAGCTGGGGGAGTACCGGATCGAGTCGGTGGATCCCGGCAGCCGCCGCCCGCGCCACAGCACGCAGATGCTGCGGCACCCGCACCTGCCGGTGCTGCCCGCTCCGGAGGTCACCAGCAGTGTTGAGGAGACGGTGGCGCTCACCCGCCAGCAGATCGCCGCCATGTACGACGTGCCGCTGGCGGTGATCGCGCCCGAGCAGGTGGCGCCCAGCTCGTCGCTGGACGCCTACCTGGACGCCATGCTGCGCGGCGTGGAGGAGTTCCGGGCGAACCAGATGCGCAACCCCACCATCGTGCTGATCAACCTGGAAGACTACCGGCGGATAGTGGAACTGGCGCGGCAGCGGGCTGAGCTGCTCTCCTTCATGGGCAACCCGCCGCAGGACCTGATCGGCGACCGGCTGACCGTGTTCGGCTTGGAGGTGCGGGCCGAGCGGCTCATCCCTCCCGGCCAGGTGCTGCTGATCGGTGAAGGAGGTCGCACCACCGTCACGGTGCGCCCGGACTACGCCCCCGGCGGCGTGCGTCCCCGGCGGATGCCGCCGTCAGCCGGTGTGCGTGCCAAGCAGTCCCTCTACCTCAACCCCGAAGACCAGGTGCTCGACGACATCGACCTGCTCGTCAATGAGCAGGTGCGCGGTGGCCCGGTGGACGACTACCGGGTCGACCGCTACCCGAAGTGCAAGCACTGCCCGCACCAATGGCACGGGCTGTGCTGCGAGCACTGCGACTGCCTGGGCGAGTTGGAGGAGGAGGTATGAGGGCACTGATCGGCGCCACCGCCGTCATCGGCTTGGTGGCCGTGGTGGCGGGGTGCGACGACGACAGCATCACGGCGCAGTGCGTGCAGGAGGACGGGCACTACTGGTGGGGGGATCACCCGACGGTGGTGCGCGATGAGGACTGCACCAACCACGTCGCCGACGACAACGGGTTCTTCGTGTGGGGTGGCCATCAGTACCGCTACTACTACGGCAGCCGGGGCTCTCTCGGCTCCCGCCCGATGGGCGGCTCCCTGGCCTACCCCGGCGACGAGGACGAGGACGGCTACGCGCCCTCGGTGCGCACCGGCTCCGGCAAATCCATCACCCGTGGCGGGCTGGGAGGTGCCGGGGGGCGGCCCAGTGCGGGCGGGTAACCCACCACACCAGGCACCCGCCGTACTCCACGTAGGGGGCAAATAAGCCGGTGTTTTTTTGGCCTGCCTAGCTGGCACTATGCGGCCAGCGGCTAGGCCTCCATGTGCAGCTGCTGAATCAGCGAGATCTCGTACGGTTGCAGGTGCCCGCGGGTCGCCACTGTAGTCGTCATGGTGGCCGGCGACTTGACCCCGCGCAGCTTCATGCACGAGTGCTCGGCGGTGATTAGACAGGTGGCCCCGGACGGAGACAGCATGTGCATGAGGGAGTCCACCACCTGCTGCCCGATCCGCTCCTGCACCTGTAGCCGGGCGGCGTAGGCGTAGACCAGCCGGGTGAGCTTGGACAGGCCGACGATGCGCTGGCCGGTGTGCGGGCGGTAGGCGACGGTGGCGCGGCCGAGGATGGGCAGCAGATGGTGCGCGCACGTGCTCTGTACGTCTATACCCGCCTGGACGATGAGCCCCGGATCGCGCGGCGCCGGAAATGTCGTCTGAAGGTAATCCTCTGGATTCTCCTGGTAGCCCCAAAGCTGGTCCTTGAGCGACTTGGCCACGCGAGCAGGAGTGTCGGCGGTGTGCTCGCCCTCGTCGACCCCCAGCGCGTCGAGAAGGAGCTTGACCGCGCTCTTGACGTCATCGGTTTCCACAACGCATCTCCTGGTCCGCGTCGTTGTGCGTGAACAGTTGGTTGCGCTTGGTCACCGCCGCCAGCTCGGCGGCTCCCTTACTGGCGTACCGGCCGAGGTAGTAGGTGTGGTGGTTGTGCCGCACCACCGCCTCCCACGCTCCCCGGTGCCACCGCACGCCCCGGACCTGTGAGCGGCTGTTGCGCCGCTCCCCGGCCAGGTTCTCCATGTTCTGCTTGTGCGTCACCGGCCGCAGGTGGTCCGGGTTCACGCAGATCTTCGGGCAGTGCCGGTGGTGGTCCACCAGTCCGGTCGGCGGTGCGCCGTGCACGAAGGCCCAGGCGTTGCGGTGCGCCTGCCAGGTGCCGAACACCCGGTTGTCGAACTTCCCGTAGCCGCGGCCATCCACGCACGCCGTCCACAGCCAGCATCGGGTTCCCAGCACCGGGTTGATCGGACCCTGCTTGTTCACCTTCGCCCAGAACCGTTCGGCCGGTGTCACGGCGCCCGCCCGTGTAACGTCGCGCCGGTGATCCGTTGGCTGCGTTCCCTTTTCGACTCCACCATCAGGTTCCTCGTTGGTCGCCGAACGCCAGTATTTGCAGCCGGTGCGAGCAGTTCACCCGTAGCCGGATCGATTCCTCGACAATGGCGCCGAATGACTCCTGGAGGTGAGCGGTGTCGGTACCTTCCGGCATCATCCAGACATTCCACCTTGGCCAGCCGTGCCGGTCGGCCAGCGACACGGCTTCTTTGACGTCCTGTGCGTTGCGCACCACGAACTTCAGGCAGGTGAACCGCAGCTTGATGTGCTGCGGCCACTCGGCCAGCTCGGGATTCTGGCCCGGCTTGTGCGTGGTGTTGGAGAGCTTGGGCGAGATGGAGTAGTGCCGGACGAACGTCTGCGTAGCCTCGCTCGGCGCCAGCGTGCCGTTGGTTTCCACCGAGATGAACTTGTCCTTGCCCGCCAGTGCGCGCAGCAGCACCTCCCACTCCGGATTCTTCTGGTGCATCAGCGGCTCGCCGCCGGTCAGGATGACCTCGTTGACCTCCGGGTCCACCAGCCGCACGATGCTGGCCGGGCTCATCCGGGTGATCTCCTCTTTCAGGTCGTAGAAGCGGGAGTCCCAGGTGTATGCCGAGTCGCAGACCCAGCCGCCCGCGTAGCCGCAGGAGAGGTTGCAGCCGCCGAAGCGGATGAACGCGCACAGGCGGCCGGCGCGCGGCCCCTCGCCCTGGATGCTGGTGAACGCCTCCACCACCGGCAGCGTCATGTGCCCGCACCCGTCAGCACGACGTGCGGCAGCGGCCCGGAGTCGGATATCGACGGGAACCAGGTGGCCGTGTTGTCCGGCCCCTCCCGCAGCTCGACCGAGAGCAGCGGCGCCTTGGGCAGCGCGCGTCGGCTGTGCTTGGCGATCTCGGCGGCGATGGCCTCGGTGGTGGGCTGCCCGATCAGCGCGTAGTACTTCAGCTTCCCGGCGCGCAGGTAGCCGATGAACTCGTCCTCGCGGTCGATGATGAACCCGTGGTCGAACAGCGTGGCGATCATCGCGCGCAGCTTCTCTTTGACGGCGCCGAACTCCAGCGGGTCGCCGACATCCTGGGCGTAGGTCCAGGTGACGTGGAAGGTATGGCCGTGGATATTACGACATTTGGCGCCCGGCCCGGTGAGCCCGAGGATGCGATGCCCGGCGGCGAAGTGGGTACGTACCGAAATGGTGCTCATGAGTACACCTGCTCTCCCCGTGCCAGCTTGGCCACGGTCTCGATGTGCTGCGGATGGCCGTCCACCAGGTACAGGATCGGGCCGGTGAAATCCTCTGCCCAGCCGCCGAGGCGACCCCACTTGGGCGACGGCACCGGGTTGTGCCGGTGGAAGTAGCGCAGCTGCTGCTCCTGCACGCTGGCCGAGAGCGCCGATAGCCGCACCATCATCAGCCGGTTGTGCGGTGCGCTGGTGGAGACTTCGCTCGGGTTCACCCCGTAGTGATCGCGCAGCAGGCACGCGATGTCCTGGCTGTAGGTGCCGCGCCCGTTCAGGTCGATGCTGTGCACCTTGCCCTGCCGCTGCGGGTCGCGCAGGTGCAGCCGCCCGTAGCGGTAGCTGGACCCCCAGCCGGAGGAGTCCACACTGAAGAACGGCAGCCGCAGGTGGCTCTTGTTGGCCAGCCCCCAGCCGTGGAACCGGACGTGCGGGTGGTTGTCCCGCGCGTACTTGAAGCAGGCCACCATCCACCGGAACTTCTCCTGGATGCCCGCGTCGACCAGCGCCATGCCGCCCAGCCCGATGAAGTCCACGCCGCGCTCGACGTAGTAGTCCATGGTTTCCGGCCGCTCGCGCAGGTGGATGGTGGGTACACCGGGGATACCGGCGTCCACCATCTCGTTCCAGTTGTACTTGCTCGTCTCGGCGTTGCCGGTGATGTCGAGGCTGGCGATCCACGAGATGCGGTGGTGGTACATCTGCGCCCACGTCACCAGGTTCCTCGTCTCCACCGGCTTGCCCAGCGTGCGCAGGCTGACGGCGCCGGAGTCGGCGGCGATCCGGCACGGGGCCAGCCTGTCCAGGTCGTACTTGTGGTAGTACGCGAAGGACACCAGCAGGTTGCGCGGCGGTGCGATGGTCACGGTATCGCCCAGCTGATGTCGTCCGGCAGGTGCAGGTCGTCGGGCAGGTCCACGTCCTTGCGCCCGCTGATCACCACCGTGCCGTAGAAGTGCACCCAGCCGTTCACCGGCTCCGTGCGCCCGCTGGGGTTCAGTTCGTGCCACAGCTTGGTCGCGGTGTCGTTGCGCGGCGGCATTGCGCCACTCCAGATGTGGGTGTACCAGAACAGCACGTTGCCCACCTCGGTGCTGGCGCTGTCCAGGTCGGCGCCGATGATGCCCTGTAGCCGCTGCACGAAGCCGGTCAGGTCGAAGGGCTGCACCTCCAACGGACCGAGAATGGGGTGGATCACCAGCGCCAGCATCATCGCTTCAGCAGCTCGCGCATGACCTCGGGCTTGCCGTAGGCGAACTGGTACAACTTCCAGCGGCTGCGGGTGGTGGCCGCGGTGGGTTCCCTGTCGTTCTCGTGGTCGAACGACCAGGCGATGCCCTCCACCCGTTCCACCGCCGCCAGTGTCTCGGCGGCTGCCTTGAACGCCTTGTCCTCGTAGCCCCACACCGCGCCGAAGCGCTCGTCGTAGCCGCCCAGCCACCAGAACAGATCGGACGCGCACACCAGGATGCCGCCGGCCGCGTCGTACTTGGTGAAGCACGGTTCCACCACGTACAGGTCGTCCAGGTCGTAGGCCACCGCCTCGGCTGGCATCGCCCGGTAGCGGGTGAAGGGGTAGACCACGGCACCGCCGTTGGCCAGGTCCACCGCCCGCCGCAGCGCGGGCATCTCACACACCGTGTCGGCGTCCGCGATGATGACGATTTCCGCCGCCGCCGACTTCACCGCGTTGTTGCGCGCCTGGCTGCGGTGGAAGGGCTGCGTGGGTTCGCTGTCGCCGAGGTAGACCGGGTAGTCTGCCCAGAACTCCATGGCGCGGTAGAAGGCGGGCAGCCGGGTGGGCTGCGCCCGCCACGGGATGCAGACGGCAACCCGCATCAGATGCCCAGCAGGGCGTTCATCGCCGTGGTGTCGTTCTCGAACTCGTCCCGGTGCTTCTTCCACGCCGCCAGCGTCGGGGTGTCCACCACCAGCAGCAGGCGGCTCATGAAGTCCTCGTCGCCCAGCGGGCCACCCGCTTCGTTCTCCAACTCGTCCAGGTCCGGCGCACCGGCCAGCATCTCCTGCAGCATCTGCACGTAGTCCTCGTCGAAGCCGGTGCCTTCCAGGGTGTCGATCTTGAGCAACACCTCCAGCAGGGCTTCCATGTCCGGGCCGGGGCCAAGCTCGGCAATCCTGTTGTCCGCCAACAGGATCTTGCGTGCGCTCGTCTCGTCGGCATCCACCATGTCCACCCGTAGTGTCTTGAGTTTGAGGCCCTTGGCCGCCTGCCAGACGTGGTGCCCGGCCAGGATGGTGCCGTCCTTGTTGACCACCACGCTGCGGTACTGGCCGTGCTGTTCCAGGCTCTCGGTAATGGCGTTCACGTCGCCACGGTTCGGGTTCTCCGGGTGTGGATGCAGCTTGCCGACAGGCATTTCCTTCTGGCCCATGAATGTGACTGTCACAGGGGCAGCGTAGAGCTAACCCTCGATTCACCATGCGCGCCACGCCTGTTTGGAATCGGTTCGTCACATTGCCGTTTGTAGACACGCACAAGAACTGGGACAATTGGTGGTATGTCCGAACAGAGCCAGGCGTACCTCGACATCGTGGGTGGTGTCGAGCGCAGCTGGCCGCGTGCCTATGACGGCGTGATCGCGCTTGTTTGCCCGAACTGCGGTGCCGACCCGATGGAGCTGTGCACCAACCCGATCACCCGGTTGCCGCGCAAGTCACCCTGCATCCTTCGGGTGGCCCGCGGCTGTGGCTGACCGCTTACCGTCGCCCTCCCATGGGCGCGGCTTGCGCAGTATCGCCTCCTTGTAGACCAGCACCACGCCCGGCACCGCATCGGCCACGCGCTGCGCGACCATGCGGTGCCAGCTGGCGCTGAACTTCCCGCCGTTGTCCAGCTTGCGCTTCGGGTCGCTGCGGTACTCCTCGTCGGTGCGGTAGACGGAGAGCGTGGCCTCGCCGCTGCTGCGGGTTTTCAGCAGGTCCTGGTACTTGGCCACCAGGACGGAGACAACCTGGGCGGTCTCCTCGTACACATCGTCCAGGCGCCCGGCGAAACGGTTGGGGATGTCCTCGCCGCCGTTCTCCATCCGGGACAGGCGACGGCCATCGCACATCAGGTAACGCGCCATCCACCCCTGGGACAGACCGAGATACTCGCGCATGGATCGGAACTCGGCGCCGGTGATGGCGGGCAGCGTTTCGGTCATGGCGTCACGGTAGCTTTCGCGCGGTGAGACACCATCTTGCCGTCCTTGCGGACCCGGACCCAGGCCCCGCACATCGGGCACTCCATGGTCCAGGCACCGTGCGGCGCCCTCAGTGTAAGTTGTTGCGGTCCAGGACAAATCGGTCGTTGCGGCATGTCAAAACCCCTTCTCAGCCCCGGCGCTCTGCCGGGCCCAACCCTGAATATACCACAGCGCGGTGTGGTATAATAACGGTATGGCGCAAACGGGTGTGGTGTCGGCAGGTGGCTAACAAGCCGAAGCCGCCGCCCGACGTGGAGGAGCACTGGCGCAAGGTGCTCCGTGAGGCCACCGTCGAGCTGCAACGCAAGCGCGCCGAGGCATTGCGGGCCGAGCATTTCCAGCGCATGTGCGTGCGCGATTCGTTTGACGCCGGCCTTTCCGTGACGCCCATTCGTGAGGAAACCGGGCTGACGGTGAGTCGCCTGTACCAGATCAAGCGGGGCACGCGAGGGGGGTCCGGGGGGAAGTAGACCTACGCGCGGCAGAGCGCCGCGCGGGGAGGAAGGGTTGGTGAGATGTCAGATACGCCAATGCCGTGGGACATTCCGGGCGCCCCACAGCCAGGTGACTACCTAACACGCGAGCCAGAAGACCACGTGCCCGGTGACAAGCGCCCCGGCACCTACGTCATCCCCGCACACCTGGCGCACGGCGACAAGGTCGCGCTGGGCGCCAACCGGGACGTGGCCACCGTGGTCGGCAGCCACGTGATGCCCGAGGACCGGGTGCTACTGGTGCTGGAAGTCCCGGCTGAAGCATTGTTCCGGTTAGAGAAATGAGCCCCGCGGCGGCACTCCGGTTCCGGGTGGTGCCGGTCAAAACCAGCCGGGAACCTAACACCCTGCTGGTACCGGAGTGCCGTCGCGGCCACCGAGAAGGACAGACATGAAACTTGCCATCAGCCAAGCCGGGCGACTGCACCGGCCCGGCTGCCGACATGCGCTGGGCGCCCCGCCGTGGGAGTGGGCGTACGGCAAAAACCGCGTGGAGGCTCTGCAGGCCGCGCTTGACCACGGCTGGACGGCGTGTGCCCACTGCCGCCCCTTCAGCATCGAACGCGACCAGCAGCTGGAATCGAAAGGAAACGCCCCATGAGCTACACCGATCCGGCCCCGTCTATCACCTGCCCGGTATGCAAGCGGACCAGCTACCACCCGATGGATGTGGAGATGGGCTGGTGCGGCTACTGCCACGGCTACACGTCCCACGTCGATACGTTGGAGGTGGCCAAGCGGTTCCTGCGCGAGGCGGCGGCTAAGGCGCCCGATGTCACTGACGACTAAGCGAACGCTGATTGCCACGCTGGCGCTGGCCCTCACGATCTGGTGCGGGTACACGCTGGTGTCCTACGCCATCGAAACGCCGCACTGGATAGCGCGGATACCGTACAACCCGTTCTGGGGTCCCCTGCACGCCACCTGGGTCATCGCCAACATGGTGCTGAATTGGGTGGTGGGACGCCTGTGGCTGCGCATCCTGGTGCTGATGATCACGCTGCGCGATGATGACTGACGACGCCCGCTGGGAGCGCCGCTGCCGACACGTCTTCGCGCTGTTGCGCGAGGCCGGTATCGCCGAGCGGGAGCAACGCCTGAATCTGTTCCGCTGGATCGTGGCCGACCCCACCATCAGCAGCACCAACGACCTGAACGAGCGGGAGCTGGTGCTGATCGCCGACATGCTCACCACCTGGAAGCGTGCCGGCGAACTGGAATCCAACGCACGAGAACACGCGAGAGGAGAACTGTGAGCGACGATCCGTTTCAGGGCGAGGAATGGGCTGGGTTTGCCGAGCATGTCATCGTAGAACTCATCCCGAAGATCGACCAGTCGGCCATTGCCATCTCACTGGTGCCCGGCGGCAACAAGACGGACGTGAAGTTCGCCGTCGAGCTGGGCTTCATGATCATGCTGGACAAGCCCATCATCGCCGTGGTCGCACCGGGTGCCAAGGTGCCGCGCAAGCTCGCCAAGGTGGCCGACGAGATCGTGGAGGGCGACCTGGACGACGAGAACATGCAGAAGCGGCTGCACGCCGCCATCGACCGGACCATCAAGAAGGCACAGAGGACGAAGAAGGATGGCTAAGCCGGAGAACGTTCGGGTCTACCGCAAGGACACCGGCGAGACGGTGCACTGCGAGCTGCTCCACCAGGGTGTCGACGACGAGGGAATGGACAACTGGCTGGTGGCCGGGGTCGAGTTCCGGGCCGGTCTGGACGAGCTGCAGATCGACGTGCTGCCGCCCATGACCGGCATCAGCTTCGCCGGGCCCTTCAACACCGGATTCTCCATGCAGTACCAGGAGAAGGACGACGATGCCGGGGGAGAGGATGGCGATGATGGGGTTCATCAATGATCTCTTCGGGAAGCTGGAAGAGTACGGCGGCAACCCGCTGCAGCCGACCCAACGGTTACGGATCGACGGCTTACCGGCGGTGCCCGAGGGGTTTGAGTGGCTCGTCTACCGGGACCAAACCACCGGTACGGTGCATGTTGAGCTGTACGATCCCGACCCGATGGTGTGCAGCTACGGCCAACTCGACAGCGGCGATCCTGACGACGTGCGCGCCTATGCCCAACGAATCTACGACGCGAGGTTCGATCGGTACGAGGAGAAGGACGACGATGCCGGGTAAGCCGTTCTGGCGCCAGTTCCCGGACAAGTGCTGCGCCGAGGTCATCCGTGCCGGTGAGCTGCAACCGTGCGACAAGACCGCCATCGCTGTCACCGTCGATTCCGAGGACGGGCATTGGTGGCCGGTGTGCCCGCACCACTCGCGCGCCCGGCAGATGGTGCCGCTGGCCGATCTGATCGCTGAGTTGGAGCGCACGACACGTAGCGCATAAGCAAGACGCGGCGGCTGGGATCGTGGAGCATGTGCTCCATGCCCGGCCGTTTTGCTCACGCCAAGTGGATCCTCACCGCGCTCACCATAATCGTGTGCGCCACATGGCTCGCCACTTTCGTGGCCCGGATTCTCCACCATAGCTACGAGGGCAGCGCGGCGGTGGACACCGCAATGCTGCTGCTGCTCGGGTTCTGGTTCGGCTCCTCCGCGATGTCCCGCAAGGAGGAAGAAGCGTGACCGTCACATCGCTGGCGCTGCTGATCGGTATTGCGGCAGCCATCTTCGTCGTCGGGGTGGCCGCAGAGCAGGCGTGGATGCGCCGGCCGGGTGAGGAGAGTAAGACGCGCCCGTTGCTCACCCGGCGCCTCAACGTGGCGCTGTCGGTGTTCTTCACCCTGGTGGCGCTGACGGTAAGCGTCGACCTGATCGTGCTGCAGAACAGGTTCAACCATTACGTGGACGTGACGCTGCCGCGTGACGCGGCGCTGGAAAAGTGCAACACGCAGACGATCACGGTGTTGGAGGCGTGGGTGCAGGACCAGATCAACCGCGACCGCAGCGTGGAGGCCCGCGACGAGGCCGAGCTGGCGGTGCTGGACCGGCTGATCGCGGCGCAGCAGCCGAACCTGGACGAGCTGGTGCGCTGGCGGGTGACGGTGGAGAACGACCGCACGGTGCGCGCCGCCAACAGTGCGACCGAGCCCAGCCTGCCGACCTGCCTGCCCGCCAAGAGCTAGTGCTGCGGACCTGGGGGTGGCCCCATAGCCTCTGTGGGCGGTGGCGGCGTTATTACGCCCTGGTATACCTCAGCTGGTAGCGGCGGTGGCGGCGGTGGTGGACCTGGCGGTGGCCCGGTGCCGGGCGGGGGCGGCGGGGGTTCGTCCGGCGGCGGTGGCGGAGGTATGGGCTGTAGACCCTTGGGTGGCCACTGGTCCAGCGGGGTGGGTCCGGTCAGCGCGCCCGGCACCATCCAGCCATCGGGGATGACGTCCGGGTCCATCAGCCGCGGGTGGTCTGGTTCGCCGGGGAAAACGCGCCAGCAGTTCCAGACGTGCGCGATGGGCCCGAAGCCACCCCACTCGCAGTGGATGTGGCCGGTGGAGGCGAACTCGAAATCGCAGTAGCCGCCGCCCGCGCCGATCACGTTGACGCCGGTACCCACGCCGGGGCACAGGTAGAGCAGGCTCTCGTCGGCACCCAAGGAAGACCCGAGCAGCGCGCCGCTGACGACGCCACTGCCGATGCCACCGGGGATGATCGGGATGGGTGGCAGCAGCGGGTCAGCCTTGGCGTCCGGGCTGGTGAACATCAGGCAGCCCACGCACACGCCGACCAGGCCAACAATGAGCCGCCGCAGTCTCATTCATCGGCCCAATACTTGCCGGGTCGTTCCTTTTCGATCTGCCGGCGAAGCCAGTCCACCTCGGCCGCGAGTCGCTCACGCTCTGTATCGGTTGGGGGCGGTGGGGCAGCGGAGCTTTTGCCGGAGAGTTTCAGCGTCATAAACGTGCTGATGATCGTCGCAAGCCCACTGCTGCCCAGCGCCCCTAAGAGCGCCGCGATGTCGGGAACCGATGGCGCAGCCATGAGAACCAGGTATCACGTTTCACATTGCCTCGACTTAGTTTCTTCCACCGCGCTTCGTCGGGCGCCCACTCGAAATAGCAGCTGCGCCCGTACTGGTCGAGAAACAAGACACCCAGCGCCATGAATATGCAGCCCATCGCGATATAGAACCAATTGCGCCAATCCCCCCAATACATCTCATTCCAGAACTCCCTGATGATGTGCGTCCTGCCGAACATGTAGCCGCTCCACCACAGGCAGAACAGCGCCGACCACCGGCCGCGTTTGATCGGCGCCCCGGCAAACCATTCCTGGCGCTGCATCATCGCCGTCGTCCGATCACGCCGTCCTTGTCGAGGTCCACGCCGGTCACGTCCTCGGCGGTGGCCGTGTTCGATGTCAGCCACACCGCGATGGGCGTGATGAAGGCGATGGACACGGTGATGATGTGCGCCACGTTCTCCGGCCAGAAGTCCTGGCCGAGCAGGGTGTTGAGAATAATGAGCGCACCGCCGGCAATCGCGGTGACGGCCTTCCAGGAGGTGGCGATCACCAGCTGCCACTTCGAGGGTGGCTTCTCGTCCTCGTCCTCCTTGGGTACGGGCACCGGTGCTGGAGCCGGTGCCCGTCCACCGGGCGGACGGTAGCCCGGTTGGTCCTCCGGCCGGTCCGACTCATACGGCCCCGGCTGGTAGCTGGGCGGCGGGATGCCGCGTATCGGGGAACCCATCAGCGTGGCGGGGTTCGGGGGAACTTGGAGGTGATGCTCTGAGTCGGCTTGTACTGCTCCGGGATCAGCGAGTAGACGTGCGCGGCCCACTCGTTACCGGCGTCGACCTGCTGCTGGATCAGGGCAATGGCGCTCTGGTCGCCGATCATGGCGCGGTGCTCGATGAACATGGTGTGCACCATGCCGTCGTCGTTCCACCACAGGTCGGCGGCAGCCCAGATCGCGCCCTCGCTGGGCGGCTTGTACTCGGACAGCGACACCCGCTTGCCGTAGATCGCGTCCCACACCGCGAGCAGCTTGTCGTGCTCCTCCTGGGTGAGTCCCGGCCCGGCCGGACCTGGCTCGGGTGGTACCGGCGTCGGGGTGGGCGGGGTCGGGGTGGGCACACCGGAGGGTGCCATCGCGCACAGGTAGCCCTTGGGCGGGATCAGGGTGGCCACCTGATCGAAGCTGCACCAGTACTCAAACGGGTTGAACCCGGAGTCGGCGATCCAGCAGGCCCGCTGGCTGGGGTTGTCGTCGTAGCCCATGCAGGACACGTAGTGGTAGACCACGCCGCCGCCGTAGCTCGGGCTGGTCGAGCCCTTGATGCCGCGTGGGTAGTTGGCCGGTGGCGCGACCCAGTTCATCACCAGCCCGTAGCCGCCGTTGATGCTGTTGGTCAGGTCGGCCCACAGCTTGTCCTTCTGCTGCTGGGTGGGCGGGTCCTGTTGTAGCCAGGTGGTCGCGTACTGCCCGTCCGGCAGGTACTTCTTCATCACCGGGGTGATCTGGTCGATGCTGTCGGTGCCGCCCTCGTGCGTGCCGATCTGATTCACCAGGTCCATCTCGGACACGATGATGCCGTGGCCGTTGAGGACGATCTGCGCGGCTGCCGGGCCGCAGTCCCAGTACGTCTCCTGCGGCACCACGCTGCTGTCGTACGGCAATACCACTTCACCCACGAGTTCCCCTCCTCCTTCACCATCAGGCGGGGCACCGCCGTCGCCGCAGTTGCCCGGCTCGGCCGGGCACGGCGCGTCCTTCAGCCTGGCGTAGTAGTCCTGGGCCTCCGGGTACCGCTCGTCGTAGCGCGCCGGGTAGGCGCTGCGCTGCACCATGTCGGCCCAGCCGCCGGGGGTGGTCGCGTCGGTGTTGTAGTCCTGGTCGCCGATGCGCTGGTTGACCAGGCTGTCGTAGAACAGGCCGGCACTCTGCGCCGGGTCCATGCGTTGCGCGCAGGTGCCCCACCATTCGGCGCGCTGCTGGAAGACGCCCACGCTGTTGTAGTCGCTGCCCATGGCGTCGTATGGAAAGGTCAGGCTCTCCGGGTCGCCCTGGTTGGCGTACATCGTCAGGTTGGACTCCACCAGGCCAGTCGCTATGGCGATCTGGATGCCCTTCTGAGTGATGCCGCGGCGCTTACCCTCATGGATGATCGCAATGGCGATCCCGTCCTTGGTGTAATACGCCACGCTCGGATGGTCGCACGCTTATGCGACAGCGCAATGAATATTGCCGGTGTGTCGGGCCTCAACCACCTGTGAGGCGCGCCAGGATGGCCTGTTGCATCTGCGGCTGCATATGCTGCGCCATCATCGCGGCCACCGCACCGGCCAGCCGTTCGACCTTGCCGGTCTGCTCGGCGTGCAGCCACGCCATCAGGGCGAGGTCGTTCTCCAACTTGGTGATGCGGGCGTCGGTGGCCGATCCGTTGCGGGTCTGTGTTGCGGTCATGGTTTGTCTGTCCAGCTTCCTACCTCGTCGTAGCTGGCGTAATGGCCACCGCGATCAATGGTCATCACGCCCCAGTCGTGGTTGCCGTTGGGGTCGGGGATGTTGGTGCGCACCGCGACCGCCTGGGAATCGGGGTCCTGCTTGACCGCGCCGGGCTGGTATTCAGGCGGCGTGGGGGTGGGGTTAGTCATGTAACACCGGATCCGGGTTGAGGGGTTTGACTTCTTCTTCGGTGATGTCGTGCAGCGCGATGGTGCCGGGCTCGACCAGCACCAGCGGGTGCGCCAGCTTCTGTGCCGTGACGAAGTTGGGCCGATGGGCGTTGTGGCAGTAGATGATCCACGCCCACTCTCCGGCGGGCACGTCGATGACGGCGCGGCCACGCAGCTGCCCGGCCTGGTTCAACTCCCAGGTGATCGAGCCGCGCGCATAGTCGGTGGTGAAGATGGGCTCCTCGCCGTTGGACTTGATCGCGCCCGCGTAGGTGGGCCACACCACCGCCGAGAGGATGCCGTCGCCGAGCCCCGGCAGCACCGTGTCTGTTGGGAAAGGAAAATCCGTCACCGTTTCCCACCCAGCACGTTCTTCATGATGTCGTTGATGATCTTGTCGTCGAACTTGCCGGGGATGATGCCGCCGACGGTGGTGGCGATGGCCTTCACCACCGCCTCGATCAGCACCGGCATCTGTTTCTCAATGGCATCGGACACCGCCTTGGTGACGGCGGGGGCCAGCGCGGCGACCAGCTTGTCGATCAGCTTCTGCAACATCAGGTCTGAGTGTAGGTCGGCGTGACAACCAGCTGGCCCTGCGCCGACATGACCACGCTGGTGATGCTGGCCTTGTCAATCATGGTGTTACCCGTGGCGGCACTGGCCAGCAGGATGAAGGTGTAGGTCGCTGCGGCCACGTTGATGGTGACCGCAGACCCGTTCGACACCCCACCGGAGCCAGCCGTCCAGGTGGTCTGCTGGCGGGCGTAGGTGGGGCTGCCGCCGGAGGCTTCGTTGGCCGGGGTGCTGGTGGTACCGGGGTCGCCGGTGCACACCCCGATCCAGGTTCCCAGCGCCGCGTAGGCATTAGCGAGCGACTGTCTGGTAGTGGCAACTGCGATGGCCATAGCGGTCATCCTCTCATTCGGTTACTGATTACCTGCGGATTTGCAGTCCATGTTTTAGGTCCATTCGACGCGGGTGAACCCGAGGCCGCCGACGCCGCGGGTGCCGTTGGTGGAGCCCACACCACCGCCACCTCCACCGCCACCGGGCGTGCCTCCGGTGCCGCCGTTGCCGCCGGTCGTCGCGCTTCCGCCGCCACCGCCGCCGCCGGAACCGGCGTTGGGTGCGACCGCGTTCACGGGGGAGCCACCCGTACCGCCGTTGACGGCCCCGGCCCCACCGCCCGCGACGGTGGTGGAGCTACCGCCCGCCGAGCCGGGAGTCGGGGTGCTCGGACCGTTACCACCGGCCCCACCGCCGCCCGGAATGTTGTTGGCGGCGGCGGCAGCGTTGGAGGGCGGGCTGGTGGTGGTGGAAGCGTTGGCTCCCGGGCTGCCGTTTCTCAGGACAGGGGTGAAACCCGAGGCGCCGGTAGCCGATGCCACGCCGCCAGCGCCGCCAATCGCCCCGGTGCTCACACCGTTGTTCCCCGCACCACCGACGCGGGCCTGAAGGAGGATGCCCACGGCGTTGGATTGGAACGCCACGGCACCGGCCACGCCGCCGCCGCTGACCGTGTAGGCGGGTCCGAGCGACGCGACGGGGATGAACACCCGGTCCATCCGGCCACCACCGCCACCGCCCGCGCCCGCGAACGTACTGCTGGCACCGCCGCCGTTACCGCCGCCGCCGATGAGGGTGACCCAGCAGCCCTGAGTGCCCACCGGCACCGGCTGGTTGCTGCGGGCGATGTTGTCCTCGGTGAACGGGGTGAACACAATGGTCGCGGTGGCCGTCAGCGACCCGCTACCGTCCAAGGGGGCCGGGACAGTGGAGTAGACCGGCATGACGGGGGCGTTCAGCACACCCGTACCCGAGAGGGCCGGGGCAGCCGACTGGCTGGGGACGACGTGGGCAGTGAGCGCGCCGGACCCGGCCAGCGCACCCAGCGCCGCGAAGCGTTCCAGGATCACTGCCGCAAGTGACCCGTTACCCGCCAGGGCTGGCTGGGCAGAGGCTCCGATGAAGGCGTTGGCCGAGAGGGTGCCGCCCATCTCACACCCACTCGATCAGGGTGTAGCCGGGTCCACCGGGTCCACCGGGTCCGGCGGTCGTTCCGGCTCCACCGCCGCCGCCACCGGCGCCCCACTGACCGCCGGTACCGCCCGTCCCGCCAGTGCCGTTCACCCCCGAGCCGCCACCGGCACCCGAACCACCTACTCCGGCACCGGCATTCGTCGCGCTGCCGCCGCCAGCGGCGCCGGGCGAACCACCCGCGCCCTGACCGCCGGCGCCGCTGGCTGGCGTCGTACCGACGTTGGCGACACCGCCGCCTCCACCGCCGCCCGCGCAGCCACTCCCGTTCGCTGCGCCCGCACTGGCCCCGCCGCCGGTGCTGGTTCCAGGGCTGCCGGTGCCGCCCGCCGTGCCGTTGGCGACGGGCACCCCGGTAATCCCGCTTGTGGTCGCGGTGCCACCGGCACCGCCGCTGCCGCCGCCGCCCAGACCGGCGTTACCTCCGGTAGCGCCACCGCCTGCGGTGAGGACGACGCTGCCGGAGGAGAACGACGATGCGGTACCGGCAACGGCCGAGCCACCCGGCGCACCGACCGCCACCGAATACGTGCTGCCCAGGCTGGCCACCGGGACGAAGAACCGCTGGACCATGGCCGCGCCGCCGCCGCCGCCTCCGCCGCCGCGGTTCGTGCCCGCCTGCGAGGCGATACCGGGACTGCCGCCGCCGCCGCCGCCGATCAGCGTCACCCAGCAGCCGGTGGCACCGGCCGGTCGTGCCCGGTTGGTCCACGGCTGGTTGGTCTCGTTGAACAGGCCGCGCACGGCGGCGCTCAGGGTGCCCACACTGGACAGCGCGGCAGGACGCGAGAGGGTCCGGACAGCGGTGGCGGTCAAGGTGCCGCCACCGGCCAGCGCGGGCGCTGCGCGGAAGAGTGGCAACACCAATGCCGACAGCACGCCCGCACCGGCCAGCGGTGGGGCGACGGTGTAGAGCTGCATGACGGTGACGGCCACGGTGCCCTCGCCGCCGGTCGCGCCCGGCTGCGGGTAGATCTGCGAGAGCAGGGTGATCAGCGCGCCGTTGCCGGAGTAGCCGGCTGCCTGCAGATAGGCGCCGACCGCCTGCGCGCCCAGCGCACCGGAGCCGTAGAGGTTGGCCAGGATGGAGAACAGCTGGTTGGCCTGTGCCGCCAGCGCACCGTTGCCGGTGAGCGCGACCACGGCCTGATAGATCGGCACCACCACCCCGGCCGACAACGTGCCGCTGCTCAGCAGGTGCGCGGCCACCGGGGTGAGTACCGACAGGATGGTGCCGACCAGCTGGCCGTTGCTGCTGAAGGCGGCGAGCTGGGTGTAGATCTGATACCACCACGCGCTCAGGCCGTCGCCCTGCGAGAACCCACCCTCGACAGCGGCGAACAGTGATCCCTGGCCGGAGAAGTCGGGCATGATCGCGGCCGGAATGGAGGCCCCGGCTTCCAGCGTGCCGCCGCCGGACCGGGCCAGCGCCAGCGCGTAGATCTGCAGGAACTGCGCGGCCAGCGCACCGTTGCCGGTGAGTGCGGCAGCCAGCGGGACGATGGGCGAGATGCCCGGTGCGGTGAGCGCGCCGCGCCCGGAGAACTGCGGGAACAGAGTCAGCTGCACCTGCATCACCTGGGCCACCAGCGAGCCGCTGCCGGTGAACAGCGCGTAGGTGCCGCGCGTCCAGCCCTGCACCGGGACGGTACGGGTGACAGGGCTGGTCGCCCACCCCTGCTGATTCTGGGCGGCCGACGCGGGGGTGGTGACCCAGGCCAAGAGGGTTACCCGATCTCAGGCCAGTCGAGGGTGGGGGAGAGGTCGTTGTGCTGCGCGCCGTTGGGGTGGGTGACGCGCCAGATCAGGATGCCCTCCTCCTCCACCCGGTGCGCCACCATGCCGGTGGCCTCGTCGCGCCGGATGGTGCCCGGTGGGTCACCGGCCTGCGTGGCGTTCCACGCGGTCAGCACCTTCTGGATTTGCGCCGGGGTGAGTTCGTCGCCCACCTGCTCGGAGATGGCGGCCACCATGCTCGAGGTCTGGTTGGGGTCGTTCAGGTCGATGGTTGCCACCGTTCCTCCTAGTTGTAGCTCAGGTTCATCAAGGCGACCTCGAAGTAGCAGGAGGTCCCGGTGGCGTCGCCGGTCAGGCAGTTGCTCATTGCCGTGCTGGCCACCGTGCCCGGTGTCAGGGTGTCACCCGCCAGGCAGTAGACCAGCGCCAGGCCCTCCGCGCCGTTCGCCGAGTTAGCGGAGAACGAGCCGTCTGCGAAGGCGCCCCCCATCTGCCTGATGACTTGGCCGTTCTTGCTCAGGCTCGGATTCATCTTGGCGCCGCCGGGGATGTTGTTGACGTTGTAGCGCACGTTGACCAGGTAGGTGCCCTCGATGCCGATGGTCAGTGTGGCGTTGGCCGGGTTGAACGACATGTCGCCAGAGCAGAAGTCCTGGGTGTCGAAGAAGTTGGTGGCCAGCGTGGCGCTGCCGGTGGGTACGTTGACGGTGCCGCCGGTGCGGTAGGCGCGGAACGAGGAGCCCTTGACGGTGGGCGGCACGTTGTCGGCTGCGCTGACCGCCGAGCCGTCGCCGGGTGCCGCGTTGCCGCCGCCCACCACGTCGCCCATGAACCCCCACTTGCGGAACCCGGCGCCGAACTGGCTGGTGGTTCCGGTTTCGGTGTAGTCGATGACCGGGGTGGTACCGGACAGCACCTGGTAGCGGCGCGGGTTGCCGCCCACCCCCGCCAGTAGCCAGATGGTGGTGTTGACCGGCATCGCGGTGGCGGCTTTGAAGATGGTGCGGGCGCCCGCCACCACACAGCCCAGCTCGGCGAAGTAGCCGAGGATGCCGTTGGTGGTGAACTTGGCGTACACGTAGTTCTGCGGGTTGGACAGGCTGCTGGCGCGGGCGACGAGATAGTTGGCGCCGGACTGGCCACCGGAGAAGCCGGGGCCGGAGGACACGGTGGCGCCGAGGCGCTGGTAGTCGCTGTCGGTGTCTTCGGTGTTGAAGATGAAGATGCCGGTCCGGTTGCCGTTGCCGGGGGTGGTCCAGTGCGCCACCCCGTTGTTGATGCCGCAGGTGGCCGTCCCGGTGCCGGAGTAGGTGGTGGTGAACACCGAGGGCAGCGTGCCGGAGTTGGGTAGGCCGTTGAAGTTGACCGCATCGAACGTGCCGGAGTTGTTGTTGCCGGTGGTGTTCTGCATCAAGCCCTGGATGGCTTGGCCGTTCTGCACCACCGAGTTGAAGATGCCGAACATGGCGCTGTTGGCGATGGCCTGGGTGAACCCGCTGCCGTTGACGGTGGTGCCGCCGAAGTTGTTGGTAATGCCGTCGATGACCGAGCCCAGGTCCGGGATGTTGAGGTGGGTGAGCTGGCTGGTCGGGATCTGCAGGATGTTCAGCGCGCCGGTAATGATCTTGCTGGCGTCCAGGCCGGGTATGGAGATGGCGGGCAGCAGCGGGATGTTGACGATGTTGCCGAGCTGGCTGGCGTCGAACAAACCACCGGACCCGATGTTGCCCAGCCGGGTGGTGATCGGCGCCAGCGCCGCACTGATGGACGAGAAGCTGCCCAGGCCCAGGTTGTTGACCAGGCTGATGAGGTCGGTCTGCAGCGCCCGCGCCAGCACGGCGGTGTTGAGGTTGGACAGGGAGCCCACCAGCCCCGACGTGAACCCCTGATCGAACAGGTTGGTCTTGGTGATGCTGCCGTCATCCCAGTGCAGGGTTCCGGCGGTGGCCGCCGGTAGCACGGTGAGCTGCAGGCGCACGCTGTCCACGTTGTTGGGGACGGTGTAGCTGCCGGAGAGCTGAATCCAGCCGGAGCTGGCGGCCGGGCTGGAAATGATCTGCAGGTCGGTGGTGGACACCAGAGCACCGGCCAGGTAGGCGATGACGGACAGCTTGTAGCAGGCGCCGGTGCCGCTGGCGCCGCTCCACTCGACCCAGTGCGAGCAGGCCAGCACATGTGTGTTGGCCACCGGGGTCGGCGGGTCGGAGAGTAGCTGTCTCAAGGTGCCGTTGGCGATCACCTTGACCGAGCCGGTGCCGTCGGCGGTGTGCGTAACGGTGCTGTCCCACGTCCATGCCCCGGTCACGTCGTTCACGCTGGCGGCGGTGGCGTAGGTCGGGTTCGCCAGCATGTTGGGCGCGATGTTGCCCACGGACCCCACCGGGATCAGCGGCAGCAGCCACTGCTGGAACTGGCCGCTGACGATCTTGGTGGCGTCCAGACCGGGAATCTGCAGCGTGTTGAACAGACCAGTCACGATCTTGCTGGCGTCCAGGCCCGGTATCTGCAGGGCGTTGAGGACGCCGGTGACGATCTTGCTGGCGTCCAGGTTGGGAATCTGCGGGACGGTGAAAACGCCCGAGATGATTTTGGTGGCATCCAAGCCGGGGATTTGCAGGGCGTTGAACAGGCCGCTGACGATCTTCGATGCGTCCAGGTTGGGAATCTGGCCCGTCCCGAAGATGCCGGTGATGATCTTGCTGGCGTCCAGGCCGGGCACGTTGCCGGGGAACAGCAGGCTGGTCAACGGGTTCAGTGGGGCCAGCAGGTTGGTCGGGTTGATCATGCTGGTGATGAAGTTCTCCACCGCCGTGACCTCGTTGAACAGGTCGGTGGCGAAGTCCGCCGGGTTGCCCAGCATCGCGGTCAGGTTGGTGAAGAACTGGTCCACGTCGTCGGCGGTGCCACTGCCCGGCGGGAAGCCCAGCGCCGCGAGGATGGCGTCGATGACATCCTGCGCGCCGCCGACGATGCCGGAGATGACATCCATCGCCAGGTTCTCGATCGGGATGAAACCCGTGACCCCGGCCGAGCCGGTGGCATCGCTGATCAGCATGGCGATCAGGTTGGTGGGCTTGATCATCGTGGTGATGAGGTTGATGATCGCTTCCCCGGCATCGAACAGATCGGTGGCGATGTTGGCCGGGTTGCCCAGCATGTCCAGCAGGTCCGTGAACAGCTTGTTGACATCCTCGGTGGTGCCGCTGCCGGGCGGGAAACCGAGGGCGGCCAGGATGGCGTCGATGAGCGACTGTGCGCCGCCCACCACCTCCGCGATCAGGTCCATGGCCAGGTTTTCCAGCGGGATGAAGCCGGTCAGACCCAGCGATCCGGTGGCGTCAGCGATCAGCATCGCGATCATGTTGGTGGGCTTCAACATGGTCTCGATGAAGTTCTCGATGGCCGCGATGGGATCGAAGTTGGGGTCCAGCGGGTTCAGCTCGCCGAGGAACTTCATCACGTTGCCGAAGAAGGTGACGATGTTCTCGAAGGTGCCCAGCACCTCGCTGCCCACCTGTAGCGGATCGGTGGGCATCGGCAGCCCGAGGATGCCGCAGATGATCGTCTCGAACGCGGTGATCAGGCTGCTGCCGGGAACCTGGGCCTGCTTGCCGATGATGTCTTCGATACCGGCGTCGAGCTGTTGCAGCGGGCTCTTGTCAACCTGGAAGAGGTTGCTGCCCTGAATCGAACCGCTGCCCGCAAAGAGGTCGACTGCCCCGGCCACGGCTACCCGCCTCGGGCGGGCGCGACCGGGGTCACTTGGACGAACACCTGGGCGTCCACCGGGTTGAACGTGTAGATGCCCTCCGCACCGTCGTTGTAGAGGTTGACGTAGATGGTGGCCTGCTGCGGGTTGGTGTGGTTGGCGGGCACCACCGCCAGCCCGTTCGCCGGGGTGATGGCGTTGGTCGGGTTACCCGGCGTGGAGTAGTGCGGCATGATGTTGACTTCGCCCAAGGTGTTGCCGAAGCCGCGGCCGACCTGCTGGCCCGTGGTCGGGTCGCCCAGCAGCACCTCGCAGCCGATCTGCAGCGGGTCCGCGCTCAGTTCCAGGCCGAAGGCACCGATGTGGCCCCACACAATCGGGGTCCACGGGAAGGGCTGGGCCGGCAGCACGAACGAGCCGATGGCCGCGCGCTGGGAGAGGCCGGAGAAGCTGGTGAAGGCGTTCTCCGGCATCGAGTACGGGCTGGGGATCAGCTGGCTGATCGACACCGGCACCCAGATGGGGTAGTTGTTCCCGTCCGTGGTGAAGCGGCCGGTGAAGCCCAGCACGTCACCGGCCACCGGCGGCGTGCTCAGGTCAACGTCGGAGGCCACCGCGATGGCCGGACCCGGACCCTGTGGGCCGGGCGGCACGGCTAGCTGGAACAGCTGCGTGGGGAACAGCGGGGTGCCGCCCGGCACCACGAGGGAGTTCTGGTCGTCCGGGTCCACCAGCTCCGCGCTGGGCGTGATGATGGGGACCGGGCCCGGCGGTCCGGGGGTGCCCAGCATGATGCGCTTGTAGCTGCTGCCGTACCAGATGTAGCCGCTGGACCCGATGATGTTGCCGCCGTTGTCCACGTCGTCGAAGACCCAGAACTTGCCCTGGTCGGCGGTGGTGTTCTGCAGCGTCTGCGGTAGCTCGCTCGGGTCGTCCAGGTCGTCGGTCATCAGGTGCAGCACGAACATGTCGATACCGGCCGGGCCGCGTGGCCCGATGATCGCGGCCATGGTCAGCGTGCCCTGGTCGCCCTGCACCTCGAAGGTGGCCACGAACTCCTGGTCGGCGCCGGGCGGCACCACCACGGCATAGACCTTGGTGTTGATCAGGTAGTTGGCGATGAAGTTGGTGTCGAGTGTCGGGTCGAGCGTGGCCGTCATGTTTTACCCCGCCTGTCTCCATGTGCGCAGCTCGGTGACGCCGATCCCGCCCGAGTCGGACGGCGGCGTGGTGGGCACCCAGCCGGGGAACCAGGTGGACTGCAGCGGCGGCTGGTACGGCAGCAGCACGGTGGCCGGATCGGTGAGGCAGATCGGCGTGGCGTCCACCGGCGCGGTGAAGGCGAACGGCGCCAGGTTCTGGTTGACCCCGTTGTAGGTGACCTGGGTAAAGGTCACGTCGTAGATCAGGTCGAAGGCCAGCCCGAACTCGGGGATATTGCTCACCAGCTCGACGTTGGGGCTGTCGGCCTGGTTGATCGCGCACAGCTGGCCGGTGGTCCAGATGCGCCCGGCGCGCACCGGGATGCCGATGGCGGCCGGGGCCACCCGGGACGCCGAGCCCGCGTTCAGCATCTCCATCGAGATGTTGGCCGCGCCGGACGACACCGTGAGGTTGCTGGCATCGGCCAGTAGCTGCGGCTGCGGGCTGTTGGCCAGTGCGCCCACCATCTCGATGGCGTACGGACCACCGGCCGGTCCAGAGACCTGGACGTTGCCCGCGCCTATCGAGGACAGCGCGGCCAGCGCCGTCTGCACCTGCGCGGCGGTGGCGCTGGGCGCGATGTAGGGGTTGATCCAGACGCCGCCGAAGTTCAGGCCCCAGGTGCCACCGTTGATGGCCCCGATGAGTTGCACCGTCTGCTGGTTGTTGGTGTCCTGGCTGATCTCGAAGTCGTCCACGAACGCGGTGAAGCCCCTGGGCACCCGCGGCGTGAAGGCGACCAGCGCCTGGATCGGGCCCATCCACGGCGTGCTGGCGGTGGACTGCGGCAGCGGGTCGTCGGTGCTCTGGTAGTCGCCGCTGACGTTGAAGAAGGTGAGTGCGGTGCTCATGGTTTAGCCCCCTTCGGGCTGGGCGCGGCGGTCTCCTTACGGCTGCCGCTGTGGACCTGCTGGATCACCGTGTCACCGTCGCGCGGGTCGTCGCCGAACCTGGTGGGCGGCCTGGTGGGCTTCACGTCCACCAGCGTGGGTTGCAGCGCCGCGCTGAAGTGCAGCACGTCGTCGTCGGTGGTCAGCGAGGGGTCGTAGACATCCTGGGAGAACTTCACCCGGCCACCGACGCGCACCTCGACACGCACGGCGGGTGACTGCGGAACCTGCTTAGGCTTTGCGGGCATTTTGGACTCCTGGGATCGGTGACTGCGGGGTCTGGTGAGTGCGCGGCTGCCGTGGGTCGCGCCGTCGTGGGCGCCCGATGGCGCTGCGGTCTATCGGCGCCCGTGCGGTCACCGCCATCTTGACGGCGTTGGCCGGCACGTCCCCCTCAGCGGACCGGATGCGCCGGGCGCCGCGCTCGGTGACGATGGGGGCGCCGGTGGCTTCCAGTTCCTCCGGCGTGGGTGGCGGCGTGGTGTTCGCCGCATTGGCCGCCACCACCTTGTTTCCCACGTCCACCGCCGCCAGCGCGGCGTTGCAGAAATCGGTGACCTCGCTGGGACGCAGGTGACGTGGCAGCATAAGCAGCCCGTCCGGCCCCACGCTGATCTGCCAGCCGTTGTAGTCCACCAGGTGCCAGGTCCCGGCAGGGGTCTCGTAGGACCGCACGGTGGCGGTCGGTTCCGGCGCGTCCGGCTCGCTGGCGCCGTTGGTTGGTTCACTCATAACTCACCGCCTCACTAGAAAGGTGCTATCGCCACGTTGCGCTCCATCGGCATGATGAGCAGGAACAGCTGCGCACCAGGCGGGTTGAAGCTGTAGACGCCCAGCGCGCCGTCATTCCACAGGTTGATGTAGACGGTGCCCTGAGCCGGGTTGGTGTGGTTGGCCGGGACGACCGCCTTGTTGTTGAGCGGGGTGATGTTGTCGGCCAGATGGTTGGCGCCGCTGTAGTGCGGCATGATGTTGACCTCGCCGAGCGCATTGCCCAGGCCACGCGAGATGAGCGTGCCGGTGACCGGATCGCCCAGCAGGATCTGGCAGCCGATCATCAGCGGGCGCGAGGACAGCTCGGCACCGCCCATGCCCATGTGGCCCCACACGATGGGCGTCCACGGGAACGGTTGCGGCGGCACCGCGAAGCTGCCGACCGGGGCCTGCTGGCTCATCCCGCTGTAGGAGACGAACGACTGCTCCGGCATCGAATAGAACTGGGTGGAGAACGCCGCCATGGACAGCGGCTTCCAGATCGCCCGCCCGGCGGTGTCCACGTGCCCGCTGCACGCGAAGACATCGCCGGCCACCGGCGCCCTGGTGTGCTCGTCCACGTCCGGCATCCCGTGGATGGGACCGGGGTGGCCCGGCGGTCCGAAGGGCACCGCGAGGTTGTACTGCCAGCTCGGTTCCAGCCGGGTGCCGCTGGTGGCGATGAAGCTGGTGGTGTCCGGGTAGGTGGGGATGGGCTGCGGCTCTATCAGGATCACGTCCGGCTGGATCAGGGGTGCCGGGCCCGGTGCGCCGGTGGTGCCCATCTGGATCGGCTTCCAGCGGTTGCCGTACCAGACGTAGGAGGTGACCGCCGTGATGACGCCATCGGTGATGGTGGATATCTGCCAGTACTTCCCGATGTCGGTGGGGGTGTTGGTCAGGTTCGTCGGCAGGTCGGCGGTGCTGTTCACGATGGGGGTGTCCTGGCGGCGCAGCTGGAAGTCCGCCTTACCGGCGAAGCCACGCGGGCCGACCAGCCCGCTCAGGTCCATGTCGCCCTGGTCGCCCTGGATTTCCAGGTTGGCCGAGTACATATTGGGCGTGTCCGGCGGCGTGACCTCGGTGCTCAGCGCCACCTTGATCACGTAGCTGGCCATGTAGAGCAGGCTGCCGATGGGTGGCGGCTGCTGGATCACGTTGCTGACGGCAAGGGTCATGGCGTACCCATCGTGTCAGCCGTGCCTGGCGTTTTCGGGTTGCCGCGCTGCGGGCGCGGTGCGTCCTCCCACACGATCTTGGGCTTGGTGTGCCACCCGTCCGGCAGCTGCTGGCCCGGTGCGTGATCGCGGATGGCGGCCAGCCGCCGGGTGTCCGGCGGGAGGTACGGGTCGGCGGCGGTGTGCTCCGGCTGCAGCTCCTCGGCCGCGTCGTCCGGCGCGCGGGAGTCGACGTAGTAGTAGGCGTTGTCGTAGGTGAGCCCCGCCTGGTAATGCCGCTTCTTGATGTAGGCGCTGCGCGTGCGCCGGAAGCCGAGCAGCGCCAGCGTCCACGCGATGGCCACCTTGGGCTGCGTCATGTGCACGCCGCTCAGGTCGACGATGTGCCCGTCCGGGTCGTTCGGATAGTCCAGCGCGTTGTAGATGTCGAGGTACGCCTGCTGCACCTTCATCATCTCGATCGCGCGCTTGCGCTCCTCGCCGGTAAGCCCGGCCTGCTCGATGGTCTTGCGGGTCAGCTCGCCCTGATCGCCGAACTGCAGCTTGGGTGGCCCCGCCAGCCGCGCATACGGGTTCGCCGCCGGGAAGGAGTAGCGGCTGCCCACGTTGGTGTTGCGCGGCCCCTCGCCCTGGCCCGGTACGCCCTCGACAATCTTCGTCATCCGAACAGCGTCCCCTGTCCTGCCAGCTCGCCCACCAACGAGTACATCGCAGCCATCGTCTTGAACGCGGCATTGAACGGGTCGCTCTTGTTCTTGTCCTCGCCGATGGAGACCGACACGGTAATCGGCTTCTGCCAGTCCCACTCGCGCTTGATGCCCACCACGTTGTCCACGTAGATGATGCCGTTCTGTTCGAAGCCCACCCGGTCCCCTACGTTGAAGTCCAGGTGGGCGATCCAGGGATGACCGTCGATGGTTTTGGCCTTGAAGGCGGCGAACGCCCGCGTCTTCCAGTCGCCGGATCGCAGGGTGAGGATGGAGGCCAGCGTGTACGCGGTGCCGCTGCCCTTCTCGAAATGCTCCTGCCACGCCATGTCGCCCGCGTACACGGCACGGATGGGATCGGTGAACCTCTCCCAGGCCAGCAAAGTGTTGTCCAGCTGGTTCTGGTAGAGATTGTCGAGTCCTGGGGTGCCCGGAGTCTGCTGTTGACCTCCTGCTCCCACGCCCAGCCACCAGTTGAGCACCATAGAAAGCTGCGCCAGCGCATACCGGATAGCAAACGTCTGCGCTTCGTTGACGATGGTGGGCGATTTCGAGCCGGTCATGATCGTCTTGACCGAGCCCTTGTGCCACGTCAGGTCGGTGGACTCCATGCCGTTGTAGTAGCTGTCCCACCAGATCACCTTGGGCGGTGCCGGTGCGGTGTCGGTCAGCTGCTCCAACAGGTAGGTGCGGTCCAGCCCGGTGGCGTCCTCCACCGGCTCGCCGTTCAGCACCTGGCCGGGGTCGAACGTCTCGCCGGTGCTGGGGTTGATGGCAATGGGCGTGATCAGGTCGTCCAAGGTGATCGCCACTGTGGAGATCAGGCCGTCCGCCGCCGTGCCGGTGGGGCCGGTGACGCCACTGATGTTCTCGAACACGCAGACCACCGCGTTGCGCTGCGGGGCGGTCAGCTTGTTGATGACGCTTTCGATGTCCTCGGTGAGCCCGCCCAGGTCGATGCCCAGCTGGGCCAGCAGGTCCGGGCCCAGGTTGAGGATGCTGGCCAGCTCGACGTTGGGGCTGTCCGGGTCGGTGGTCAGGTAGGTGTAGAAGCGCATCTGGCAGCCGGAGTCGGTGAGCAGATCGCCGAAGACGGAGTGCCAGTCGTTCCAGGTGGCGCCGATGGTGGTCCATCGGGACTGGTCGAGCACCGGGTCCACGAAGGCCGGCTGGATCGGCCACTCGGTGGGCAGCACGTTGAGCACCGCGTCCGGCCCCAGCGGGTTGATCCACCCGGCCGGGTTGGCGATGTTGGTGATGGTGGACCACCCCGGCATGAACAGCCGGGCCAGGTTGACGAACGCGGTGATGAAGCCGATGGTGCGCATCGGGCCCGGCAGCACCCACATGCGCGGCAGCTGAATCTCCGGCGGGAAGATCGGGTTGGCGGCGACCAGCAGGCGCTTGGCGTGCTCGCGGAAGTGCAGCGCGGTGATCTCGATGCTGTGGATGCCCTTGGCGTCCTTCTTGACGTGCAGCTCGGTGATCTTGCCGCCCCACCGGGTGCGCCAGTCCGGCTGGGTGGGGATGGGGTCGATGAGCAGGTTGAGGTCTTCGACGTCCATCGTCTGCTGGGTCATCCAGTTCACCAGCCAGTTGTCGTACAGGATTGTGAGCGTAACCTTGCCGGTGTCGGCGCTCAGGTCCTCCATCGTGCAGGAGAGTTCGCCCATCAGCTCGGTCATGATGTTGAGGTTGCCGTCCGTCACCCGGATCAGCGGGCGCTGGTTACCGGCCTGGATGGTGACATCGCGGATGCCGTTGAGGTAGACCGCCGTGCTGGCCGGTGCGGTCAGCGGGTCCGGCACATCCGGCACGCCAATGCCGGGCACGAAGTCATACAGCCACTGGTCGAATTGCAGCTGGGACTCGGACGCCGTGCTGGCCAGGCCGGGCAGGAAGGTTTCCAGGAATTGCGTCATCAGCGGCTCCGCTTGTACCGCTGCGGCAGCAGGGCGGTGATGACGCCGTTGGGCTCGCTGTGGCCCACGGTGAGCTGGACGGCGGTGCGTGGCGGCACGCTGTAGATGAAGCGGTTGTTCCAGGTCAACTGCAGCGGCAGCCCCTCGTTGGCGATACCTGACAAGAAGAAGTCGAGGATCTGGCTTTGCCGGATCAGGTCGAACAGCAGGTTGTCCTGCGGGTCGTTGGCCGCCGTCAGCGTGCGCTTGCCCGGCTCGGTGTCGCACATATAGGTGCCCACGCTGGGACTGGTGAGGGGCAGCGGCACCAGGCGGCTGGAATCGTTGTCCTGCACGATGGCCTGTCCGGGGCTGGTAACGAAGAACTGCGCGTAGCTGGGCAGGTCGCCGCGGTTGGCCAGCGTGAGGGTTCCCCAGTAGTACACGTCGCCGAGCAACTGGTCGATCAGACCGCCCAGCAGGGCGTCCGGCGGTGGGGTGGGTGTACCGGCGAGGACGGCTTGGAAGGTGCTGTAGAGCGCCACCTTGGTGAAGTACGGGCGGCTGGCGATCCAGGTGATGTCGTACATGCAGGCGTTGTTGCCGAACGCGGTGGCGTCCATCTTCTGTGGCGTCTTGATGGTCTCGAACGGCCGCACCGGGATCCACCGCCAGCCGCTGAAGCGGGTGTAAAGGCCCAGCCAGCCGTCGTTGTTCTCGTCCTGCCCGTCCCACCAGTTGGCCTCGGACATGCGGAACTGGTACTCGGTCATCGGCGGCGCCTGGTTGCCGATCACGATGCCCGCGGTGAACATCCGCTGGCCGACGTTGGCGCGGGCGATGTCGGCGCCCATCACGTACGGCGAGTTGGTGATCACCTGCTCGACTGGCCAGGACTGATCGCCGGTGAGCTGGTTGACGAACCGGACGCCCTGGATGCCCTTGCCCGGCCCGGCCAGGTTGAAGTACTGCTGGGTCGGGCTGATGTAGACGGCGTGCGTCTGCATCCCGCGCAGCTGTGGCGGCAGCTGGTTGAAGGCGGTGGGTCCGGGCGGCGGGATGTAGTGCGCGGCGGTGGTGTTGCCGGAGAAGACGGTGCCGGGCTGGATGAAGGTCGTCATGTCAGCCGCCGCCCGGGACGGTGGCTAACGGTGCGCCGCCGGAGACGGCGGTGGCGCTGGTGGAGTTGCCGATTTCCTTGATCGAGTCCGCGATGGGCGGGGTGGGCGCGAACGGGCTGTTGTTGACGGTGACGTGCAGTGTGCCGCCCACGCCGCCCGGTGTGCCGAGCGGCTGCTCTGCCGGAGCCTGAGAAGCGGACAGCCAGCTCGTGGTGGCGGCGCCATCACCGGCGCCGAACAGGGCATTACCGGCGCCCCACATTCCCCAACCACCCTGACCAGAGCCCGGTGTGACGCCGGGCGGGGGGTTGCCGGGACCAGCCGAGCGAGGCTGCGACGGCGCTTGCGGAACAGGACTGCCGGGGGCACCGGCAGATGGAGCCGGGGCACCGGCCACCGGCAGCGGGGGCGGCGTGAAGTGTTGGGTGCCACCGCCGGTCGGCGGCTGGCCTGAGACGCCGGGCGTCCCCTCACCGGGCCTGGGCTGCTTGCCGAACAGGTCCTTGCCGAGGCCGGGGGCGCCCACGCCGCCGAGCAGGCCACTGAACAGGCTTGAGGGGAGCTGCGCGCCGGGGCTGCCGGGCGGGGCGAACATGCCGGTCTGCACCTGGCCCATGTTCTGCATCAGGCCCGCGCCGACACCGAGGCCACCCATAGCCAGCTTCCAGATCCCCCACTCGGTGAACGGCTTGCCGAACACGTCCGGGAATCCCAGCTCCTGGAAGATGCCTTTGACCAGGCCGGCGCCCAGCTGCTTGGCGTCCTTGTCCTCCTTGCCCTTCTCCTCCGTGGGCGGCTTGGGGGGCGCCTCCTGCTCCTTGATAGTCTGCTCGGCGGTGGCCTGCCCATACTCCTGCCTCGCCTTGACTACCTTGGCGTTTTCCTCCCCTTCTTTCTGGTTGGCGTCGGACACGGCCTTCTTCTGCTTGTCGAGTTCCTCGGCGTGCGACCTGATCAGCTCCGGGCTGTTGTAGAGGCCCTCTAGCCGGGAGAGTTCGCGCTGCTGCGCGGCGGCGGCTTCGTGGGCTGCGGCCTGGTCTTGCAATGCCTGGTCCAGCTCGCCGTAGCGGTCGGTGACGTTCTGCCGGGCTGTCTGGATGCCCAGCTGCCACTGCTCGGTCCGGGCGGTCCAGTCCGCCTGCTGGCGCGGGTCGTAGGCCACGCCCGGCGGCGCCGGACCCCACGGGCTCGGATAGCCGGGTGACTGGGGGCCACCGGGCCCGATCACCGGACCACCGGGACTACCGGCATTGGCACCGCTGGAATCCATCGGCGTGTACGGCGTCGATCCGCCGGTGCCGGTCGTCCCCCGGCTCGGGTCACCGGCAGCCGCACCGGCCGGTGCCGACTCGCCGCCCTGGTACCCGGCTCCCAGGAGCGCGACGGCAGCGGGCGCGGGCGTCGACGAGACGCTTCCAGTGCGGGGTTGCCCAGCGCCCGCGCCCGGACCGCCGCGTGGCGGGAAGCCGCCACCCACGGTGCGGACGTGAACGTGGTTGCGGTGGCTCTGAGTCTCATCGCTCGGGTTGGCGCCGAAGCCCTCGCTGTGGCCGTTCGGGTACCACAGCGTGTTCTGCCAGATGGCGTACTCGACGCCGTACTGCCCGGCATTGGCCATCACCCAGTCCTTGACGGTGGTGCCCTCCGGGTTGTCGGTGCCCACGATGATGTCCACGGCAAGCCCGCTGGCATGTTCGTTGGGTGCGTCCGGCGCGCGGTAGAAGCCCTGGTTGGTGATGCCGAACTGCTGCTCCACCGCGTAGCCCAGCGCGATGGTGTCCACCTGCGCGCCCTGTGTCTGCAGCGGCTGCAAGCTGGCGCCTGGACCGCCTGCGTCGAAGAACTTGGGCTTCTTGCCGCTCCTGACGGCGGCGCGCATCCCGTACATCGCGCCGTGCCCACCCGCTGCGGCCACCTCGTCATCGGTCCACACATGCTCGTTGGGCGCCAGCATGGCGAAGATGCTGTCCTGCCCCTTCCTGCTACCCGGCAGCCACGGGATGTCGCCGCCGCCGTTGAACGGTATGGCCTTGTGCCAGGCGCTGCTGGGCGGGAGGGGCATGGGGAACGGCGGGACCGGCCTGTCGAAATGGGCGCCCGGCGTGGCGAACGGCCACCAGTCGGGTGGGTAGGATCCTCCACCCCCGGTGGTGTTCCAGTCGTCGGGGTCGCGGCCACCGACATCGGCCTGCGCGATCCCGCCGCGCTGGAAACCGAACAGCCGCTTGAGCTTGGGAATCCACACCGCCGGGTCGGCTGATCCCAGGATGTTCTGGCCCGGCGCCTCGTGGGTTATCTCATGCACGTCGCGGGTTTCGCCCGGATCGAGGCTCATGGTGATCGGGTATTGGCCACCGGCCGACTCGCGCAGCTTCTTCCAGATTTGCGCGTTGGGACCGAGGTCGCCGGGCATATCGCTGTTGGGGCGGTGCCCCAACGGGTCGTTGGGGTCTATGGGTTCGCCGGAGAAGTCGATCTCGCCGCCCCCCTGGAAGCCGACCGCGCCGCCAAGCCGCCAGCCGGCGATGTCGGAGAGGATCTTCTTCGAGCGCTCGCTCGCGGCGTGCCCGAACGTCGACCAGAATCCCTTGTCCGGTGAACTTTCCGGGGGGCTGGCGCTGGGTAGCGCGGTGTAGGCAAGGGATGTCGAAGCTTTGCCGCTGCCCCACCTTGTTGGCAGTCCAGGCATCTCCCCGCCCAGCGCGATGAGCGGGTCGACCAATCCCTGGTTCTCGAAGAAGCTACCCAGCTTCCTGCCTTCGCCGCCCCTTCCCCAGCCACCGAGCGGGAACGCGCCCGAACCGCCCCAGAACTCGGAGGGCGACTTGGGTGCGGTGCTGGCGCCGCCGTGCGCAACCGTGCCCGGCTTCCCCCCCTCCGGCGCTGCGGGTGGAGGAGTGACGGCGGCGGCGGTGGTGCTGGGCATCGGACCCACAATGGGGACGCCGCTGGCATCGCCGGGCACCCAATACTTCTTGCCGTCCTGCGTGTACGGCACCCAGGTCTTGGTGCCTGGTGGGCCGGAAGGGGTGGGCAGGCCGCCACGCGCCTTGTTGAACTCCTCGTCCGTCAGCGCGACCACGCCCGGCGGCAGACCCGCGACCACCGGTTTCGGTGGACCGCCCGGCGTACCGGCGGCTGGTGGGCCGGAAGCCATCTGAATGGAGGGGGGCACCTGCACGGCGCCGAATCTGCCGACACCACCCTGCTTGGTGAGTACCAGGACGGTTTGGCCCTGCTCGGTGGATTCCTGCGGCACCCACTCGTAGCCGCCGGGCGCCTCCGGCGGTCCGGCGCTGGAAACGGTGGGGCGCGCTGTCCCGGCGGGCACCCAATAGACCTGACCATCCGGCGCGTGGTAGTAGCCCCAGCCGCCGTGGTCCGTCCAGCCACCTACGGGTGCGGCGATGGTGGATGCTCCCGGAGCACCACCAGGAGCGGCGGGTGCTGCCGGAGCAGCCGGAGCAGCCGGAGCAGCCGGTGCAGCGGGGGTTACAGGCTGACCATGCTTGGCATCGCTCGGCCCAAAGACCTCCACCCCCTCACCGTTGTACCAATGCAACTTCCCATCCGGACCCGTCAACAATTCGGATGCCAAGCCGGGCTTGGCCTTTGGTCCGGTAGCCGCCGGTGCAGCCGGAGCGGCCGGGGCAGCCGGGGCAGTGACGCCGGGCAGCGTTGGGATACCGAGGCTGCCCGGTGTGGGGACGGGTACCGGGGCCGGACCGGGAGCGGGCGCCGGTGCTGCCGGAACGCCACCCGACTGCTGGGTGATGACCGCCGAGGGTGCGCTCGGTGGGGGCGGTCCAGCGGGAGTTGCCGGCCCAATGACAAAGAGCGGATTGCCAGCGGTTCCCAGTGGAGCCGGGGCTGCCGGGGCGCCCGGGACAACGGGACCGCTGCCGGGAACTGTAGGAACGCCCTGCATAGCAGCGACAACTCGTTGGACGTAATCTGCTGGCTGCTGGTCACCGTGGTAATCGACTACGCCACTCTGTCCGACGAGCCTGGCGATCCACGCCGCTTTGTCCTGATCGGTGCCGCCAGCCGGGTATGGACCAGCTACGGAGGCGCGCCTCTGGAACTGGTCGGCCAGTGCGTTGACGTGGGTTTGTAGATCAGAGCCGCCGATCTCGCTATCGACGAAGCCCAGTGTTGGAACACCGGACGGGTTTCGACCTTCGACCTGGCTGAAGCCCTGGATGAGCCGGATTTGATCCGGGGTGAAGCCCTTCGCCCGCAGCGCGGCGACCAGTGCTGTGTCACCGGCAACCGGGGCGCCGGGGGCGCCGAGCGACGACGGCGCCCCGCCGACCGGTGTACGCACCGGGCCACTCGGACCAGCGGGCCCGTACTCCGGCACCGTCTGGCCGGTGCTCGGGTCCACCACCACGCCCTTGCCGGGGCCGACCTTGGGATTCAGCGTGACATCGACGCTGCCGGGCTCCACCAGCTCGCCGGATGTCTTGACGTCTTTGCCCTCGCGCTGCGGGTCCATCTCCACCGGCACATGCTTCGGGTTCTTGGCGGCTTCCTTGTACCACTCGTCCCACTTGTCATGGGCCTCTTTGTTGGCGAACTCGATGGCGGTGATAACGCCCTCGGTGTTCGTCTTGATGTCGATGCCCATGTTGTGCAGCTTGTTCGTGACGTCCTGCCACTGCGCCGGGGTGCCCAACAGCTTGAGGTTGAACGGCTGCTCGGCGGTGCCGCCCATCAGCTCGCCCTGCGCGTTCTTGATCTGGTCGAATGCGGGCTTCAGCTCGCCGTTGATCTTCTCGGTGAATGCCGAGGTGACCTGCAGGTTGGCCTCCATCGCGCCGCTGGCATCTTGTATGGCCCTTGTCACCTGCGGAATATCGTTGCGCGCGACGCCCTGCATCCGGTGACCGAGATCCTCGGCGATGTGCGTGAAGTCGAAATCGTCGATCTTGGACAGGCTGCCCTGCACCTGGTCGATGGCGTCCTTGGCGCCCTTGAACTTGTCGCCGATGAACGGCAGGTCGTTGAGGACGCTAAGCAGCAGCTGGAACGGCGCGATGATGGCCGAGATGGTGCCGATCACCATCTCCTTGAGCGGGTTGAGGAACGCGGATACCAGCACCAGCGAGTCGCCGATGAACTGCACGATGCTGCCCGCCGCCTGCATGATGTAGGTCGCGACCTCGGTGCCCCAGTGCAGGATCTTGTCCTGGTTCTCGGTCAGCCAGTGCGAGATGTTGTTGCTGGCGTCCACCAGTCCGTGGGCCATGTTCTCGCCCAGCGGTGCCAGCGTGGCCTTGGCCTGCTGGCTCAGCTTTTCCAGGGCGTCGTCCAGGCTCTGGGTGGCCTCGACCGCTTCCTTGGCGGGTGTCTCCAAGCCCTCCAAACTCTTCATCACGCTGGGCAGGTCGAGGATGCCCTTCTTGATGTCCTCCAACAGCAGCGGGGTGGCGCGCTGGCCGAACGACTTCTCGAACATCTTCGCGGCTTCGTTCATCTCGCCGCGATCCATCAACTGCTTAATGCCGATGATCTGGTCGTTCAGCCACGACTTCGGGTCCTCGCCGGACTTGGTGGCCTCCTTGAACGCCTGGGTCCACATGAAGACCGCGCGGCGTGCGGGCTCGCCCTCCTGGGCCATCCGCGCGAAGAAGGTGCCCGCCTGCTCGGCGGTGTACCCGAAGGCACGCATGGCCGGGCCGACCTGCTCCATCTCGCTGATCATCTGGTCCATCGAGATGCCGGTGAGCCGGGCGGTGTTGCCCAGGATCGTGAGCATGTCGTTGGCCTTGTCGCTGCCCACGTTCCAGGCGTTGATCACCCCGGCGAACTTGGTGGCGTCGAAGTGGCCGAGAATCTCCTCCATCTCGGCGAAGTTGGTGGTCAGCTCTTTCAGCTGCTCGGGCGAGAGGTCCTTGATGTTGCTGTTGAGACGCCCGATGGCTTCGGACACATCGTCCAGGTGCACGATGGCGCCGGAGTCCATAATGTCGCGCACGGCGGCGGTCAGGCCCTCGATGTTCTCCGGATCCAGGGTGCTGGCCGCGATCTTGCGGGACACCTCCAGGTAGGTGTTGCCGACTTCCAGCAGCGACGACATGTATTCGCCGGCCAAGCCCTTGAACTCGTCGAAGATGGCGAACACCGCGCCGAACGCCTGCTCGGCCTCCCCCAGCACCATCTTGACCTGGGCGCCCAGCAATGGGATGTGCCCCACGGTGTCGTCTATCAGGGTGTTGATCGCCGTCAGCGGCACCTCGAACGCGGTCTTGAAGCCCTCCTCCACCACGTTGAAGGCAGCCATGACGTTGGGCATTTTGCCTTCGAGGAGGGAGGTGAACCCATCCATTAGGGTGTCGGCTGCCTCCTTGCCGACCTTGGCGAACGCCGCGATCTCCTTGTTGGCGTACTCGAGAATCTTGGCCTGTGCGTGTACGGCGAGTTCACCGGCGGTGATGATGCCAGCGGAGAGGGCCCCGCTGAACAGCTTTCCGGCCAGCGCCCCACTTGCCGCCGCCTTGTCGGCCATGTTGGCGTAGACCTTGTCGTACGACGGCTTCAGGCCCGGCGCCAGCTTGTCGGCTTCCTCCTTGTACGCCGCGTTATACAGCGCCGAGGCGTCCTTGCCCATGCCGCTGAACAGGGGCGCGAAGGACGAGAGGACCGGGATGTTGGAGATGATCTTGCCCAGCTCCGGCGCCAGCCCGTTCTGGAACGACTTGGCGAAGTTGGTGGCGGCGGTCGCGCCCAGGCCCGTCGTCTTACTCAGGCTGGCCGCGATGGAGGGCACCAGGCCCTGCTCAAAGGTGTTGATGAACTCCTGGTGGAACTGCTGCCCGGTCTGGTGCGCGATGGTCCTGATGGCCGGGTTATTGAGCAACGCACGGAAGGAACCGGCACCGGAGATGCGGGCGGTCAGCGCCGATTCAAACTGCCCCCCGATCTCCTGGGCCAGCGTGGGAAACGCCGACTTCACCGTTCGCATGCCGCGCTGGAACGATGCCGGGATCTGTTTCTCGAAGGTGTCGTTGATCCCGAAGGCGACCTGCTCGGAGAAGCCGCGGGCGAACTCCGTGCCGGTCTTCGCTCCATGCTGTGCCACGCCTTGCGCCGATGCACCGGCCAGCACGCGGGTCAGGCTCTCGGTGGCCGAGCGGCCCATCGCGTCCCCGGCGATGATGCCGGCCTGGCGGAAGCGCTCCTGCAGACCTTGCAGGGTGGGCAGGACTGATACCCAGAGTTCCGCGCCTACGCTGGGATCGGTCATATCGTCCGCACCCGGTTAGCGCCCACCTTCTGGCTCTGCGCGTATCGCTTGAGCTGCTTCTCGTCGAACTCGTCCCAGGTCATCACGTCGGCCTGGAAGAAGCCGCCCGGCTTGGGTGCGTGTGTCCGCTGATCCACGCCCGGTCGCGGGTAGGGCTGGGTGATCTTGGCGATTCCGGCGTCGCGTTCCTGCATGTTGGCCAGCAGGTGCGCCTCGCGGGACCAGCCGCCGTCCAGGAAGAACCGCACCGAGGTCTGCGGGTGTGCGCCCACGACGATGGACACCATTTCTCCGAACGTCAGGGTGGTGAACATATCGCTGACGCGGTAGCCGAGAGCGATGATGTCCCGGACCAGCGCGTGCCAGTACTTCCTGATGACCGACGCCAGCATCAGGATTCCCCCGGCGGTCCCACCCCCTGCGGCATGAGGACACCCATGAACCAACCGTTGAGGAAGCGCGCCAGCTCACCCTCCGGCAGCCGCACCACTCTGCGCTGGATGTCCCGGGGGATGTTGGCACGCTTCATGTACCGGAACGCCTGGTGCATCGGGTCGAGGTCGTCCAGCTCCCAGAAGAACTCCACGTCTGCGTTCAGCGTGGTGATGTGCGGCGCGACGATGGGATCCATGCTGTCGCCCACCTGCACGGTGTTCGGTCTGAAAACGTAGACGTCGATATCGCCGTAGGGATGCTGGATAGGCGCTGGCGCCTGGGCCACCGGGACCGGAGGTGCATCACCGGGCAGCGCGGGCGTGGTCGTGGGTTCAAACCGCTCGGGTGCTCGTAGCTCGGCCTCCGTAGCCGGGGCGATGGGCACGCCGGTGGCGTGCCCATTCGTCCTCGGTTTGGCGGCCTTACGCGGTGCTGTGGTCTTGCGTTTGGCCGAAACTGTCACGGTGCAAGTACTCCATCGTTGAGATATTCGTACGCATGGTTATTGAACGTGTCCGGGAACGGTTTCAACGTGAAATCGTAAGCGGCCAGCGCCTTGTGCACCCAGGTCAGCGGCCCGACGAGGGTCAGACGGCCATAGGGCACCACCAGCCTCATGCTCATCTGCATGTAGTAGGCGTCGATGACCCAGCTGCCGAAGTCGAGCAGCTGCGCGTTCAGCTTGGACGTGATGCCGGTGCCGGTGGTGCTGGTGGCCGGTGTCACCGTCACGTTGTCGGTGCCGTGTGCGGCCTTGGCCACGTCGGCGTTGACGAACTGCAGCAGCTTGAACTTGAGGGTGATGCCGTACTTGTCCTGCAGCACGGCGATCAGGTCGCCACCCCAGTCGTTGATCTCGGTGTTCGGGCGCTCCTCAGTGCGGTCCACACCGGCGTCGGAGACGCGGCCGAGGGTGATGAATCCGGGGTCCAGTGGCGTTACCGCGTCCGTGGGCAGCGCGGTGCCCAAGGGCGCGAGTAGCACGCCGCCGGTGATCTTAGGACTAGGTGCCGCGACTTCCTGAACATCGCTGATCACCGTGGGTGGCGTAACTGTGGTCATTTGTCCTCCTTGTTCGGGTAGGGATGGCCCGCGCACAGAATCCCAGCGTTACGCGAATCGCGTAGTGCGACACGCGCGCTGCGGGGGTGGAAAATCAACTCGCCACTACACTTACCGGCTAAGTGATGTTGGAGGCGCTGTGAGCAGGGGCCTTGGAAGCACTGAGCGCGCCATCCTGGCGGAGCAGTTTTTGCGCCCGCACACTTTCCTCACCACGCACCAGCTGGCCAAGCATCTCGGCGTCTCCCAGCAGCAGATTTACCGCGCCGCGCGCTCGCTGGCAGACAAGGAGCTGGTCGAACTCACGCTAGAGCCGGAGCTGCGCATCTGGCGCGTGGGCGCGACCGAGCGGCGCCGTGCGTACGCGCGTTCGATAGGTGCGGACTGGTCCGAGAAGGAGGTGCGCCGACCGGGGCACTGCGGGCCGGACTGCCAGCGCAACCACGTGGGCGCCGACAAGCAGCACTTCGCCTAGCTAAGCGCCTTGCCCATCACCCGCCACATCACCATGCCGCGGTAGCGGGTTAGGTCCACATATGGATCGCCGAGGCGGTGCGAGAGCCCGCTGGCCCGGCTGTACGTCACGTAGTACGCATCGCCGTTGCGCAGCGTGATGGTCTGGCCCTGCGCGGCGGCGCCCCAGGCGATGGCGGTGGCCAGGTTGTTCTCGGCCAGCGTCTCCTGCGGGTTGGGCGCGTAGCTGTGCAGGATCAGCGTCATGTCCCACAGGTACCAGTTGGGCCGCTGGCTGCCGCCGCCGGACTGCAGGCGCAGGAACTCGGTCACGCTCACCTGGTTGGGCGCGGGCTGCGGGTTGCGGGTGACGACCGGGATGGACATCAGCGGGCTGAAGTAGGCCGCGCCGAGGGATTCGATGGGCGGCGGCTGGGTGACGGGGAACGGGGTGGCGGCCGGTGCGGTCATATCTCCTCCTCGCCGACTTCCTCGACGACGCGCGCGATCTCGGACGCGGTGACCTCCTCGCCGGGGGCGTCCTCGTCTTCCTCGATCTTGGGGTCGGAGCCGACCATGGCAGCCGCCACCATGAGTGTCGCGTGTGCGGCGTCGTCCACCTTGGCCTTGTAGTTGGCGGGCAGCACCAGCACCTGCGGGCGGGTGAAGCCGGGTGTGTCCATGTAAATGGAGGTGTAGACCGCGCCCTCGGTAATGGCCATGCCGTTGGCGATGTCCGCCACCTTCTGCCCGCGTGCGCGCAGCGCGTCCCGCACGTACTGCTCGCGCAGCATGGCCTCGAAGACGGCCGGGTCCAGCTTGATGTAGTGACCGTTGCCCACGTCCATCGGGTGCGCGTCGACCTCGATCTCCTCGTCCGGGGCAATCGTGCCGTCGCCCCAGGACGCGGTATCGGAGATTGCCGGGGCATCGCCCCACGCCGGGCCGTCGGTCATGTCACCCGCCGCAGCTTGACGATGCCGCCGAACAGCGCGAGCAGCCACGGCCACGGGCCGGTGCGCTCGTCGCTCGGCACGCCGTCGACCCAGAACGCGATGCCGCTGTCGCTGACCCAGGTGCCGGTGTCGTCGAAGTCCGGGTAGAGGTACACCAGGTCGTCCGGGTCGTACACCGTGGGGTCGGCCACCGAGATATGGATGGTGGTCTCGGTGCGCAGCAGGTAGTCCGGGCTGATCACCTCGCGGCTGGAACCGCGCCGGCCAAACTGCGTGATGGACATGACCTTGCGCATCACCGGCGTGCCCACCACCAGCGGCGGGTTGTTGTGGTCGTCCAGCGGCCCGTTCGGGTCGATGGCACGCGGGACATGCACCACCGGCCACGGTGAGGCGATGATGCTCACTTCACACCCGGTATGCGGTACGGCGCCAGCCGGTTCTTCTGGTTGGTGGTCAGGCTGCCCACCGTCCCGGTGCCGCTCTCGCCATTGGCGCCGCCCGCGCCCAGCACCAGCCGGAAGCCGGGGGAGGCGACCTCCTTCACGTTGGTGCTGCTGGGCAGCGTGGCGCCAGCACTGCCGCCGACCGAGCCGCCGCCGCTGGCCTGCACCGTCTCGAAGGCGACCTGCTTGATGTCCTCCGGCACCGCCGGGTAGCCGTGCGTGAGGGTGACGGTGGCGATGCCGCCGTTGCTCATCGGCAGGTAGTACGGGCCCGGCTCGTAGTAGTAACCGGCGTACCAGGCCGAGCCGAAGAAGGCTTGGCCGATGGGCTGGATGAAGCCCTGCTGGAACCAGACGTAGGACGACGGGTCCAGCAGCTGTGGGTCCTGCTGCGGGTTGGCCTGCACGTACACCGCGGCGACATCGGTGACGTAGAGCGAGGGCAGCATGATGACGCCCTGCTGGCCGATAGGAACCTTCTGCAGCGTCTCCGTCACGCTGGGCGCGATGTGCCAGCCGCAGTAGGTCCGTATCGTTGCGCCCGCGCTGCGCATCAGGTAGTCCGGATCGCCGCTGATGAAGGCGGTCCAGTCGGGGTCCTGCACGCTCAGTAGGTCCTGCACGGGCTACCTCTTTCGACGGCAGGATCTATTGTGCGTCGTCCTGCTCCAACAAGTCGATCAAATCGGCCTTACGGGCAGCCGATGCATAGTCGATGCCGCGTGTGTCGAGCTCGGCTTTGAGTTCGGCCACGGTCATGGACTCGTACGCGGCGTCCTCGGCACCCTCCACACCCACATCCCCGTTGGGTTCATCCACATCCCCGTTGGGTTCGTCGGTGTCGTCGGGTGCGTCGGGCTCAACCTCCTCGTCGGGTTGCGCGCCCTCATCCGCAGGCGGCGCTACTGGCGGCTCCGGTGCCTCATCCTGCCAGTAGCGCCCCACCGCCGCCGCTGCCTCCTCGGGAGTCAGCGACGCGGGGGGAAACGCCTCTCGAACTTCGGCCATTAGAACGTCGGTGCGGTCAGGCCGGTGATCTCGACGACCGACTGCGGGTACCGCGCAGCCGAGAAGGCGAGGTAGTTGTAGATCTGCAGGAGGACCGTCAGGTTGGCGGCCTTGGTCTCCGGCAGCACGCGGGCACGCACGCCCGACTCCCACAACACGATGTCCGATGCACGCAGCACGTAGATCGGGTCTTCGTTGGTGCCGGTGCCCAGGTTCGTCTCCAAGTTTGGATCGGTGACGACTGGCAACCCGTGCATCTGGCCGACCACTTGCTGGCTGGCCACGTCGGTGAGGATACCGGCGGCGTTGAACGGGTTGTTGGCGGCGGGCAGGAACAGCGGGCGCTGTTGCCCGTCCAGCAGCGAGAGGAACCAGCCCCACCGGCGCGGGTGCATCACGATCACCTCGGGCGGCAGGAAGCGGGTGGTGTGCACGGTTTGGATCGCGTTGGCAATCGCCGAGTACACGCCCGCCGTGGTCACGGCGCTGGCCGGTACCGAACCGATGTTCGGGGTCAACCGCACGCCGAGCACCTGGCCGTTGGCGCCGGTACCGGAGAGGCACTGGCGGTCGGTCTGGCTGGCGTGGTCTGCCACCAGGTCACGGAACACCACGTCATCGAACGCGATCGGGCTCTGGTCGATGAGCTGGATGGCCACACCCTGCTGGCCGCTGATCGTCCGCACGGGTGCGTTGATGAAGGTGTCCGTCAGGTCCACGTCGGCAACAGGCGCGTTGTCGGCGGTCTGGATGGCCGTGCTGGTACCGGTCAGCAACTTCGGGATGTTGATGCTGTCGGTTCCACCGGGCAACGGCTGGCGCTGCACCAGGTTGGCGAATGCCCGGCCCGGACGTGCCAGCTCAATGTACTGGTTCATCAGCCACGCGGGCGGGACGGCGTAGCCACCGCTGCCGTCCACCCGGGACAGGTCGCGGAACTCCTTGTAGTCCGGGCTGGTGCGCACGTCCTGGGCGTGCCGCATCAGGCGTTCCCGGGACTCGCCGGTGTCGTCGATGTTCAGCGTCAGCTTGATGAGGTCCTGCATGTAGGACCGGCGCGGGTCGCCCTTCTGGTAGATCTCCTGCTCCTTGACCCGAGTAACCGTGTTCTCGGCCTCGCGGATCGCGACCAGGTTGCGGGTGATGCTGCCGGTGCGCTCGACCTCGGCGCGCGTCTCCTCGATGCGCTCGTCCAGGCCGGTGATGTCGTCGCCGAGCTCCTTCATCTGCTTGGTGTAGTTGCGCAGCTCGATGTCCTCCTGGACGTTCAGGGTGGGACGCCCGGCGCTGCGTGCCTCAAGCAGCACCGCCTCGGCCTTCTCCTGAATGCCCTCGCGCTGGCGCGCAAGCTGGCCACGGCGCTGCAGCATCCGCTTCAGGTAAGCCTCCAGGCCACCGGCGGGGTTGAGTGGATCGCGGTCCTCGGGTACGTCGAGGCGGTCCTCGATAATGGTCATTTGGGATTCCTTCGATGAGAAAAGGTGGCACGGCCCCATGACCGCAAGACGGCGGCCTTGACCGATGTGAACGAGACGCCCGCGGGACCGTGCCGGTTGGTGGGGGCCGTGCCAGCCTCGCCCACCACGTCTGGAAGGAAATCTTGCGCGCGCTATGCCCCGGCAATCAAGCCGACACGCCAGCGCGCCGCGCCTCAACCTTGCGCCGGATCAGGTCGCGCATCACCCACGCCCTGCCATCCGCGTGCCGGTACGGCTCATACAGCGGCTTGTTGCGTTCGCCGTCGCGGTCCCAGCCGGGGCTGTCGGCCACCGCGTCGATGTACTTCTCGGCCTGGGTGTTGTGCTCGAAGGCGTAGACGCAGCCCTTGAGCCGCCGCGCCTTGGAGAGGGTGCGCACCACCGTGGTGAAGGCCACGTCCTCCCAGCCCCAGCCGATGAACTCGGAGGGCTGGCCGCCCAGCCGCCACCACTCCTTGGTGCTGGCGACGATGCAGCCGCCCACGCCCGCCACGCCGTCGCCGTCCCAGGTGTTGACGTAGGGCACGCTGGCCAGCTCTGCCAGCGGGTAGTCCAGGTACTGCGGCAGCAGGATGCGGTATTTGGTGAACGGCCACCAGACCCCCACCGGGTCGGCCACCGCGCGCAGGATGTTCAGCGGGTCGCACAGCGTGTCGGCGTCGGACACCACCACCACGTCCGTCTTGGCTTTGCTGACGGCGTTGTTGCGCGCCTGTGCCAGCGAGAAGATCTCGGTGTCGCTGTCGGCGGTCACCACCGGCCAGCCGAACATCTTCCAGAACCGCTGCACCCGGTCGAACGCCGCCAGCCGAGAGGGGGTGGGGCGCCACGGGATGCAGACGGTGGCCCGCAGTTGCTTGCCCAGCTCCGGCAGTACCATCGCCGGTTGCGCCAGGTCCAGCGTGCCGGTGGGGATGGGCCAGCCGCGCTTGCCGGTGGCGAAGACCAGCAGGTTCTGCCGGTACCACCACTCCACCCGCTGGTCCCACCACAGGTGCTCCCGCAGCATGTCGAACGGGTGGTAGCCGTGCTGGGCGAACAGCTTGGCCCAATAGGACGGCCACTGCTCGTTGACGTGGCCGCAGCCGCCTTGACCGGGCACCGCTGCGGAGAACACCACCACGTCGGCGTGCTTGCACAGGCTGGCCACCAGCGTCTTGGCGTGCCGCGCCCGCAGGTGCTCGCCCACTTCCAGGCACAGCGCCATGTCGAACCGGCGTCCCAGGTCCAGCGGCTTGGTCAGGTCGCGCGGCAGAAACCGGTCTGCCGGGATGCGCAGCTGGCGGCGCGGCACGTAGTCGCCGTCCACCCCGACCGACTGCGGCCACTGCGCCGCCCAGGTGCCGACGCCGCAGCCCACGTCGAGGACGGTGATGGGGTGCAGCAGCCGGTTGAGCAGGGGCGCCACCACGGCAGCGGACGCCGCCGAGCCACCGGCCTGCCAGCCGTACCAGTCGGCGTCGTAGGTCACTGCACGGGCATGTCGTAGCAGACGGCGATGTTGCGGTACCGGGTGCCACCGGAGGAGGTCTCATTGGCCATGTTCAGGCAGATCTTCTCGGCGTCCTTCTGTGACATGGGGGCGGTCACCCGCTGCATCCACACGGTGCCGGTCCACTCGTCGCAGCGGACCTGGTATTGCCTCACGCCAGTTGCCGCAAGTACCCTGCCGCCTGGTCGAGCGTGGGCAGATCAGGCAGTTCGCCTTCCTTGCGCAGCTCGCGCAGCCGGTCGTCCACATTCAGGGTGATCTGCTCGTCGCCCATGCCGTCCACGTCGTCCTCGTCGTCGTGCACGTCATCCACCTGCTGCGGCGGGTTGGCCATGGCGCGCTGGTCGTCCTCGTCGTCGTCCGGCTCGTCGTCGTCCGGCTCCTCGCCCTTGGCGCGCAGGTGCGAGCCGTTCTGGAAGTTCGGCACGAAGGTGCCGGCGCCGGTATCTCCCGGTCCCGGCACCGGCACGTCTCCGGCGTGCGGGCTGGCCGCCACATGCAAGGTGTCCAGTGCGGGCATGTTGGCCGGGTTGACCTCGGTCTGTCCCGGCTGCGGTGCGTCGGTGGTGTACGGGGCGTAGTGCGGATCCGGGTTGTCGCCCAGCGGCTGCCAGTCGTATCCGGGTCCGGCCCAGCCGCGCCCGCTGCCCTGGATCGGGGCACCGGGTGTGGGTGAGCTGACGAACTGGCCCGACTGCCGGAAGGAGGGCAGCGGCACCCGGCTGCCGTCGCTCATCACCGCGACCAGGGTGGTGCCCCCGGTCATGCTGCGCACCGCCTCGACGGCGCACACGTCGGCGTTGTTGATGCCGGGATCGATCATGCGCGGCACCACGTCCACGTAGGCGGCGGCGACCGCCTTGTCCTCGCTCACGTCGTGCCCATGCTCCTTCATCGCCGCCTTGATCTTGCTCTTGATCGACGCCAGCTGCTCGGCGGTGTAACCCTTCTGGTTCTTGGGCATGTTGATGTAGCTCCACGCGGCCTGCACATGGGCCTCGTCGATGGGGTAGCGCTTCACCCCGTTGCCGTCGTGCGCCTGCTTGCCGTCCGGGCCCAGGTAGCCCGGGTCCGCGTACTTCACGTTGCCGTACTTGCCGGTGGCCCGGTCGTTGGCGCACGTCACGCACTGCCCCTCGTACAGCAGGTGGCTGCCGTCGAAGTTGACCATGGTGCCGCGCTTGCCGTCGTCGTCCTCGTTGTCGTCGTCGGCTTTGCCGCCGCCCTTCTTGAACGGTGCGGCCTTCTTACCGGCGAAGGCCTTCTCCTCCTCGTCGTCCGGCTCGTCCTCGTCGGCGCCGGTAGCGCGCCAGGCCCGCTGCAGCGTCTGCAGGGCGTCGAGCAGTTGGGTGCGGTCCATCTTGCGCACCTCCAACAGGCCCTCGTTGGACAGGCTGGCCAGCGCGCCCACCGCGTCGGTGGACATGATGGCGTGCGTGTTCGGGTTCATCCCGTAGTTGACCACCGAGACATCGCCCTTCTGCAGGCTCAGCTCGGTGATCATCCGGTGGCTGAAGCTGTCGTTCCACTGCTGGTCCTTGACCCGGAAGGAGAAGGACATCTCGTCCAGCAGCGGCTTGCGGGCCTCAGTGCTCTGCATCTTGGGCGCAATGCGCTGCACGTCCGGGTCGTTCGGGTCCAGCAGTGCCCGCATCTTCAGCCCGCGGCTGTCGGTGCTGAGGAACAGGTTGCCGCTCTTGGTCCGGGCCAGCGGCAGCCCCTCGTGGTTGACCAGCAGCATCAGGTCCGGGCTCTCGGCCAGCGTGCGGTCCATGGCACGCTTGTCCAGCTGCTCCACCCAGCCGCCGCGCTCCGGGCCGCCGTAGCAGTCGTACGGCTCCCAGGTGGCGGCGTACCCCTCCATCACCAGTTGGCCGCTGGCCGCGTCCTTGCGCAGTTCCAGCGGTTGGGCCAGCGCACGGCGCTCCGGAACGTCGATCAGCTTCAGGCGATTGCGGTGGTCCATGGTGTCCTCTTTCATCGTCGGGCGTAGCCGTTTCCGTTCGGCGGGTATGGGTAGTATCCGGCGGCGACCTGGGTGTCCTGCTCACCACCGGCAATGGGCTCGCTATCCGGCCGCTCCGCTGGCGGCTTGGTGGGCAGCGGCGCACCGGGCGCGGCGGGCATGAAGCCGAGCGGCGCGTAGTTGACCGGCTGCAGGTAGATGTCGCCGGTCTTGCCGATGGGCTCCAACTGCTCGCGGTTGCGCACCTCGTTCACGTTCAGCCAGCCGCTGTGGATGGCCTGGTCGTAGGCGGCGTAGCGGGTCTTGATGTCCCCGCGCAGCAGGTTGTTGTAGTCGAACCGGACGTACTGGCCGCTGGGCAGCAGGGAGGAGAACACGGATTCGATGGGCGACGTCCAGCCCCGGAAGGTGTAGGTGATGGCGCCTATCGTCTGCTGCTCGATGCCGGTGCCCCAGCTGGTGGACTTCTCCACGTCGCCGATCATGTGCGGCGGTATCCCGTACATCATCGCGATGTCGCCGCGCTGGAACCGGCGGGTTTCCAGGAACTGGCTCTCATCCGGCGAGATGGTCAGGTTCTGCCACTTGAAGCCGCCGGTGAGGATGGCCGGCAGTCGCCGCCCGCCGTGGGTGGCGATCCACGCCTGCTGCTGGCGCGTCACCGCCGCGTCGTCCAGGTCCTGATCGGTCATCAGCATCCCGCTGGGGTTCGCGCTCTCGCGGAAGTAGCGATAGCCGTACTCCTCGGCAGCCAGCCCCATGCCAATGGCGACCGCCGCCTGGCGCACCGGGCTCAGCCCCCACGGCTCGCCCGGCATGGTGAAGCGGCGGATGTGCACCATGTCCTCTTCCGGCACCCGCTGGCCCATCACCCGGTAGATCGGGTCGAACCACATCAGGATGTCCGGCCTGCGTTCCAGGAACACCGAGTCCGGGTGCAGCGGCAGCAGCGCGGTGGGCCGCATCAGCTTGTCCCAGCTGGTCACCATGCCGTAGAAGTTGCCGCGCAGCGCCAGCGACGCCACCATCTGCCACTTGTACTCGAACAGGTCGAAGCCTGGGAAGGGCTGGCGCAGAATGGCCGGTTGCGGGTTGACCTCGACCGGCACCCCGTTGCCGTCCCGCCGGTACGCCTTCCACGGCAGGCTGGCGATGGTGTCGGCCAACAGCCGCACGCAGGCCATGACGGTGAGGTTGGACATGGCGCGATGCACGCCCACGTAGTCGTCCAGCACGCCCACGGCTGGCGGCGGCACGAAGTTGGACGACGTCAGGGTGCGCTGCTCCGCAACCCCTGCCGATGGCCGTTGCACCAGGCGGCCCAGGATGCTCATACCGTTACAACGGTCCAGTCCTGGACGTGGCCCCGGTCGCACTGCCAGTTGTCATCGTCCACCCGCGTGTACTCAATCGGTCCGGTGCGGCCCTCGGCCTCGCATTGGGTGCACTTCATCGCTAACCCTTCGTCTACTGCGGCGGATTGTCCCACTACTCTGCGTGATTGAGGCCTGTCGCCACGCCCAGAACGACGAGAGCAACGCCTCCCACGACCAGCGCCAGCCATAGGGCGATCAGACCGCATCCGACCGTAATTGCGACGATTCCGGTCAATTGCAGCGCATTTGCGACAAAATCCCGCCAATTTACCTCGGCTTTTTTCGACTCTGCCGGGACATTGGAAAGTACCGCTTGTGGTGGGGTGGGCGCGTTTTTGGTCCGTTTACCCCTCGGGCGCCCTCGGCGGCGTACTACCGTGTCCAGCTCTGTTGGTGGCCGGATCGGCGGCAGGTTCGGATCGTACAAACGTTCGCTACCCAGCCGCTCCCCAATGGGCACGTCGGCCTTCATGTCCTCCGGCTTCACGGCCTCCGGCTGCCAGATCACTTTCCCCATTTCTCCTCTGCCTCTCTCTCCCATTGCGCCAATGTCTCCTCGTCCGGCCACGCATGTATCTCCGGGTGGATGGGCTCGACGAAATTCTCCGACAGCCATACCGCTGCCGCGCACGCGACCAGTGGCGCGGCGTCCACCGGGCTGTTGCGGCGGTCGAAGATCCAGGCGTCGTTGACCCGGCGGGAGAGGGTCGACGCCGCCGCCCGGTCCAGGACGAGGCTGGGCCTATGGAAAACCTCGCCCTGGACGATCTTGTCGTAAAACAGGCCGCAGCCGCCGGTCAACTCGGTGCCGGGGCCCCACTCGACCACCGGCACCCCGGCATCCTGTAGCTCGGTGATCATCCCGCTGGCCGGTGCGCCGGTCTTCTGCACGGCCACACCCTTCCACTTCGTCTTCCGCTCGGCCAGGTACGGCACCACCCAGTCCGTGCCGCGTGCCGCCTGCGCGATCTCGATGTGCAGGTAGCCGTCCGGGCGCTTGGCGGCCACGGCGATGTAGGAGTGGGTGCGGTCGTAGTTCACGTCGAGTGCGGCATACACGGGTGCTCCCTCCGCACGGCGGCTGGCACCGTCCATGCCGTTCTGCCAGTACTCGGCCGGGATGATGCCCGGCTCCATGGCATCCACCCACTGGCACAGGTACTCGGTCTGGAAGCCCGGCATGTTCTTGTACTGCATCGCCTCGAAGTAGCCCTTCACCGTTTCGATGGTGAAGTCGGCCAGCCGGCCCATCGCGGGCAGGCTCAGGTACCAGTACCGGGGATCGCGCGGGTCCACGTCCATCGGGACGCTCCACTCCCACATGCCCACCTTGGCGTCCTCGGTGGTGTCGGTGGTGATCCGGCGCAGCGCGCCTTCCCGCAGCGAGCGCAGCACCTCGCTGCGTGCGTCCCCCGCGTTGCTGGTGCAGATGACCTGGCCGTACATCGCCACCGTGGTGGTGGGCGCGATGGCGTTGTAGGCGTCCCAGGTGGTGTGCTCTCTTACCTCGTCCAGCATGGCCAGGTGCACGGTGAGGGAGCGCGCGCCCTTGCGGCTGGCGGTGGCCGCGCGCCAGAGGCGGCGGTTGGTCAGCACAGCGCGGTGCCGCCCGTTGGTGACGCGGTGGTTGATCAGCTCCCGGCACAGCACCGGGTGCTCGCGGATTTCGTCGACGACCTCGCTCAGCATGCCCTCGGCGTAGTCCAGGTTCTGTGCCGCGATGACGGCGACGCGCGCCGCCGGGCACGTCTTGCTGGCGTGGCCGTACTCGTTCATGAACAGCCGCCACAGTCCGATGCCCTTGATCCACCGCGTCTTGCCCTGCTGCCGCCCGACCATGACCACCAGGGTTTGGAACCGGAAGCCGGTGTGGTCCAGCCGTTTCTCGAGTGCGTGCCAATACAGCCAGATCTGCCAGGGCAGCAGCGTCCAGCCCCATATCCGTTCCAGGAAGAAGATGCAGCTGGCACCCCAGCTGGTGACGTTGTTGAGGCCGCAGCCGCACGGGCAGAACTCCTCGGAACCTGCGAACGACTGGCAGTTGGCGGGCAGCGGTTTCGTCATCAGCCGCGGCAGCGTGCTGCCGAGGGTCCGTACGTCTTCTGTTGCCAGGGTGGTCATTTAACTACATGGCGTCGGGCGGCTTGCGGTGTCGCTCCCGGTACTTCTGCAGCTCCACCACGTCGTCGGCCAGGTCGTTGTCGCCAATGGGCGCCAGCGGCATCCCCATCCGGTCGTCGGTGATCTGGTAGAGCTTGGCCTGCTGGTCCAGTAACCGCCGCGCCACCTCGATGGCCTTGGGGTCCTTGTCCCCGAAGGCGCGTGGCCAGATGGCCTTGATGAGCATTTCCAGCCGCTCGCTGTAGACGATGAGCGCCTTCTCGCTGATCAGCCCGAACCGCTCGGCCGCGATCTCCAACTGCTTGACGATGATGCGGTGCACCTGGCTGCCGTGCAGGTTGATCCGGGGCTGCTTGCCGATCTCCCGCTCAGTCCAGCCGGTCAGGAACAGGTGCAGGATCAGCGCGTCCCGCTGCTCCTTCTGCTCGCGCGGCAGCTGTGGCCTACCCGCCATCAACCCATCTCACTTCCGTGCTGCCCCCGTGGCCGTGGATGCTGACCAGGTCCTCGATGCTGGCGTACAGCGCGGTGGACGAGATGTCGGTGAGCCACCGCAGCGCCGCGCTGCCGTCCGAGAACACCACGCCCTCGGCCACGATCCCGGTGCCGCTGGTGCCGCTCACGTCCGTGTGCCGGTACAGCACGAAACGCTGCATGGGCCTATTCTTGCTGGTCGTCACCGTTCCGTCTTCATGCAGCACGCGCACGCTGGCGCCGTACCCGACTTGTGTGACTTCTGGTCTTCCTAGCGCCATTAACTGCTCCGCTCCTGATAGGACGGTACGTGGCCGCAGTGTACGCAGCCAGCTTGGATTCCCGCGTACTCATGCGGGCAGCCACCCGGACCGAGTTCCACTGGTGCGCCCAGGTAGCCCGGACAGAGGCACGGGCAGGTGCGGTTGAAGGTCTTGCGCCGCTCGTCCCAGTCGTAGGCGATGCGCGTGCGGCACCTGTGTTCCGCACCCAGGATGTGCGCCTCGCGCGGGTGGCCGCATCGCCTGCACATCACCCGGATCATTGTGGGCGCGGCGGCCAGGGTTCCGGGTTTAGCCGCCGCGCGTGTCTCATACTTTCAGGTCGAACAGCCCCAGCTCGTGCTCGTTGGCCAGCACGCCGCCCGGTGGTGACTGCTCGGGTATCCGGTCGATCTGGTGCAGGTTGAAGGGCTCGGTGGTCAGGTCGTGCTGGTGCTCCATATAGCCCAGCCACGGGTAGTCCATCGGCTTGTACTCGAAGTCGTTGCTGGCGCCGGGATAGTTGGAGGCCAGCAGGTACTTGCTGCCGCTGGCCCGGAACTTGTCCAGCATGTGGTTGATGTACTCGTTGGGCAGGTGCGCCAGGAAGTCCCGGCACAGGATCAGGTCGCGGCGCGGGAACAGCCGTTGCTTGAGCAGGTTGGTGCGCACGAAGGAGACGTTTTTCCAGCTCCGGTACTTGGTCTTGTTGCGCTGGATCAGGTGCTCGTCCACGTCCATGCCGATGTAGCTGTAGACGTTGCTGATGTCCACCGTCTGCATCCACGTGAAGTCGCCGCACGGCGCGTCCAGCATCGTCTGCACCCGGTACTCCAACAGCAGGTACGGCAGCCGCTCCCGTAACCCCTTGGTGAACTCGATGCTGCTGCCGGGCCCGTTGAGGCTGCCGTTGATGAGCGCGAACTTGGGGTTGCACCGCATCTCCGAGACGATCTGGGCCCAGGCGTGCGCCTGCATGTCGGCGAACTCCATGTCAGAACGGTGGCGTGACGACCGGCGGCGCCAGCGGGTTGGGGGAGTCGACCGCCAGCACGTTGCCGGTCAGCGGATCGAAGGCCACCGGCACCTGCCCGCTCAGTGTCACCTCCGACACCGGACTGCCGGCGCCGGTCTCGATCTGCACGATGTCCGGGTCGTCCACGGCGGGCAGCGCCGCCGCCAGGTCGGCCAGGTGCTGTGGCACCGGCTCACCCAGCGCCCCGTACAGCGCCACCTGCGCCTTGATGGAGACAGAGCGCACCGCGTCCGGATCCCGGACGTACAGGGTTCCCGGTGGCGCGGCGGGCACCCGGCCAAATCTGCCGAGGTCCATGGGGTCGACTATCTCCGTCATGGCTATCTCCGTCCGTAGTCGAACTGTATCCACGACACGTCGTGGCCGTTGACGCGCATCGTCCCCTGCCCCTTGCTCGGCGGATCGCCGTACACCCCGCGTGGGTCGCCCTCCAAGAACCACTGGTCCTGCTGTTGCGCCCGCGCCAGCAGGGCAGCCTGCTCACGCTTGGCGCGAGCGAGCCGCCGCGCACGGCGCCGGAGGAGGAACACCGCCATTCCCAGCCACGCCAGGACGACCAGCATGGCCAACAGCAGCGCCAGCGCCCGGATCATGACTTCAAGTATGGATTCGGCGTCATCAGCACGTAGGCCAGCAGGCACCACGGGCACACGTTGTCCTGGTTGAGCACGCGCACATGGCGGGCCTGCCCGCAGTCCCGGCAGTTCGCCATCTCCTGCGCCTTCATGCGTGCGCCAGCGGGAAGAGGCCCAGCTCCCGCTGCTCCGTCAGCACCCCGCCGGGTCCGGGGTCCTCCTGCACCGCCTGCACCTTGCGCAGCGAGAAGGGCGGCTCCTCCAAATTCACCGGCCGCTCCATGTAGCCCGCCCAGGCGTAGGCGTTCGGGTCGTAGACGAACTGGTTGGTCGAGTCCGGGTAGGTGGTGGCCAGCAGCCACTGCGTGCCGCTGGCCATGAACTTGTCGAGCACCGCGCAGATGTAGTCGTTGGTGAGATGGCCGAGGAAATCGCGGCACAGGATCAGGTCGAACCGTGGCACCTGCTCGACGGTGAGGAGGTTGACCTGCTCGAACACCACCGCGGGCCGCTCCTCCCCCATGTAGTCGCCCATCGCCACCCGCTGCCTGCACCGCTCCACCCGGCCGGGGTCCACGTCCCAGCCGGTGTACTTGATGCCGCTCAGGTTCACCATCCGCATCCAGTTCCAGTCGCCGCACGCCGCATCCAGCATGGTGATGACGCCCAGGTAGTTGAGCAGCTGCGGCAGCTGATCCCGCAGCGTCTTGGTGCAGCCCACGCTGGCGCCCGGTCCGTCCCAGCTGCCGCCGGGCTGGGTCGGAATCAGCGGGTGCGCCTCAGCCTGCTCGGCCCACTCCCGTATCTCACTCCACGCCCTTGCCTGGTCCTCGACAAAGCTCACGTCGACTCCTGTAGGTGCACGGTGAGCCGGTGATGGCCGTCCGGGTGGTCGATGACGCTGACCTGCGCGTCACCTTCGGCCATCACCCGGTTCACCTCCTCCCACCACGCGCTCGCCTCGGCGATCTTGCACGGCAGTTCCAGCTGCAGGGTGGTGTAGTTAGTGGCCATTAACCGGGCTGCTCCTGGTAGACGGGGGTGACGATGGCGGTGCCGGGACCGGACGAGCTGATGGTGATGGGCGGCGACAGCGGTGCGCCGTACTGATAGTTGCCCCCGTCCCACACGCCGTAGTGCGTGGCCACCGTGGAGGGCGGGAGGATGAAGGTGACGTCCGAACCCAGCGACTCGGCGTTGCCCCCGATCATCGTGGGCGTGCCCCACGTCGTCGGCTGGCGGCTGTACGCGGCGTCCGCAATCTCCGCACCACCCCCCTCGCCGGGGTCCGCCGTATGCAGCGAGATGTCGGCTCCCAGGCTGGTGGCGTAGCTGGCCATTGCCACCAGGAAGCTGGGGGAGGCGGCGCGCGGGGTAGTCATTCCTCGTCTCCTTCCAACGCTTCAGCGATGGTGTCCTTGGCCGCCCTGGCGTGTTCCACCAGCTCGGGGTCTATCGGCTTGCAGATGCCGCACGTCTTGTAGTTGCTGATGGCGACCAGACCGGCCAGCTGCTTCTCGGTCAGCCCGCGCGCCAGGTACCACGGCTCGAAGTTGTTGCCGGTGCGGGTGCAGGTGGCGCGATGGATGACCGAGCCGTTGCGGGTACGCACCAGCTCCGTTTCCCCACCGGCACGCAGCAGGGCGGTGAGCCCGGACACGCCGAGGGGGGCGACACCCGAGCCGTTGCGCTCGGTGTAGCTCAGCGCCAGGGTCATCAGCCCGGTGTCGTCGATGGTGACCGGCGACATCACCGGGATGCCGAAGATTGGCATGGGTGCGCCGCCGGTGTTGTACCAGGCAATGACGTGCGTGACCACGGTGCCGGGCGGGCCCCGGAAGGTCATCAGGTCGGTGTCCGCGCTGGCCTGCGGCCCGTTCACGATCGTGGCCCGCCACAGGATCAGGCTGCGCATATAACCGCCGCCGCTCACCTCATTGGTGCCGAGTGGCCACGGGTCGTCGGTGTGCAGGCTGGCGTCGTTCATGATGGCCTTGCCGTTGTCCACCAGCTTCATCAGCAGGAAGGGGCTGGCGCTCATGCTTCGCGATGTACGTAGACGGGAGTGATGACGGCCAGCCCGGCGGGCGCCGGCCGGTCCAGTGGGCCACCGAACGAGTAGTCACCGCTCACATTCCAGCAGCCGAAGTGGGTGGCCACCATGCCGTCCGGGATGGTGAACCGGACGCCGCCGCCGGTGCACCGGCACGAGCCGTCGCCGGGGTCCACCCCCGGCAGGTCCAGCCACACCGTCTCCACCCGCCGGTAGTTGATGTCTCCCGATATCTCGTTGGCGCCGAACTCCCCCGGGTCGGCGGTATGCAGCGAGATGGTGCGGGCCATCCCACAGGTGTTCCCCGCTTGGGCTGCCAAGAAATCCCACCTCACCGGCACAGTGGTTGATGGTAGGCGGTGTGCCATTGTGACACCGTTAGGACGCGCTAGCATCGCCGCTTAATTCCGCTTCGCCCACCGTGACGCCCACGTACTGCGGCACCGTAGTCAGCGCCATCTCGCCGGTCGAGACACCGAAGTACTGCGTGACAGCCGTGCCGGTGGCCGCCGCCAGCGTCTCGGTCGTACTGGTGCCCACGGCGCGGAAGGGTACGCGGGCGAGGGCCGCCGCCAGTGTCTCGGTAATGGAGAGCCCGCTATAGCGCTGGAACCCGGTGGCGCGTGGGCGGGACGCGCCGCAGTAGACCGCCCGGTGCCCGCCGCGGGCTTCCCCGATCCCGTGGGGGGCAGCCCTGCCGACGTACAAGCCGCGTGAGAACCGGACCGCCGAAGAGGTTGCGGTGGCCGAGGGGAAGCTGGTGCCGGTGTAGGCGCCGCGCACCACCGGAGTGAACTGCGCGGTGGCGAACGGTGTGGAGTGACCGGTGTAGCGGGCGCGAGCGGTGGGCTGGCCCCAGGCGACCGGGGCGCTGATCCCGATGTAGCGGGCCACCGCCACCGCGTCCACCTGGTACGCGGTCATGATCACGATTCCATCGGCACCGCTGCCGCCTGGGTCGCCGGGATCCCCACCAGCCCCGGCACCGGCCGGTGGCAGTCCGTCGCCGCCCGGTGTGTCCTGGTTGCCGCTGCCGTTGTAGATGCGGCCACCGAAGACGAAGGCCGGAGCACCGAGCCCACGGTGCGGTCCGGCGCCGCCCGGTGGTGACTGCGCACCGGATGCGCCGTCGACCACCAGCTGCCCGCGCACGCGGGAGGGACCGCCGTTGTGCCCGGTGGCGCCGCGACGACCGCCGAGCCCGCCGTCACCCACCACGATGTGCAGCAGGGACTGCTGCCACGAGATGTCCCGCCCCCGCAGGATGGTGAGGCCGCGCCAGTTACCTGGCTCCGCGCCCCGGCCGTTCAGCCCCGTCCGGTGCGTGTCACTCCCCCCGGCCTCACCTCCCCCGGCGCCGGAGCAGGCCACGGCGTCGATGGCGGTACACCACCACGGGATCCGGTAGTCATACCGGCCCGGCTGCCGGTAAACCTCTTGCTCCTCGTCGAAGGGCGGGAAGTGCCAGCTGGCACGGGGAGCGCTGCGGCTGCCCGCGCTGCCGGTGCTGCGCGGGGTGCGCTGGATGGCGTAGACGTAGACGCAGCCCGGCGCACCGTCACCGGCCTTGGTGTACTCGTTCTCGCTCCCGGCACCGCCGCCGCCCGGCGCCCATCCCGGCTCGCTGGGTGCGCGCTGCGGTGGACCGCCCTGGTACGTGCGGTCGTGGTAGCTGAGATGGCCGGGAGACTGGCCCGGCAGCTCCGGGTGCGTGGGCGCCGGGATGGCGAGGCTGTGCAGTTGCCCGGCGTTGACCAGCGACCGCTGGCCCGTGGTGGCCGCAGTGGTGGACGAGCCGCCCCGGCCACCGCTGCCCACCACCCCGCTCACCGTGTCGGTGAAGTCGACGCCGCGTACCAGGGTGGTGACCGACCAGCGACCGGCGCGGCCACCGGCACCGGGGAACTTGGCGCTGCCCGGCTGCCCACCGTCGCCGCCGTCCAGGAGGATGACGTCCAGCTCGTCGCACCACCACGGCGGGGTGAAGCTGAAGGGCCCCGGCAGGTCGAACACGCCGAGGCGCACGTCGAACTCCAGCGCCGTGGTCACTCGAGTGTCATCTCCACGCGGCCGGTGTCCTCGTCGTAGTCCAGGGTCTTGACCACCCCGGTGTAGATCACGCCAGCGATCTCCACCCCGACCCGCACGCCCTTGCGCACGTTGTAGTCCCTGAAGTCGACGAACGGGTTGTCGCTCACCGCCGCTCCCCGAAGTTGCGGTGCGGCCGGGTTTCCGCATCCGGGCGCGGCCCGACCCCGAACATCATCGTCATGCCGTGGGCCTTGCGTTCCTCCTCACAGCGGTCACACGGGCAACTCGGGGTATAGACCCAGCTCTCTTTATGGAGATGCACATGGTCCTGCTCGCTCATACCCGCCTGTCCCTTCCCGGCCGGTTCTCGGCCATCCGGCGCAGGCTGTGCATCACGCCGTTCGCGCTCATGCCCACCTGCTTGCCGATGTCCCGGTAGGACATGCCGCGGCGGCGCAGCTCGGCGATCTTCTTGTCGCGCTCGTCCGCGCCCATCCGGTAGTACCGGCCGGCCATTATTTGTCTCGGAAGAAGACGGGCTTGTCCTCGGCCGTCATCTCGGCCACCGGACCCTGCGGGCCGAAGGTGGCCAGCTCGATGCGGCAGGCCATCTCGCTCATCATGTTGCGGAAGGTCTGGCGGTTGTCGGCGTCCACCGCCAGCTGCTCAACCACCTGCCGGTTGCCGATCTCCAACGCCACGGTCGCCTTCATCATGGGTGTCACATTAGGCGTGTCACACAGCGGTGTCACATACCGTCACACGGTGTGTCAGCGGCGTATCACCGGCACCAGCCCCAGCAGCAGAATGATGATCTGCAGCACCAGGACGATGATCAGGATGGTGTGGTCGTCCATCAGACCAGGGTGATCGCGCTGGCCGAGGTGTTCACGTTCACGTGGCTCTCAAAGCCGGGCGTCTGCACGTCCGCGTTCTTCAGCCACGCGCGCAACTGTCCCAGCGTGCACGGCGTGGTCAGCGGGCTGGCCGGGCTCGGTATGGCCTGCGGGTCGGGGTTTGTCATGCCTCACATGATGCGGGACGCTGCCGCCGATTGGCGGCAGCGCCACGCACCCTTACGTCAGCGACCGCGCCGTGACTGTGGTGTGACCTCCACGTCGCCGCCATCGCCGCCGTTCGGCAACTGCACCGGCTCGTCCGGCGGGGTCGGGGTGTCGGCGGTGGTGAAGGTGATGCTGCCGGCCACGGTGTCGCCCGCGATAACGGTGACGGCGCCGGTCAGCAGGATGTCCGTGGGGTCGCCCACGCCGTCATGCGTCTCTTGTGTCTCCACCGACACGGCGGCCACGCCGGTGCCGCCGACCACGTTGAAGGTGGCGGACAGGCCGTCGTCGGCCGGGGTAACGGTCAGGATCGACTCGTCGCTCACGGTCCAGGTGGGTGTCACGTCGGGTGGCGTTACGTTGCCCTTGGCGTCGGTGAATTGAACCGTCGCGCTTAGCGCGGTCTCTTCAGCTTTTACGGTGATCTCGCCCATTTGAGAGCCTTCCTGTGTTGTGAATGTGATGGCGCCACCGGTTATGTCGTCATCGGGCCCAGGCGGGTAAATCAATATCTCGCCCTTGTATGTGATCCTCCACGGCTTCATCTTCATCTCGGCCTCCGGCGGGCAGTTGTGGCGGCGGCACTCCCTACGATCTTCGCGGCGATCCTTGCGGCGGTCCTCGCGGCGATCCTCGCGTCGTTCGTGCCGTTGGGGTCTGCGCCACCAGCGGAGAAACACACGCCTCACCGTAAACGGGCGGGCGGTAATCTACGGCAGCGACACGCTTAACGCGAGGCTAATAACGCCGGTCGGCCGCGTTCTGCTGCTGCTCGGTGGTGGGCTCCACCCGCCTGCTGGTGGCGTCGAAGTCGCGCAGCCGGGTGTCCAGGTCCACCAGCATGTCCCGGCCCTCCTCGATCAGCGCCGCCATCTTGTCGATGTAGGACTTCAGCTGGCCCCGCGCCGCGTTCACCAGCCCGGCCTCGTCGCCCTGCAACTGCTCCGGCTCTTGCCGCTTGTTTCGGTGTTTCATGCTGCGTGGGGTAGCCGTTCCAGGGTTTGCTCAACCGAGTAGCGCAAGCTGGTCGCCAGTGCCGGTATGGCTCTTGGTGCTGTTGCAGATGAAATGCGCGCACTGCGTGTTCAGGTACGTGTAGCCGCCTCCAAGGGCCATCGGGACCTTGCAGTCGATGCTGGCGCTTCTCGGGTGTGGGTGCTTCAGGCGCCTATTCACCTTCTTGCCGCAGATGCCACAGCGCCAGCCATCTCGCGCGAACACCTTCATGACGTTCACCGGCTCGTACTCGACGCCGTAGCGTCTGGCCCTATGGCGGTGGCTGTCGGCGGTGCGGTTTTTCTTGCGCACCACCCTCGCGGCAGCCTTGCGGCACGCTTCACAGTGCCGGGCCCATCGCTTCGTACCCAGCGGGGCCCCACACTTCTTGCAGTGGGTGTTCACTTGGGACCATTGCGAGGCGATCTGCCGCCGTCGATTCCATACATGGCCACACCTACGGGAGCAGTATGTTCTCCCTGGTCGGCATATCCATCGCTCGCATTCACGGCATGGGTGCCAGTCCAGCGCCGTCGTCGTGCGCTTGCGCCGCGCCCAGCTATGGCAGTCCTGGGAGCAAAACCGGTTCGCGCGGCTGTTCTGCCACCAAAACTCGGTGCCGCAGTATTCACAGGTGAGCTTGGGGGTGGCGTAGTACTCACGCGCGGCGCGTCTCCGGTCCGCGCGCTGGCAGTTGTCCGAGCAGTATTTCTGGCTTCTCGACCGGCGCTCGAATGGCTGGCCGCAGCGCGGGCATTCGCTCTGGCGTGCCAGTCGTCGGCAGTTCAGGCAGACGTGCGGCTTTTCCGGGTGTTTTTTGTTGCTTCGCCAGCACACCTCGTTGCACTGGCTGCATCGCGTGGCCTGGCTATGGTCAGTGGCCTTTTTTCGGTCCCGGCGCCGGTCTATCTCGCGGCGGCGCTCTCGGTTCACGGCGTTGTATGCGCGTGTTGTGTTGGTATCCAACCGCTCGGCTATTTCGACGTAGCTCAGGCCTTCGGCGCGCAGTTGCTGTGCTAATTCATCAAAGGATGATATGCAGCGCGCTGCGTGAACTGCTGCGTCTGGCGGCACGCCGGCAATTTTACCAAAACACCTCCTGACCTGCGGTGATGCTTCAGCACGGCGTGGCGCGTCACGGGGGGAAGGGGTGTCACATCCGGGTACCTGCTGTGTCCCGGGGGTAGCGGACAAGGCTTCCACCGGAGCGCGCCTTCAGGAGCGCCCAAGTTTTGGACCCCCTACCACCTGGGGCAACACGCGGGAAGCAACGCCAAACCCGTTGTGCCGCAAGGCATTTGGGCAAACCCGTTGC